CACCCAGGTGACCTGGGTGAAGGCTGTGGCTACTGCTCGTATAGACTGGCATTATAGCAGTGGAGTGGCACAGGTCTTGTACCTGGGGGATGAGAGTGACAAGACGCGGATTATACTCGCAATGAGGAAACTAGCATCTACCCTTCAGGGAACGATCTTACAGATGTTTACCCATACTGAGCCTTCTGGGCTCTATCGTGCGGAAGTGACAGAAGTTCCGGCGGGGACGATTGCCACTTACTATGATGGTGGGGATACCTCAGCATATATTGTGGAGAAGCCTGTAAAGCCGTCTTGGCGTAAGATCGCTTCCCAGGGGACTAGAACAGGAAGGAAGAAATGGTATGGAGCAGGAACGCTTTTTCCTCGCCCTTGATTGTGGTGTCATCTCGGATGAAGAAGTCCGAACGTATGAGACTGCCCCTGCTTATAGGCGTGCAAAAGCTGTCTGGCAACTGATGTATGATCAGGTGACTGGCAAGGGTGGATACCTCTCTACTCGTACGACGATGGTGCATGGGCGCTGTTATTGCATAGCCTTCGGACATGACGTTCCTCGTGCTATTCAAATGCAGGTATTTCATCTCATGGATCGGTATCGACAACAGCATCCTGGTCTTTCCTTTGCTCAGTTTCCAGAGCACACCATCGCGCTGAGTTTCCGAGATCGTGAACAAGTCCGCAAGGGTCGGAGTCCTGTTGCGCTTTCCGTTTCTGAAACCGATGCTGGTGCATTGTATGAGCACCATGAGGCGCGAGTCATTGAGCAGGAAGCAGAGGCACCTGTTCCTATTGATCCACCATTTGAGAGTATCTCCCTTCTTCAGGCAGTCTGGTACCTCTGTCTTGACTTTGGAAAACATGATACTGAGTCAGACCGATGCTATCAGGAGACTCGTGCACAACTTTCACGGGAACGCCTGGGGATTGGTGCACAGCAATGGCTGCTCGAAGGCCACCGCTATCTTCTCATTATCGGTGAAGAGGTCAGGCAATCCGTCAAGGATACTGTGACACTCCGGTTCCTTGGTTATCACTCTCGGTATGGTGCGGACTTTGTGAGATTACCGGAGCCACTTCTTCTTCGTCTCTGGATACAACAGGAACCTCTGGTGGCAAAGACAGCACATGGAACCTCATTTGCGGAAACGAGTGCCCCCGATTTCCTTGAGATGGATGAGGCGATGCTTGCTATTGAGCCTATTTCTCCGCCTTCTCCTCCCGCATCTCCTGATTTCAAAGCCAAGAAGACCCGTCCCTTCTTGGAACGCTACTATACTGTGCGCCGCCTCTACAGTGAACGCAAGGCGGGAGAAATGGAGCGAAGTGGAGCAACCCGTGAAGAGAAACGCGCCACTATTGCGGTCGAGCAGGCGCTTATCCTGGCCGCCAGCACTGCCAAAAAGTACCGCTTTGCCAATTCCGCCCTGGCTATGATTACGACACTCATGGAGCAGGAAACAGGGACGACGATCAGGACGCTCCCTGAGATGGGTATCTTTCTTGAGTTTGCTGCCCCGCTCGACCTGGGGGTCTATTCCCCCATCGGTGGCCTCTTCTTTGTCTCGCCCGTCACTGCATTCCGGCAGTTCACCGATAACCTCCGATCAGTTTTTGCTCTGGCTCAAGCATATCAGGAAGCCGCGCAGGGCATTTGGATACTGAACGTTTTGGAAGAGGACGGTGACATTCTTCTCTCTCTCATTTATGATAGCGAACGGCGGGCCTGGAAACTGCCGGAAATTCGCACGTGCCCTGACAATGCATGTAAGCAAATCATGACAGTAGAGGAGCAGGTCAAGAACGGGGCATTCACGATCTGGCAGATGTGTCCCAAGTGCGAGAAGATTGCTCGCTACTTTGCACGGTGGCTTCCGATTGCACTGCTTGCCATTGAGGGCGAGTTTGCTGAAGAAGCAGAACCTGTTGAGCGGGAAGTCACTGAGACCATCACGCGCAAGGAGAAGCGTAAGGACAGTGGCAAGTATGACGAACGCAAGGAAGAGGTATGGTTCAAGATCGTCACGTTCGATGCCTCAGTGAAACGCAAAGAAAGAGAGAGAGAGACCGGGGCAGAGCGGAGCGAGGTATCAGGTACGTCCTGGCTTGATCTTGCAATTGCTCAGAATACCGTGGTGTATGTCCGCAGGCACTTTGGGAAGAGTACCAGAAACCTTGACCCGGCTCGTAATTCCCGTTGGAAGTATGCTCGCGAAGTCAAGGTGCGCGATTATGACAAACGTGTGCCTATGACGGTGGCTCACTTACAGAAGGTCATCACCAAAGTAGTGGCGAGCAAGTATGAGCAACCTGTAGAGGTGTGAGAGAGAAAAAGATCATGGAACTACACGTCGGTATGTACATCGAGCGCACGCAGGCCTGTCATCCTGATACTGGTGATGGGCACATGAATAGTCTGTGCGGAGCTACGTTTCAGATTACAGAGATGGCAGAGGGCTTTCTCATGACGACCTGTTGTGCAAGTAACGAGTAAGGGTATCCCCCAGTAGGCTCGGTCTGGGGGCACCCTACCAGGTACTTTCTGGATGATACGTACTATAGAATACTGTCGCATGGCCTGTAGCACCAATCTAAACAGAAGTGCAGATATCAAAAGACAAGAAGGATGAGGGAATGTATCTAGATTTGGAAGGTATCATGAGAAAAGTGCCACCCCCGCCTGATTTGCCAGTTTCCCAGACGGAGAATCCGTACTGGGATATTGTGCGTACCATCCCTGGCAATGGCATTGACTGGAAATATGACCGTATATGGGCACCTGATTGGACTGCTACGTACTTCGATGATGATGGAAGACTCTTGCCGCCGAAGCAGCACATTGACCGCAATGAACTGAATGGAGAGTATACCTGGGCAATCCCCGATCCTATCTCACTTGAGTTTGTGGCAAAGTGGCTTGCACCCAAAGCGGTAGAAATGGGAGCAGGGACAGGGTATTGGTGTTGGCAACTAACCCAACTAGGGGTTGATATGCTCGCATTTGATAAGAAGCCACCAAATAAGACTATCAATCACTGGCATAGCCCGCGTACCCCCGAAGGGGATGCCTTCTCAGGTGAGATGCGACAAACGTACCATGAAGTCCGGCAAGGCACGCCCTTACAACTTCGCCGAATGCTTGATCGCACCTTGTTTCTCAGTTGGCCGCCAATGGACACGATGGCCGCCCTTTGCCTGAAGCACTACCAGGGCAAGCGAGTGGTGTATATCGGTGAGGGTGACGGCGGCTGTACTGCCACTTCTGCCTTTTTCGAGCAACTAGAAGCAGAGTGGAAAGAGGTAGCAGAGCATAGGATTGTGCAATGGTGGAGTATCCATGACTACATCACCGTCTATGAGAGAGAGAAAGATGTATGATACCGCCTGAAGAAATGACCCTTGAATTAGCAATAGCGGAACTTCGTTCTATGGCCGAATCACTGGAAATCGATGTACCAAGTGATGCGGGATATGTGGAACAATTGCAGGTGATTATTGACTTCCTGGTTCTTTTCGGTGACGCGCTTAAAGAGGGTATGAACGGGCTAATTGAGTCATTATCACCAAAGACCAATTGATTACCATCAACCCCGATTTTTAGTACACGAAGGAAGGAGCAGAGAGAGGTATGCCAAGAACCTGGACAGAAGTTGTTACCTTACAAGAAACGAGCTGCTGTGTATGTGGCATCACATTTGCCGTTCCCAAAGATTGGCTAGAAGCCAGGCACCGGAGCGGCAAAGAGTTCCGGTGTCCAAATGGAGATGTGTTGTTGTACCATGAAACAACCGAAATGCAACTCCGCAAGGAACTGACAGCCGAGCAGAAACGCATCCAGGCGCTTGAGTTGCAACTGACAAGCGCACAAGATCAGTTAGAGGCGTCCAAGCGTGAGATGAAGCGACACCAGAAACGCATTGCCAATGGTGTGTGCCCCTGCTGCCATCGCTCATTTGTGCAATTGCAACGGCATATGAAGACGCAACACCCTGAGTATGTCAAAGGCAAGTAGCCCTTCAAATGGCCTGTAGAGCCAGTCTTGATGTAATGTGCATTGCCAATAATACGGAAAGGAAAATTGAGATGTCACCCTTTATACTATTGTGTATCAATCTTACAGCCTGCTTGATAAGTATGTTTATGACAGGTTGGTCGCTGGGAAGAATATCACGCATCGGGAAGCGGTTCTATATCGCTGTTCTTGGAAATGCAGGGGCTTTTCTTTTGAACTTTGTGCTCGTGTTGGTACATTTACAAACGTTAGGGGTATTCCATTGAAGCGGCCTGTGAAGCCAGAGTAGCTATAATGCGCGTTCCCAAGAGTTAAGGAAAGAGAGGGAGAGAGATGATGCGAGACCGTCAACTCATGCCAGTTGCCAAGGCTGTTGAGCGAGTAGAACGGGCTACTGATGAACTTGAGGAATTGCTCAATCGCCACGATGGAACCCCTGGAAAGAAAGACAAGCAGCGGCGGGCGGAACTTGCTTCCACACTCATGTCCTTGTTGGCAGAGTGGTATGAGATTGTGCCACCGTACTTAGATCAGCCTGTAGAGCCTGAGTAGACATAACGGGCCTTCCCAAGAGTTACCTAAATCAGCCTGTAAAGCGGAACAGGAAATGTCTCTCTCTCGCCTTCAAGAAGGAGTATCTATGGCAACTATCAAATATCTTGACCCCGAATGGTGGGTAGCAAATACGATCAATGTGACCACGTTTCGCTATAAGGGTAAAACCTATACCATCTCTACCGTGAGACTTTCAGCAGTAGCCGATCCGGTGATGCGCCGCTATTCGCGATTCCTGACCGAACTTGGTGACACGATGACGGGCAATACTGCCTTGACCGATAAGGACTATGAGACCATGCTTTTCATTGATGGGGAAAGTACTGGTGATGCGGTCTATCCCTTTGGTGATCTCCCAGGAAACAAGAAACAAGGAACCTACGTGCGCTATGATACAGAGGATCAGGCACGTGATGGACATCAGGAGTTTGTAAGTCAGGTCAAGCACATACTCACAGGAGAGTGAGAGAGACTCCCCACCCCGCCTATAGAGCCGAAGTAGGTATATGGGCACTTGCCAGCCATCACTTTGCTATTGTACAGAAAGACACAGACATGAGAATAATCAAGTTTCGAGCTTGGAGTATCACATCGAAAAAGATGCTAGACAGAGTGCTTGCAGGGCCAGGCGACCCGTGTAGCATCGTATGGGATGAAGGACGTGAGGAATGGCTCAACTTTGATGAGTTTTGTGGCAGCATTATGCAATTCACTGGACTCACTGACAAGAATGGCAAAGAAATGTATGAGGGTGATATCGTGATGTGGGATGAAGGACAATACACGATTACCTTTTCGCAACAGGACGGGAGTTGGATTTTGAAAGATGATCGAGATGACTGGGAATGTCCCTCTCTCTATGGAGTCAGTAGTCCAGCACAATCAAGGATAGAAGTCATTGGTAACATCTATGAGACAGTATAAATATCGTGCCTGGGATGGCAAGCACATGGACTATGACTATCGTGATGTTAGTCTGTGGAATGGGATATTGGTTGCAGAAGGTGATACCATCCTCATGGAGTGGACGGGTCTAAAAGACAAACAGGGCAGGGAAATCTATGAAGGGGATGTTCTCTACTGGAATGGATGGAAGGGCTCAGTCTACTGGGATGAAGTCTTTGCATCTTGGCGTGCTTTTAAGATCGGCTCACTGGGTGGCATTCCAAATCTTGAGGTTATTGGCAACTTCTATGAACAGTCTGGACTACTTGACAATCCGCAAAGTGTCCTTTGATATCAGGGCTTCTGAGTACACTAGAAAGCTCAACCATACCTAGAGAGGAAGGAAGGTACCGTGGTCTCTTTTGCGGAACTCTACCACCATCAACTCAATGAAGTGCTCAAGTGGCAGGAACGCGCGAATACTCTCCACCTGGAAAACCTGAAGTTGCGAACACTCCTACAAGAGTATCAGATCCTCATTAAGTCAGGTGCCTACGTGCCCGTGCCTTTTCAGGAAGAGAGGACACACTTTGAGCAGTGGCTCTTGCAACGAAGCGACTTGTACGAGCGTGGGAAGATACTGCTCGGAAAAGAGGAGGAATGACCATTGACGATGCCCTACGCTTTACAGAACGGGCGCGGGAAAGCCCCTGTGTTTTAACCAGGGGATGAAAGCGCCCTTCCTTCTTTGGGGCATGGGCACCGGGGCACCCTTGCCACTTGACATTTGTTCTAGTTTGTGCTAAAATCTGAGTATGCGTAAAATGTTTCAGTATCGGATTCTCCCAACGAAGAAGCAAGAAAAGAAGCTGAACGAGACGCTCGAAGAGTGTCGTTGGCTGTATAACCATCTGCTTGCTACTCGCAAGGATACCTATGAGCAGCATGGGGAAAGTCTCTCGCTCTATGAGCAACAAGCCACCTTTCCGATACTGAAACAGGAGCGCCCCTCCCTTCAAGATGTCCATTCCCAGGTGTTGCAAAATGTCGCAGTGCGCGTTGACCTGGCCTTTAAAGCCTTCTTTCGTCGCATCAGGGAGCGTGCTGAAGAACCTGGGTTCCCCCGCTTCAAGGGCTATAGGCGCTACGATAGTTTCACGTTTCCGCAATCGGGCTTTTCCATCACACATGACAACCGTATCTGCCTCTCCAAGATTGGCAGTATCAAGATGGTCTACCATCGCCCGATCAAAGGGAAGATCAAAACCCTCACTATCCGCAGAAGTAGTACAGGCAAGTGGTATGCCTCGTTCTCGTGTGAGGTAGAACCTCTTCGTTTGCCAGAACGCCCCGAACAGGTTGGGGTTGACGTAGGACTCAAGACCTTTGCCACGCTTAGTACAGGTGAAGAGATTGCGAACCCTAGGTTTTTCCGCAAGGAAGAGAAGGCATTGGCAAAAGTCCAACGCAGACACTCCAAACTTGCCAAAGGCTCCCCCGAACGGCACAAGCACCGCAAGGTAGTCGCCCGCGTCCATGAACGTATCACTTTTCGACGGGAGAACTTCACCCATCAGCAAAGCCGTCGCATTGTCGATAGCTTCGGCGTGATCTGCGTCGAGGACTTGCAGGTCAACCGAATGGTACATAACCATTGTCTTGCTAAAAGTATTGTAGATGCCTCGTGGTCGGCATTTTTCAGTCAACTTTCTTGCAAAGCGGAAGAAGCTGGTAGGAAGTACGTGGCTGTGAACCCGGCCTATACGAGTCAAACATGCAACACCTGTGGACATCGCCAGCAGATGCCTTTGGATATCCGTGTATTCGATTGTCCGTGCTGCTCTGTTCATATCGATCGAGACTTCAATGCTGCCTTGAATATTCGTGCCGTGGGACTACACGGCCTGGGCTTGTCCCTAGAAGCCCCCGTGCTTTAGCCGGGGGAGTAGTCACAGGTTGTGCCGTCTATGAAGATGGGCACTGTATCACTTCTGTAGAGCGCCTAACAGATGACTCATTTCTTGTTATGACCAGGCGTGGGGTTTGTATCTTGCAGTGCCAGTTGGTCTCGAAAAGCAACCTCGTGCGCGTCCTCCCTCTCCACTATACAAGTGAATGGATACCAGGCAGGGTATACTTTGAACTCCTTCACACCCCTTGACTGCTCTTTTTCGTATGGTACACTAGTGAGCATCAACGCACAAAAGGGGGAGAGCATGACACAAGATGAAACAGGGGAGGTCACCTTAACGACGGAGCAGGTAGCACATATCATTGGCCGCGCCCCTTCCACGACGCGCAATATGTTGGCGGAGAACGAGATCATCTCTACACTCGTGATGGGTCGAGGACATGGTAAACGCCAGGTGGCCCTCCAGGATGTGCTGGACTACTGCCGGAAAGCAGGTATCACCCCCGATCTTTCCGGTCTCTCTCTCACTGCTCTCCCCCAAACGGTACAAGAGTCTGGGACGGTGACCAGCTCGCCCCCACTCACCGAGCAACATGCCGACGCTGATCCGTTCCTGGGTGACAAGAAGTATGAAAACTTGGAGTATTACGACGTAGAAGAGGAGCAGGGTGATGGCTATAGAGATGAGGAAGGCTATACCTACGAGGATGAGTTCGGGAATCAGATCGGCAATGAACACCACGAGTTTGTCTTCATCGACCGGCTGAACATGCTGCACTGCCGGTTCTGTCCCCTGGCCTATCACTTTGAGCGTGATGCAAACAAACATCCAGCAACCTGGGTCATGGTGCAGGTGCCGGTACGGGAGCATGCCGATGTATGAGCACGAGGAAACCGATGAGTTGTTAACGGTCCATGAGGTTGCGAGACGGCTACGGGTCGATGATACCACTGTCCGAAGATGGCTCAAATCCGGGGCGATGGAATCGGTAACACTCCCTCACAAAGGCAAGCGGCGGGCCTATCGTATCAAAAAGTCCACACTCACAGCCCTCCTGAATGCTCCCATCATTGAGGCTCCTTACATCGATGGGTAGATAGATCGTACATACCGGTATGTCTACAATCACCATAATTTCTCTCTGTCCCTATTTTGGCTCCAAAACATTTGAGTAGTGCGCTTCTTTTCCGTCTTCTCAGGTAGAGACCACCAACGGGTCTCGTGTTGAGAGATGGATACTCATCCTGTAGCCCGCCCTTTACGCCGCCTCGTACCTGTCCTGCTTCACCTGGCCTTGTGTTATGTCTTTTGTCACGCGGCTTTCCACGAAAGGGTGGAATGATGAGGAGCGGGTAGCTATGCTGGTGCTGCCCGCTCGCTCTTCCTCAGTTCTTTTCCAACTTTGTGGGCTGTCCTTTTCCGCGTCGAGGAACAAGTGAGAGCTGAAACACATCTTCCATCCTGTAGGTATTGTAGCGGCTGGTACTTTGTTTACCTCCGATAGGAATGAGACTATTGGTGAAGACCCGGCTACGTACTGTCCCTGATGTATAAGTATAGTCGATGCCCTGCTCCGCCTTAGCCCGCCAGGTGAGTAAGCGAGCCGTCTCCTCCGTTGAAATGCCCTGCTCCACCCCCACCGGTGAAATTCCTAACTGATGTAAGATTGCCAGCATTCTCTGCTGCGTATAATAGCGGGCCATATCATCATCCTTCCTTGTTCCTGCTCTCTCTGCTTCTCTTAACTATACCAGATATGAGTTTCCTTTGTCAACGTCAAACTCATGTAAATGTACCCTAAAACTATTGACAAACTAACGATAATGTAGTATACTTACTAGGTAAGAACAAAACAAACATGAAGGAGAACGACAATGACAGAAGAGATCAGATACATCCAAGTAGATGAGACGCACAAGATTGAAGTGATGCCGAGTGGCAACTTTTATCCCCAACAGTTAGTGAATCCTCAATGGAAAGAGCACTATGAAGGATGGGGTTACTACAAAACTGGAAACCAACAAAAGCACTTCAAGACCGAAGTTGGAGCTCATAAGTTTCTAGCAGAGCAAGCGAATGCAGCAGTTATGAATCCCCGCCGATTGCCCGCTACAACGAAGCGTGGGTATCGCGGATAGTTTTCAAAGCAGGAAGGAAATAGACATGAATGCACAGATGAACCAGGCTCCCAATGGGAGAGAGAAAGTAACCGTTGAACTTGTAGGTCAAGATGGAAATGCTTTTGCAGTGATAGGGAGATGCGAGCGAGCGATGCGTCAGGCACGCTGGACGGCACAGGAAATCACCGCATTCCGCATGGAGGCAACATGCGGAGACTACAATCACCTCCTGGCAACGGTCATGGAGTACTGTGAGGATGCAAGTGAAGATGAGGAGGAAGAGGAGTTCAACTTTTATGCCGATGACGAAGATGAGGAGGAGGATACCGATGACTAAGCAGCAACGTATCCTTGCCCCCGTTCAACTTGCCTACATCACGGCTCGTGCCACCTACGAAGAATTGACCGAAGCCGCCGCCGCAATCTTGGGTGAGTGTACCGCCGAGACCGTGACGGAAGTCGAAGCCTTTTGCGAGAGAGAGGCCCAGGTGCATACTGAACTTGGTACCCTGCGTGCAAGGATCGCCCTACGTGATACCGAGCAAGCTCTGCTTGATTGGGGCGTGGCTTATGCGAAGACCGCGAAGGGCTATAAGCCTGAGTATCAGGACATGTTTGAGCGAATGGCAACGACACCCCTGTTAAAGTATCGGCACAGGGCGATTGATTTGTTTATGAAATTGGATGTTAGTCCAATCATCGAAAAGAAAGCGAGTTAAGCTGTGGAAAGCACAACGTATCATGAGCAGGTATGCTGTCTCTTAGAACAGGCAGTGATCCTTATCCGAGCGAATAGCTTTGTTCCTAAGTATCAGGAGAAAGCAACATGAGAAGAATGTCTCGGTCTCGCCGTCTCTCAGTATCTCGAATGGACAGGCGAGGATATCTTACAGGTAGCGCAAGCTGCCCTTGTGGATGCAAATTTCTCAACTGAAGCATCCGTTCTGCAATTGCTTGTTGATGCACCAGACTCAACCGCACTTGCCCAGAAAATCTTTGAGGAGAATTAATACATGACTACCATCTCAGAAGAAACTACCGTTGAAGTCATCCCTGGTATACCGTCCTTCTACGTCACCGTTGAGCAAAAAGCCCTGGTCAATGCCTTAACTGCTCTTGCACCTGCCGTTCCTAAGAGACCGAGTCTCCCTATTCTCTCCAACGTGAAGATCGAGGCAAGTACCCTTGGAGTGAAGCTCGCCGCGACCAACCTGGAACTCTACATGAGTACCCGTCTCCCTCTCTCAACCGTGCATGTGCGCCTCTATGGAGCATGTACCACGAACTACAAAGAGTTCGTGGCACTTGTCAAACCCTTGAAGGGACAGTTCCTGACACTTAGTTTCCAGGATGAGATGCTGACTGTTGAGACGGCCCATCTAACCGTTACCCTCGCGACTCTGCCCGTTGAGGAGTACCCCGCCGATCCGAAGGGGTTGCACGAGAAGAAAACCTGGGCCGTACCCCAGACGCTGACCTTACCCGTTGCGACCTTGCGGCATGCCGTGAGCATGGTAGAGTATGCCGCCTCAAATGACTTCAATCGGCCTGTCTTCACGGCCATTCGGATGAAGCTTTCTCAGGATGTGCTTGACCTGGCCGCCGCCGACCAAAAACGCATGAGTATCATGCGCGAGCAGATTGAGGGTGCAGGCACTTGGAATGTTGATCTGCTTCTTCCCGTGGTGAGCTTGTGCGAAGTCCTGAAGAAGCTACCGAAAGCGGGAGACGTGACCCTCTCCGCTGCATCTCCGGTGTCTGCTACCCTCACGTGTGGGCCGATAGTTGCCCATCTCCGGCAAGTGGAGGGCACCTATCCCAATGTGGAAGTGGTTATTCCGCGTGAGGATGCTGACGTGACGACCGTCCTGGTGGAGCGAGCAGTCTTGAAGCAAGCACTTGAAACGGTTGCATCCATTGTGAAGGACTCCGGCAAGTGTGTCCATCTCCATTTCATGCAGGAGCGTATCGAGGTCAAGGCGCAACGCGATGAGATGAAGGAACCGATGGTGGTTCAGGTTCCTGCCGAGGCGACGGGACAAGAGATGGAAGTCATCTTCCATTGGCGGAACGTGATGGATATCGTGCAAGCCTCTTCCTATGGGTCGCTCCAATTCCATCTACAAAGTCCGCACCATGCAGTTCGGATCACCATTCCTGAGTGTCCTGGGTTTGTTGGGGTGACGATGCCGATGAATACTCATCGCTAATCTTCCTCGCTTGTTTTCTCATCACATCTACGATATACTTACTGACAGGGAGCCGTTCACTCCCTGTCTTTGTATGACTGTCCTGTTATGGTGCGGAGGCGGCGCATGTCCACCGTTGATATTCCTCATTTTTCTTTGCATGAACAATTCGCAGATCATGGGTTTGCTACTTGTCATGGTGCCCTCCCACTCCCGCGCACGTGGGCCGCTCAGCTACGGAACTATGCCAGTAACTTCCTTGATGGCACCATGACCCAACCGCTCGCTCAACTCTTCCCCTGGCTCTATTCCTGGTACTGCGATGTGGTTGCACACCTGGTGGATGTCACGTTCCAGACCCAGGTCGCCCTTGCCCCACTTGACCGTTGTCTGACCCTGCACCTTGGACTTGGTCGAGGGTATCAAACCAAAGAAGAGCGAGAGAGAGACCTGGCAGGCCCCGCGACCAAGCCTGGGGTCAGCGGCGTCCTGTTTGCCTGTCATCTACCGGAGACCCACGGAGGCTCCTTGGAACTCCATCTCCCGAAACAGCCACCGGCGCTGATTGCCCCCATCGAGGGGTTGCTGGTGTTGTTTGATGGCAGTGTCACGAAGTATCTGCTGCGGCCGGTCATGCGGGCGCTTGATGTGTGCTATGCCGTCGTGATTGAGTTCGCACATGATCTGCTGACGTTGCCTGTGCCACATGTAGAGGCAGGGATAGTGGCAAGGGTACTCATCTAGTCTCGATGGGATGTGAGATGGAAGGGAGGAGGACGTATGGTCAGAGATATGCAGCAAGGAGTGAGAGAAGATAGTCTCTCTGCTCTACTTCCTCTTGAGGTCATTGCACTTGACCAACTTAAGCCTCATCCACGCAACTATCGAAGTCATCCCGAAGATGAGATTCTTCATCTCATGGAAAGTATTCGTGCCAACGGGATTTACAAGAATATCGTGATTGCCAATGAAGGGACGATCCTGTGTGGTCGGGGAGTGACTATAGCAGCAGAGCGACTTGAATATACCCATGTCCCTGTCTATCGTGCTCCCTATGGGCCGAATGATCCACGCGCCATCAAACTCCTCGTCAGTGACAATGAGATTAGCCACTTAGCTGAAAATGACGATAGAGCACTCACTGAACTTCTCAAAGAACTGAAAGACTCTGAACTTGACCTGCTTGGGACTGGCTACGATGAAATGATGCTTGCCAATCTTGTCATGGTGAGTCGGCCCGCCTCAGAGATTGCTGATTTAGATGCTGCGGCGCAGTGGGTAGGAATGCCGGAGTATAACGATGAAGGGGATGAAGAAAGCGCCGAGTTCTCCGTGATTGTGAATTTCGCTACTGAGGAACATTGTCGGGAGTTTTGTCGTCGTCTTACTATAGATGCCAGTAGTATCCTGATGCGGAAAATACGCAGACCGATCTGGTGGCCGTCGCAAGTACGTGATGATCTGCTCTCTCTACGATTTACTGCGGAGAAACAGGGAGAAGAGAAATGATGAACCCCGTTCTCCCGCGCTATCCCGTCTATATTCCTAGTAAGGGTCGGGCTGAACAAGGGTTAACCGCGCGTTATCTCGTTGCTAGTGGCGTGCCATTTCATCTCGTCGTCGAACCACCGGAAGCGGATGCCTATGCAGCACAGTTTGGGGCTGACCGTCTGCTCGTACTTCCATTTCATGATCTTGGCTTAGGGAGTATTCCAGCACGTAATTTCATTTGGGAACACGCGAAAGCGAGTGGAGCAGAGCGGCACTGGACACTCGATGATAATATGCGCTGCTTTTATCGGCGCTTTAAAGCGAGGCGTCTCTATTGCGATGCAGGGATCGCGCTCCGCGTCTGCGAAGATTTTACCGACCGCTATGAGAATATCGCTATCGCGGGCTTAAACTACGCGATGTTCGTGCCAGATAAAGAGCGTATCCTTCCCCTCCAAATCAACTGCCATGTCTACTCCTGTATGCTGATCCTGAATAGCCTGCCGTATCGCTGGCGTGGCCGCTATAACGAAGACACCGATTTCTGCCTGCAGGTACTAGCGAATGGGTGGTGTACTATCCTTCTCAATACCTTCGTCGTGGAGAAAATTGCGACAATGACGATGAAGGGTGGGAATATGACCACGCTCTATCAAGGCGATGGACGCCTCAAGATGGCTCGCTCTTTAGAGCGAGCCTGGCCAGGTATAGTTGAAACGAAGCGGCGCTTCCAGCGACCACAACATGTTATTAAAGATGGCTGGAAGAAGTTCGATACCAAACTGAAGTTAAAACCCGGTATTGATTTATCACGATTAGAGTCTAATGAATATGGCATGTCACTCGTGCAGGTTGCGGATTCGATCAAAAGCCCGCGTCTCCAGGGTCTGCTCGATGAGTGGCGAGAGACGCACGAGGAGCCGCTATGAGACGAAATACTAGTCACACCCGTGGCACACCTCGCCAGAGTGGTGGCTACCTCTTAGAGGACTCCTGGGTGGATTATTCCGATGGCCAGTCCGTCACCTACTCCACCCATGCACCAGACCCGATCCCACTCGGTATCGTCAAGCTGGAACGGGATGCCTCGCTCTCTCCCGATGGGCCGTATGCATTGTACGTGGTGGTCCACGTCAAGAAGCGCAATGACTGGGGAGCCATCCAGCAGTTCGATATCTGGAAACCGTTATCGCAGAAAAGTCCCTATCGATTGGAGGATGCACGGGCGTACCTGGAGCAGGCCGTACGAGGCGGGAGGATGAGTTCATGAAGAAGGGGAGAGAGAGATTCTATGCCTGAAGACTACAACACAACATCGCTCCCACGCGTATTGAGGAAACGGCGGCGTGGCCAACGATTGACTGCCGAGGAGAAGCATCTCGCTCAACAAAAGTTCCTCGACTCCTTCAAGCTCAATGCGAATATCACCGTTGCGTGCATGCAAGCAGGCATTGATCGTTCGCAGATTTACCGCTGGCAGGAAAAAGATCAACAGTTCAGCTTCCGGTTCAATCAAGCGGAAGCTGAAGCCAATGATATGCTACTTGCGGCTGCCTGGCGACGTGGCGTGCAGGGGGTGGAGAAAGCCGTCGTCTCGATGGGCAGACAGGTCTTTGTCGAGGAGGAACTGCCCAATGGGACAAAGATACGCAAGCCACTCATGGAGCGAGAATATAGCGATGCCGTCCTCCTGAGACTCATGTCCTACCGTATTCCAGGTTTCCGTGAGAAGCAGCAGGTGGAAATGAGTGGGAGTCTTGAAGTTTTCCAGGGGGCGCGTGATGCGCTTCTTACTGAGTTAGCGACACTTCCAGATGTTGGTCAAACACACACAGAAGCTAGCAGTACCGAAGCCAATCCCCTTTGAGTTCGCACGGCGTTTTGCCGTGCTTTCCAAAGCAGAGAAACGAGCCTGGGTGCTTGCCCATTGTAATGATGAGAAGGCTCTCACCCTGCGCTATACCTGGGCGGCCTGGGCGCGTGAGAAGCAACTCTGGCAAATCGAAGCACCGGAAGATTGGCAAACCTGGCTGCAACTCGCCGGACGCGGGTGGGGCAAAACACGCGGTGGCTCTGAATGGGTCATTGAAGAAGCACGTACTGACCCGGAGGGACATATTGCGCTTGTTGGGCGGACCGTCGCCGATGTACGCGGGGTAATGGTTGGCGGCAAAAGTGGTATTCTTTCCTGTTCGCCGCCGTGGTTCCGACCGGAATATGAACCATCGAAGCGCAAGCTGACCTGGCCGAATGGTTGCATTGCTACTACCTATTCAGCGGATCAGCCGGATCAATTACGTGGGCCAGGACATACCAAAGCGTGGGCAGATGAAAGGGCTGCCTGGCAATACGATGATGCTTGGGATCAATTGCAGTTCGGACTTCGTGAGGGAGCCAAGCCGCAATGCCTGGTCACGACCACGCCACGGGCGACTAGGGCGATCAAGGAACTCGCGGCTGATGCTGGGACGCATGTCACACGAGGCACGACCTATGAGAATAGGGAGAACCTTGCCCCGAAGTTCATTCGAGAGATTGAACGCCGCTATGCTGGCACGCGCCTAGGCAAGCAGGAAATCGAAGGGCGCATCATCGATGATGTTGAGGGAGCACTCTGGAAACGGGAAAGCATGATTGAAGCGTATCGGGTGAGAAACTCTCCCTCTCTCATGCGTATCGTGGTAGGTGTTGACCCTGCGGTCTCTGCTGCCGAGGGAAGTGCAGAGACCGGTATTGTCATTGCCGGCATCACAGAGAACGGACACGCCTATATTCTTGCAGATCGGTCGCTGCGTGGGTCTCCTAACGAATGGGCGGCATCGGTCATTGCTGGCTATCATCTCTTTGAGGCAGATCGGGTGATTGGAGAGGTAAATAATGGAGGTGACTTGGTAGAGACAGTTATTCGCAATATCGACTCACAAATTTCCTATGAGGCAGTGCGGGCCACCCGTGGTAAGTATCTTCGTGCTGAACCCATTGCCTCATTCTATGAGCGAGGACTTGTCCATCACGTTGGAACACTCCCAGAATTAGAGGATCAGATGGCATCATGGGTTCCTGGGGAGAAATCACCTGATCGGTTGGATGCCTTAGTATGGGCATTGACCAAGCTGCTCTTGCAGTCTGCTCTCCCACTTGAAGGGTATGAAGTGCCTGTCGCTGAACCCAAACCTGATCTTCTTGAGGTCATGAAGAAACATCAGCTTGATCCATTTGCTTATGCTGAATCTGTAGGGTTGTTCAATGACTACTAAGCCTTCTCTCTCGCTTCCCATGACCATGCAGGCCGCCGAGCCATGCCTGGAACTGCACTCGGCCCTCAATAACGCCTTCCTGGCGACTATCGGAAAAGACGGCATCTACTTCTGGGAAAGAAGGGCGCATACTCGGCACATCCTCACCTGGGAACAGATCATAGAATGCTGCCACCAGTACCAGGGGAGTTGCCAGGAGTGTGTGAACACGATACAATAGCCTTACCACAACCAGAAGGAAAGTGAGGCGACAATGTATGGCATCTCTTGGGAATAGCACGATCAATCCCTATCAACAGGTACGGGAGGTCATTCACTTTGATGGCCTGAAGGATCGGTTTCCACTCGCGTATCCCCCTCTCCTGGGTCAAGCGCAGTACGGGTATAGTGCGATCAACTCACGTGGAAACCCAGTATTCATCGGCATCATGGGACAGGACTCTTTTACTACCTATGATGCTCTGCTTGATGTGAGCATGCCGTCCACCCCTATGATCGAGTTTCGCTTGGTGCACCGCAAAGGCGAGCAGGTCATCTTCACCTATTACTATGACCCGTTTCAGGCGATGTCCATGCAGTTGACAAACACCCGACTCAACCAGTACGCGAATGCCAGTGCCTCTGCTTCCTCCTATTCACTCGTCTCCACCATTCCCCCCAAAGAAGAGGAGAGAGAGAAGTCGCGGCCTGCTGTCCCTGAGTCAGATTACCTGGATTACCTGGATATTGAGGCGGCGATGCGCGAGGGTGGAGAGGTAACGTATGCCCACTGCCAATGGCTCTTACAGCAAGAGCACAATACACTGCTCTTTACAGAGAATACATGGGAACGCTGGTATACCTATGCTGTCGAGCATTGCCCCAGGTTTGCCAAGGACGAGAGGACGCGATGAAGCACAGCCGCAACAAAGATCGGATTGCCATCTTGGAGAGTCGCATTGGTGCCTTAGAAGTCGCCAACCTCTCCATGACCGAACGACTTACCCATATCAACGACTTGCTCGACGTGGCTATGCACGAGGTGAATGAACACGTCCTTTCGCGTCTTGATATCAATGCTATCGCTGAAGAAGAAAGGCGAGCCATCCAACACTAGCCTCTTGTATTCTTTATTACGATGTGCTATAGTCCCCATAGACGAGTCTTCGTGCTGGGTACATTCAGGGCCATTCGTCGGACCGACCGACAGGAATGGCCTTTTTTGATTGCCTGAGACAGTCGCACGCCCACCACTCATACCCGCATCCATGCGCCTCTCCACGCATGTACCGTACCCGTGCCAGCCTTACAACAGGAAGCGCAGACCATTTCGACCTGTTTCTGGATCGACCTTTCCTTCCTTCCGTTGTCCGCTGAAGATGGGAGGGCAGCTATGAGTCCTCCCATGCTTCTTTCACTTGATGACGCGGCACAGTCTCTCGGTCTTTCTCGGCGGGCGCTCAGTCAGTCCGTCTCTGCGCTCAATCTCAAAACACAACGGGGCACTGATCGTCGGGCATACCTGGCTGTCTCTGATGTTGAGCGGATACAAGCATTCAGAGCAGGGGAGACAAAAAACAATCCGATGTATCAAGGGAGTATTACCTATATAAATGCCCCCCAACCGCAGATGATGCCGCGCAACTATAAAAGTTACATAAAAGAAGGGTACAAGTCCGATCCAACTTTATATAAAAGCGTGAATTACATTATTACGAACGGCGCGGCTATTCCCCCTCTGCTCTATACCGATGCCACGATGAAGAAGACCATTGACACGCATCCACTCCTTGACCTCTTAGAAACTCCCAACAATGAACAGAGCGGCGTGGATTACCGTGAAGCCGTGATTGGCTATTTACTGATTGCTGGCAATTCCTTCCAGTTCGCCAGTCGGGTGACACGCAAGAATGGCCCGCCTGACGAATTATGGACCCTGCCTCCCGATTTGGTCCATCCTGTGCTAGAGCGGCCTCGAGGGATAAGCGGTTACAACTTTGATAACTTCCAAGAGAAAGATAATCCTATCCCACCGGAGAATATTCGCCATGACAAGTTCTGGGGAGGTGATGACCCGATCTGGGGAATTTCACCGGTAGAACCAGCAGCCATCATGATTGACATGAATCTTGCCTCTCGCAAGTGGAATCTCTCCGTCTTGCAAAACGGTGGGCGCATGGATGGCGCGTGGGTTGTTCCGACACCTATGGGCCTCAATGAACGGAACCAGACGGAACAAAAGATACATGGGAAGTATCGTGGGTACTCTAACGCAGGCAAGGCCCCAGTCATGGATGCGGGCATGACTTTTGTACCAACTGCCTATACTCCTACTGAACTTGACTGGCTTGAGTCCGTCCGGCGCAATGAAGGTGGTATCGCGAATACCGTCAATATTCCCCCGCAACTCATCGGGGATACCTCTGCCACGACCTATAACAACATGGGTGAGGCCAAGGCAGCATCTTATACTGAAGAGATATTCCCCGTGCTTGATCGCATCTACGCAGGCTGGCGGCGCTGGCTCGTGCCGATGTATCCCGATCTCAAGAGTGCCTACCTCTACTATGATAAAGAAACCGTTGAAGTCGTGCAGCAGGTCATTCAAGCACAGAAAGCCGCTCAGGCAGACCGTGCCGTGAAAGCCTACCTTGCCGGTATTATCATGCTCGACCAAGCCAATGTACTCATGGGTCTGCCACCGCTTCCTAAAGGACAGGGGAAGGTCTATCGCATGGGGGCGGTACTCATCCCTGCCGATGAAATTATGAAATACGCCGAGCAGAGCATGACAACTCCTGCCGCGCCGCCAATGCCCGTGCCTGAACCGATACCGACGACACTCCCACCAGGCACGCAACCAGCAGCACCAACCCAGGAGCAGCCATCATCTCAACCAGGAAAGAAGCCGACGAATGAAGCAACCCCACCTGAACAAGAAAAAGAACCCTCCGCACAACAAGGACGTGGCAAGCAACCTGTCAAAGCATCACCGAGCCTGGGCGAAGTTCGTTCGTTCGGGCGGGAACCTGGACCTGCTCACAGAGAGCGAGAGACAGTACATCATTCACGAAAGCAAGCAGACACTATAACGCACCTCTTGTGGGAGTGTGATGCTGGTGCATGTGCATTTTGCCTGGAAAATGACGGTATTCTCATAGCGGTAGATGACTCCTTCCCTAATGGATGTAGCGGCCCCGATGACTCACATCGCTGGTGTAAGTGCCAGGCATACGAGCTCTCTATTCCTGATGACACCGAGGACAGTACCATCTCCCGCATGAGTATCGCCGCCCTGGCTGCCGCATTTGGAGTGGGACTGATTGCGAGTCGGCATGACCAGGATGTGCAGGAGCAGGAACAAGAGGATGTCCAAGAGGACGAGGACGACGGGGAGAAAGCAGCCGTCGCCGCGTATCTAGCAAGCAAGCAAGCTCAAGAGATACCAGATGAGACACCTGAGCAGCATATGATCCCCGGTCTCGTCTCGCTCTATGACCGAGATAAAAAAGCCTATAAGGCGCTCTTACGAGGAAAAACGGCATGAATAAAATAGCAGCGGTAGACATCCCTACAGAATATAAGCTCTTCCTTGCTGGTGACTTTAAGGCAACCAATGATGAACAAGGGATCATTGAAGGCATTCTTAACGCGATTGGGAATGTCGATGATGGGCTCGACCGCACACAGCCAGGGGCATTTACCAAGACGATAGAACTCGCCTATCGGCAGAAGAAAGCACAGAACTATGATTACCTCTGGCCCTATATGTGGAACCATGATTATGACCTTATCCCGCCTGGTGGTATCTTCGATGCCGATGAAGTCAAAGCACAAGGAGATCGACCTGCTGGACTCTTCACGAAGGTGCGTCTTACCCTGGATTATCAACTAGGGCGCGATTTATACACGGCCTTCAAGGCAGGGACAGTACGGAAACAATCGATGGGCTACAAGACGCTTGAACAAGACTGGGTCAAAGAGCAGGTTGATGGGCAGAATACCATGGTGCGTAACCTCATTGAGGTACAACTCCTTGAGGGTTCTGCCGTCGTCTTTCCCATGAATCAACTAGCAGATGTCACGAATGTGAAGTCGGGCGGGTTATGGACACCGCCGAAAGTCTATTTCTTCATGCATGCGACTCCTCCCTCCGAGACAAAGACCGTCTGTGGGAACACATCAGGCCCTATCGGCCCCCGTGATGAGAGTTGGGATGGCGGTAAAGCCAAAGGCCAGATATGGGCTGCTGCCTATGACGCAGACTCTGGCAAGATCAATACCTCCCTTGCCAAGAAATATTTTATGAGTTGTGACGGGGATGCCCAGCAGAAGGGTAGTTATGGACTTCCGTTCTGGTATGTCGGCGACTCCCCGCATATTTGCGTCGGCGCGGTCAAAGCCATTGCGGGGGCAGTGCAAGGGAGTCGTGGAGCAAGTCTCGATGGGGCTGATGCGATCAAATCCAAAGTAGCCGCTCTCTACGGGAGAATCAACAGTAAGTACCCAGATGATCCTGAACTCACTCCGCCGTGGAAGGATGACGGGAAAGCAAGCACACGCGCTCGAGAGAAGAAGACCTTCCAGGAGCACTACCAGGACGAACAATGCGATGACCTGCTTGAGGATTGGCAGGATGTGTTGCTGTGTGCCTTAACCTCTGCCGTGCTTGATGCCTTTCAGATTGGGGATACCCCGGAGGCTGATGTTGAGGATGCCCTGACTGCTTTCCATGAGGCGGCAATGGCCTGGGTAGCACAAGCACAAGCATACAACCTTTCAGACTATTTAGAGGAGAACTCTTACCGTTCTTCACCCGCCGAATACACCATGCAATATGGCTCTGAAAGCCGACCCGATTATGGCTACATGTCCAATCGCGTGATGCGAGAGAGAAAAATCATGCTCTCCTCTGATGCAACGATGGGCGGTTTCACTGCCGACCACGTAGACAAACTCAAGAGTGCCGCAAGCAAGGCCATGCAAAAGGTGCAAGACCATGCGGACGCACTCCATACCGCTGCCGATACCGTCAAATCCCTGGTGAGCAAAGCGACGGTATCGAGTGAGAAGTCATTCGGACAGAAAGCCGGTCGGGTTCTCAGCGCGGCCAATGTTGCGACCCTGTCCGACCATGCCGACTCGCTGGATGATGCGGCAGACTCGCTCACCAAATCCATCAAACGCAGTACCAATCAAGTCCAGTCCGTCGCCGATGACCTTGCCACCATACTGCAAGGGAGTGAGGCGGCGTATGGTACCGACCCAGGAGATGCTGGAGACCAACAAGAGGGCAAACATCGCGGGGCCTCGTACCTCCGTACACGTCCCACCCATCACGCACGCTCGTCTCGCGCAGACACCGTGGATGAGGCAGAGATCGCAGCCGCCCTTGTCAAGCTCCGCGCACTTACCACCACCGCTTAATGTGATGTCAGAATGTTCTGACATGAGGATGATAGGTAGAGGTAGATATGCCAACCGCATTGCAAGATTTAGTCGATGAGGTCAACTCTATCGCGTACAAGATGAGTGAACGCGTGGACCTTGCCGACAAGGAACAGAAGAAACGGGGTGAAGAGCTCACCTCGAAAACGGCTACGATGGCCGCCGAGTTTAAGGCGGGCCTGGACGCCGCCAATGACCGCATCAACCAGTTGCTCGATATGGTAGAACAAGCGAAGAAGGAACTGGCCGAGGCACGTATCGAAGCCAGCCGACCCCCACTCTGGAGCAAGGATGGCAAGCTCGTTGACAAGGACGGCAAGCGCATCCGCTCCGACCATCACAAGGCATTCATGAAGGCGATCCGCAACCACGGACGTATTGAACTGATGCGGCCAGAGGAACGCCAGATGATTGTCTACAACGAGATGCCTGCCGAAAGCAAAGCCCTCTACGCGGGTGATGCGACGACCGGCGGCTTCTTCGCCTCGACCGACTTTGTGGCGGAACTCAAAGAGTACGCCTTGCTGATCTCGCCTATGCGCAAGGTCTGCCGCATTCAGACCACCAGTGGTGAAAAAGTACAGATGCCCGCCCTGGCCAATGACGCGACGGCCTATTGGGCAACAGAGCAAGCTGCCTTTACTGATAGCACCGACCCGACCGTCAGCATGATCAACATTCCAGTGCATGAAATCCGTGGCCTCTTGAAGGTGTCCCAACAGAACCTGGAAGATTCCATGTTCAACCTGGAAGACCTGATCAAAGAACGCTTGATGCTCAAGTTTGCCCAGACCGAAGGCACGGCCTTCATCTCTGGCAACGGTAACGGCAAGCCACGCGGCATCATGAACTATCCCAGTAAGGCGAGTTCTTCCTATGCGGGTGGCTCTGCCGGACTCAACAATGTGACCGATGCGATTGCCTATGTCCTCTCCGGGGCGGCGACCGGTAAGATCAATGCCGATGATGTGCTCAACGTCAAGATGGACCTCAAAGCGACCTATGACAACGTGGCCACCTATGCCTTTACCCGTGGCACACTCAATACCATTCGTCTCTTCAAGGACAGCCAGAACCGTCCGCTGTGGCAGCCCTTCGCGGGTGCCAACCTGCCGAGCCTGATCTACGATGCACCCTACATCGAGATGCCGGATATGGACCAGATCGCGAGTGGCAAACTCCCCATCCTGGTGGGTGACTTCAAGCAGTATATGATCGTAGACCGCATCACACTCAACATCCAGCAACTCAATGAACTCTATATCGCGTCCGGCTTGATCGGGTTTATTGCACGCATGCGCGTCGGGGGCGACTTGCTGATGCCCGAGTCGATGCGGACGTTAAAAGTGAACTAGTTGTTTATCAACTAGAGATATAAAGGATGAGAAACAACCATGCGTGACATTGTCACTAAGGAGACAGGGACGTTCTTCGGCGGGTTGACCGCGCTCCCTGTCGTCAAAACCACTCAGACGAGTGCCTGGATTGACCTGGCCAACTATAACGGAGCCACGGTGTACATCCTGACGAATACCTGGACGGATGGCACGATGACGCCCTCCATTCATGAAAGCGATGATGCCAGTACCGACCTGGGGGCCGCACCCGTCGCGAACCTGGTGCTGTGGACAGCCACCTCGGCCTCGGTCTACACCCCAGTCAGGGTTGGAAACTCACAACCATTGGCCATTAGTAGTGCCGCCACGGCTATCAACCAGCGAGTCGGCTACATCGGCGGGCACCGCTACATTAATGTGGTCTCCACCATCTCTGGTAGTCCGAGTACCGGCATGGGCTATGACGTGATTATCCAGGCAGGCGAGGCGCGTAATCAGCCTCCGGCTGTCTAGTCAAGAAAGGCGGCAGAAACGATGCCCTATCCTGTTATTCCTGATATCCCCGCCGCGAACATCAACGGCACGCTCGCGAGCGCATCCTATCCGGCGGGCGCGACTCCACTCAATGCCACATCGGGGGATGTAGCGGCGGCCACGGCGGCGGCCACGCTCGCGGGAGCGGCCAACAAAACGACCTATATCACCGGGTTTACCATTAGCGGCGCCGGGGCAACGGGCGCGTCTGTCGTGCTGGTGACTATCACCGATGGGACCTGGACACTGACCTATGATCTTGCCGTCGTAGCGGGAGCGGCCCTGCAAAATGCGATGGTCAAGGATACTTTCAACCCGCCACTCCCAGCGAGTGCGCCGAATACCGCGATTGTGGTGTCATGTCCGACGCTTGGCACGGGCAATCTGCACAACTGTGCCAATGCCTACGGGTACAGGGTCTAAAGGAGAAGTGTGATGGCACAGTATACCAATGCAGCAAATGAACTCGTCGAGGCCGTACAACTGACCGATGAAGAGGCACGTGCTGCCGGTGTTCTACCAGGGAGTTGGCATGTCACCGGCACGGGTACGTCGCATTCCTCGGCGATGCTCGAGCATGAAGCATTCCTGGCCTCCCATACCCCGGTCGGGCCTGCCGCACCGGCGAAGTATCTCAATGCGGCAGGTGAGGAAGTCGAGGCCGTTGCCATTCCTGCCCCTCGCCACTGGCAAGTGACCACTGCCGAGGGCGAGGTCTCGACCCTGCCCGATGAGGAGTTCCAGGCATCGCATACCCTTGCGGTCGCCATTCCAGCCGAAGCCGTGGCCGAAGAGGAAGTCTCCACCGTCCCGGTGGCACCGCTTTCTGTGGAAGAAGACGCGGAAGAGGGTCATCTCGACTCGTAATGTGTCCGTGTAGCGCAGTTTGTAGAGGAGTCTGTTGATCGATGTCATCGAGCTTCATTGTGTTGACACCGCCATCACAGGAGCCAGTTTCCCTGACCGAGGTCAAGGACTGGTTGAACATAGATTTCCCCGATAAGGATACGTTGCTGGCATATCTGATTACGCGGGCAAGGCGCTATTGTGAGACGGTGACACATCGTGCATTTGCTACTCAGACGATACAACAAGTGTATACGGTTGAACGGCCTTCGGGGGGCGAACTCTCAGGGCCGATCAATCGTGGCCCTGACTGGTATGCTTATCAACAAATGATCGGAGCAAATCCATTCGGAGCCGCGCAATTTTATCTAGATTTAGTCATGCCGCCATTTCAGTCAGGACAGACTTATACGATTGAGACAAAGGTGACGGCATTTGATACATGGAAGACATTCCCGCAAGTAACGAACCCTGATGGCTCAACCAATACCTATGTGGACAATGTACAAGAACCCGCCCGGCTCTTTTTCATGGACCCGCTTACCGTCAACTTCTGGCGGATGACGTATACCACTGGGTATTGGTCAGGCTATTCACTCGATACAATGGCGCCGGACTTGAAACAATGTCTCTTTGAGTTAATAGCCGCTTGGTATGACAACAGAGAAGGCGAAGGCGACATCAGTGATGTCACCAGTCGCTTGCTCGCCCGCCGTGTGGATTGGGTGTGATGGATGCCCGTAAAAGATAAAGTTGCTACTTTTCAATTCAACCGTAAGATTGTCATCCAGAAGCCAACGGCAGGCGTCGATGACGACCAGGGCGGGGGACTTGGGCCGAGTGCGGCCTCGGAGTATGTCGATTACTATACGTGCTTTGCGGATATCCAGAACCAGCCGCATGGACGAGGACTGTTTCGCAAGTTCCTGTTACAGCAGTTGTACCCGCAACTCACGACCATCATTCAGATACGGTATCAGCAAACGTTCCCGATAGATGCCACGTGCCAGGTCAAGTACATCGCACACGGCATCATGCACATCTATAAAATTCTCGGCATTGAGAATACCGCCGAGGCGAACATCAGTATGTACCTCTTGTGCCGAGAGGATCAAGCGAAGGCGGTGAACTAATGGAACAACGAGAGCAAGCGCGTCGTGCTTTTCAGAAGGCGATGAACAGAGATGACAGCCCGCTTACAGCACTGCTCATGCATGAGCTGACTGATGAGGAACAGGAGTTGCGTCGCTTCATCCGCGTCACCGCCGAGAGCCTTGAGATGGGAGGAGAAGAGGAGAGAGAGATGACCATGCAACAGACCGACCAGAGCCAATCGGATGCTCCAAGCCAAGGAACCAGGGAGAAGCATTGGACCGACGAACTCCGCGAGACTATTCGCCAGATTGCGCGAGAAGAGGTGAAACGAGCACTCGATTCTCTCGCTCATGATCTTGGTGCGGCGACTCGTCCAGGTGCCTGGCCACAGTATGAACACAAGGGGGAGCGGTAATGGCTGATGGGATCACGGCTGAGATATTCGGGAATATTGCCATCCTGGATCATATGGATGCGCTTGACCTGTTGATCCAGGCACGAGCGCAGGAGAAGCTCGAAGAGGCAGGGCAGATGGCTCTGGAAGAGGCAGACTCGCTTACCCCTGTCCTGACTGGCTATCTCCTCTCCAGAAACCAACTTCAAGTCAGGCCGGGGCGCGTCATCGTGAGTAATGATGCCCCATACGCCGGCTTTATTGTACTTGGTCATCTCACGAGAGGGCATCAGTCATTTGTCCCGCCAAATGATTTCCTTTCCCCTGCTATGCATGATGCGGGTGAATGGCTCAAGGAGCAATTGCGAGGAATGATCTAGTACGAGAGAGAAGAGGTGAGTGACATGGCAAGTAGTAAGGGTGGCAAGCCCAAGACCAGTACCCCACGGGATGGTCGATTGAAGGAGAATCAGGGCAAGCCCAAACCCGTACCGAAGAAGGGCTCATAAGCGATGGGACTTCCTACGGGCGAGATGCAGGTGGCAGTGATTTCTACCCTCCGGGGAGATACGTCCCTGCAAACATTGCTAGGCGCAACAGGAAGCCCGTGGGGCATATTTGATGCCGATGGAGTCCCAACGAACCAGCCTTTCCCGTACGTGGTCATCAGCATGATTATGGCGAGACTCGGCACAGCTTTCGCAATGGACTATGATGCGACTGATGTCTGGATACAGGCCAGTGTCTTTACCCAAGCCGGGGGTTTCAAGATCGCACGGGGCATTGCCAAACAAATTGATCGTGATGTACAGCAATCCAGCCTCGCGCTGGCCAATGGGTTCACCAACTTCGGCACACTCCGGGAACTCTACCAGGAGATCACCGAGGCTGATGGACTTACACAACATATAGCAATACGTTATAGAGCCTGGATTATAGGTTAAGTGGAAAGAAGAAGAGGAGGCACACCACATGCCATCTCCAACAGCAGGGTTTATCGGTTGGTGTAAGGTAGGCCCCACAACGGCTCCTACCAATAAAGTATCGGGCCTCACCGATATCTCTGCCCCGTTTGCGCGAGCAATGTATGATGTCACGAATATGGATAGCGGGGCATCCAATGGTTGGACACAGTCCCTTCCTGGCCTGGGGAGTGCCAAGATCACACTCAAGGTCAACTATGACCCCTCAGATACGAACGGGCAGGTGGTCCTCACCAATGCCTATGTTGCCCTCACGCTTTTGTACTTCATTCTCAGTATCAATGGAACCAACACCGCAACGTTCACCGGCTACGTGGATAACTTCACACCCCACGCCCCGGTCAATAATAAGACAGACGCTTCCTACTCCATTACGATGACATCGAGTGTGGTGTTTAGTTAAAACTTGACTACAAGCTGCTTCACGTGCTATACTTAGTATAGGAAGCATCAAATTAGTATACCGCGTGAAGGGAGCTATATGGCACTATCAGAAGAGCATCGGTGCAAAATCTCAGAGGCTAATCGGGGGCAAAAGCGATCTGAAGAGACAAAGCGCAAGATGAGGGAAGCGAGAAAAGGGAGAACCTATTCAGAAGAATCGCGCCGCAAGATGAGCGAGACACATAAGAAGCTTCCTGGTCATCCGCATACTGAAGAAGAAAAGCGCAAGATCAGCGAGGCCAATAAGCGAGAGAACAGGGAAGTTCCAAATAAAGGATGGGCTAACCATACGATATCTGAGGAAGGCAAGCAGAGGATTCGAGAATCAAAGTTAGGGAAGAAGCGAGCTCCTTTTTCAGAGGAATGGAAACGCAAGATTAGTGAATCTCAGAAAGGGCACATGGTTTCTTCAGAAACACTTCAGAAACGTCAAGCGACACGAGCCGCACATGGAGCCTATGAGACATTACGACAAAGTGCTTATAGGATGGGGAAAGCCAATCAAGGAAGAAAGCCAACTGAGGAAGTCAATCAAAAAAGACGTGAAGCGTCACTGCAACTCGCAAGTGATCCTGAACACTTGGCAAAGATCAGTCGAGGGGTATTGAAAGCCTATGAAAATCCAGAGTTTCGAGCACGGAATCGGCAGATACTCGATGAGGCACGAGCGAAGTCAGTTGCAGCGATAACGGGTGTACCTCTCTCAGAGGAGCGAAAGGCCCGACTCTCGGAAACATCAAGAAAAGCGAGGCTTGAATACTGGAAAGACAAGTCATATGAAGAACGTCTCGCTTATATGCACACTGCGACAGTAGCCTCAGAGAATATCAGAATATCTTCTCTAGAGTTGCAAGTCAAAAAGTTGCTTGATGCGATGGGTATTCAATATGAGCAACAAAAGCAGATAGGAATGTACTGGGTTGATTTCTATCTACCAGCAATGAATACAATTGTAGAGGTTTACGGGTGTTGGTGGCACGGATGCGAACAATGTGGGAAGGCATATCCAAAGAAAAATGCTCGTGATCGAAGTCGTGAAGCCTATATCAAGGCATGTGGGTATCAACTTGTCATCCTTTGGGAGCATGACCTTGTAGAGAATATGGAGTGGATGCAGTATAATGGTAATGAGACAGACAGCGCTACCAGAACGGATTGAGTGTGAGATTACACGTAAGACACTTGCAAAACGAGATGAGCAGGGCATTTGGTTCTGGTGCCGTGGCTGTCATCGTGAGCATTTGATAGTATGGGAGCATATACCGTACCATGCGTCTACTCAACTTGCCGGAGCCGATACAACCAGCAGACACGACCGATCAGCTCACCTCTTTTCAGGTGAGCCTGAATGGAGCGTGGTTAGATCAGGTGGAATTTGAGTGCGCTTCCTGTCATATACGCTATTGGAGGGGAATCATCGGAGAAGAATCCTATAGTGAAGTAGTGGAGGTTGAAGGTATTGGAACCTATGCCCTCAACCCAACGATCCGCTTTACCTATGCGCCCTCTCCACATGTCCATGCACTAGGTTTTCCTACCTAGTCATTTCACGAACAACTCAATAACTCGGAGCCCTAGAGGCCATACCAATGAACGAAGAGTTCACGGTATGGCTTTTTTATTGTCATGCTTCTCCTGGAAAGGAGATGTCAACCTATGCCAAATAGTGCGCTCCCCGGCTACAAAGCGGCGGTGAACATTGCAGTAGGTCCTAGCGTGGGGAGTACTGATCTCATCTTGACTGATGCAGGTGACCACGCGACATTCACCGTGCCACTTGCCTCATCCATGCGCTATATCGATAGAAACGTGGCAGTGACGGTAGAGACCTCGCTTGATAATGGGGTCACCTGGTCAAGTGTGCTGGACCCCAGTACCTATACACTGCGGTACCTCACTGCCCAGGTCGTCCTCACGACGCCGCTTGTAGGAGGCACGACCTATAAGGCGCGTCTGCATGCTTTCAACTACTATGCCTATGCCCTGATTGCCCAGGCCACCGATATCACCTTTGCACCGACGCGGGCAATGCTCGATAGCACCACGTTCCAGGGGGCATCGGGCGCGGGCTGGACGACCTATGTGCCTGGACTCTCAAGTGGCGGCAAGTTTACCTGTAAGACCTGGCAACTGACACCGGGGGCAACCATCTTCGTGGGCTATCTCACGGCGAGTAGTCTGCTGATCCTGTCCTTTGTTGCCCCCAACGGCACCAATGCTTTTGAGAGTTATTGTTACCTGGATATGACAACCTGGACCAGCAACCTCACGACACTTGCATCGGAAGATTTGTCCTTCACCTGCGATGCCGTCGTGGCCCTGCTCTAGTGAATACAATGAGAGAGAGACACGTGTATGACGTTTGACTTACGCAATCTGACCCTTGGGAGTGCCTTTTCCCCCAAAGTCGAGGATATTCCTACCCCTGACTTCCTCACGGCACGGGGAGTGCCCGATGATCTCTTGCGGCTCGTGGGCATGTCTGCCACGGCTCGGTTACTTATTGCCACGACCTTTGGCACCGATGAAGCAGAGAATACTGCACGCCTGGTGTGTGCCACGCTGCGCTATCGGGATGCAGGTGGCACTGATGGACAGGGAACCCCAGTCTATTTCATGAGTGACGCGGCTGCCTTGGCTGAGAAAGACTTTGATCTCTTGAATGCCCTGGCGCAACTGGTGAAGCCGTTCCTCGGCCTGGGGGCGATTGCCACAGCAGTTGAGCACGCAAAAAACGGCTTGGCGAGGACCTCATCCTCGGATGGTGGTACCGCGTTGCCCATGAGCTCGGACTCCCCACCGTCCGAGCCTGTCAGTCCGTGATGAGTGATGATGACTTCGCCTCCTGGATCGCCTTTTTCCAGTTGAAGGATGAACATGAGTTGTCCAGGTGGAAGGCCATGATGGGACAGCAGGAGTAAGGAGACAGGGAGAGGAAGATGGCAGGGAGCGACTTTTCTCTTGGTACGGCCTCAATTGGACTTGGGGTGAATACTGATGGATTAACCTCCGGGTTTGCGCGTGCCAAGGAGATGGTTGGGAGTTTTGGCGGTGCCGTCGGCGGACTACTGATTGGTGCGACCGTCGCAGCCGTTGGGCTAGGCGCTGCGACGGTCAAGATGGCAGGTGATTTTTCCGCATCTATGACCCAACTCGTGACGGGTGCTGGCGAATCACAATCCAACCTCAAACTCGTCTCCGATGGTATCCTCCAAATGGCCGGGACGACCGGCACCTCGACCAAAGACCTCGCAGCAGGTATGTATCTCATCGAGAGTAGCGGCCAGCATGGTGCACAAGCCCTGACAACGCTCCAAGCCGCCGCCGAGGGCGCAAAGGTAGGTGCAGCCTCGCTCGCCGAGGTTGCCAATGGCGTGACCACCATCATGACCGATTACGCCAGTGCGAATGTGACCGCCGCCAATGCCACCAATGCCCTCATCGAGGGTGTCGCGCTCGGCAAAGTCCACCTGGGTGACCTCTCTACTTCGATGGCAACCGTACTTCCTACGGCCTCCGCGCTTGGGATCGGACTCAATGATGTGATCGGGGCCATGTCCACCATGACCGCCGAAGGGGTTCCTGCCGCCAATGCCGCCACCTACTTGCGGCAAACCATGATGTCCCTCGAAGCCCCGGCCAGTGCGGGGGCCAAAGCCATTGCTGCCATTGGACTGACGACCGCACAAGTTAGCGACGAGATGAAGGTCTCTCTCCCCGGTACCTTGCAGATGATTATGGATCACCTGGCCGCGACGTATACGGTCGGGTCCCCGCAATATATTGAAGCCCTCAAAAATATCGCCGGGGGGTCGAAGCAGATGCAAGGGATGCTCGACCTGACGGGGACGCACCTGGCCATTTTCAAGGATGATGTGCAAGCCGTTGCCGATCAAGTGAAGGCAGGCGGCGATCAGATTGCTGGCTGGACGCTGGTCCAGGGCGACTTCAATCAGAAGATGGATGAGGCAAGAGGGGTCATCGAAGCCCTTGGCATCAAGATCGGGTCGGTACTTTTGCCGGTGGTCTCGCAACTGATGGGGTGGTTGACCCCGATGGTTTCCACGATTGGAGATCATCTGGTCGGGGATGTGACCAACCTGGCCGATGCCTTCCAGTCCGTCTTTGATCCGATGAGCCAGGTGCAGAGCGTGGCTAAACCCCTGGCCGATACCTTCGATCATGACGCAGCAATGGTGGACAACTTGACTGGAGCCATGAACCCCTTCCAGCAAGCCATGTTCAATCTCAAGCCGGACCTCGCGGATATCGGCGGGATGTTCAAGACGGTCGGCGATGTCGTCTTCAACCAGGTCATTCCAGCCGTGGTGGGGTTGGCCCAAAAAGTTGAGCCCATCATCACCGATTTCTTCAACTGGGATGAGAAAACCCACTTCATCAGTACCACCCTACACGATCTGGGCGGGTTCGTGAGCGCCGTGGCCGGTGATATCGGCAATGACCTCGTCCCACCCATCAGGGCACTGCTCGGACATCTCGAGAACTGGCTTTCTTCTTCCAACATGATCCATGATGCCCTTGGATTCCTGGCAGGGGCGATTGGGGTTGTCTCCAGTGTACTGGGAACATTGATCGGCTGGGTTGGCGACTTCGTGGGGGGGCTGGAAAAGGGCAATCCCCTGGCGGTGGCACTTGGCATTGCGCTGGTGACGGTTGGCACGGCTATTGCGGGTATCAAGCTGACGGAGTTTGTGCTTGGGCTCCAGAACGCCTTTACGCAGGCTGGCGGACTCAGCGGTATCCTGGAGAAATTTATCAGTGATACCTTCCCCAATCTCGCTCGCTCCCTCGGCCTGGTCAAGACGGCTGAAGTTGAGGTCGGAACCACCGCCGAAACGACGATGGCCGAGGGAGTGGCCACGGGGGCGACGGCGGCAGAGGCTTCCCTCGCGGGTATCGGTACTACTGCCGAAACCACGATGGCTGAAGGGGTCGCTACGGGGGCGGTAGAGTCAGTAACTTCGCTCGCGGAAGTCGGGACACAGGCAGAGATCACCGCCGATACCGTCAAGACCTCCTCACTGAGTATGGCCGCATCCATTGGCTTGATTGGGGGCGCGATTGGACTCGTCCTGGTTGCTATCCCGCTCATCCAACAAGGGCTCGCTGCCACCAAACAGAATATGGATGATACCGCCAAAGGCTTGAGTACGCAGATTGATGCCGCTGCCTCCAAGATTCATGACTCCTTTATCCCGGAAATAGCGAACGTCAATACCATGTCGGTGGCCCAGATCAGTGACATGAAAGCGAAGATCGTCAGTGAATTGGAACAAATCACCGGCAAGAGTCAGAGTGATGCCGAAAAAATGGCGAATGACTGGATTTATGGGACACAACAAATGCAGACCCAGGTGTCTGCCAATCTTGCCACCATGTCACAGCAGGCCATCCAATCCGCGCAGCAACTCGTCAGTGGCGTCGAGCAGGCCCTCGCACAAATGCAGACCAATTCCGCCTCTGATATGGAGAGCATGAAGGAAGGCATCACCTCAGAACTGATCTCAACCTACCATCTCTCCTATAGCACCGCGACCCAGATGTCAAGCCAGTGGAGCGCTGAACTGCAAAAGATGCAGAATGCCTCCCCGCAGCAGATGGCCAGTATGCGCCAGCAGATGATTGATGAGCTTCAGAAAACGCTTGGGCTTTCCACCCAGGACGCCACGAACATGGCCGATCAGTGGATTGCCCAGGTCATGCGTGAGAAAGATCAGACCACCTATAACGTCATGCAACTGCATGACCAGGTTGCCCAACAACTCCAAGATACCGAGCACCTTTCAGCCTCAGCGGCGTCATCGATGGCCGATCAGGTCATTGGATCAGTCCAACATATGAAGGATATGGGCATCTCCGATACCGTCGCCATGAAGATTGCCATCGCGGAGGTCATGCAACAGATTACGGGCAATGCCCAGACATGGGGCGCGGATATGCTCAATGCCTACGCGGCGGGCATTGAGGCACAAATCCCCAACCTCCAACAATCGGTCGGGCAAGTCGCCCACCTGGTGCAGGCCAATCTGGGGTATTCCCTGCCAACGGAAGGAGTCCTGGCACACTCCGATGAGTGGATGCCTGACTTCGGCGACCTCCTTACACAAGGTCTGCTTGCCCAACAGCCAAAGATCAAGGCTGCCTCATCGGTGCTTGCCACCGCATTTGCTCCCCTGTTTCCTTCCGGGGGTCCTCTTCTTCCCTACCTTCCATCTATTGGAGGATACCAGGCAGCTCAGATGGCCGCCTCGAGTGGAGCAGGCGGGGTCATTGAAAATCATGTGTACATCATCCTGGACAGCGAGCAGATTGGACACAGCGTGGTTCGCAATGCCCAACTACGGACAGGGATGAGGGTGTAGAAATGGTAGTTACCACAACAATTGGCTCAACCCCCGTCTCCTTGCTGAATGGTACGCCGCCAAGTCTGCATGATACGCTTGACCAACGCTCAACAATCCGTCTTGTGGTGATTGACAAAACAGGAACACTCCATTTTCAACCCATGCAACCCGTGACTATCACCGATAGTTACGCTGGTCGCCTGTTCACGGGCTACGTCAACGATGCGACGGAAACGAATCTCTCCCCGCAAACCGCGATCACACATACTGTGACGTGTTTTGACCAACACTGGCTGGCCGATAAGCGCGTGGCATCCGGTGCCTCTGACGACGATGCCATGAGCAACCAGTACGCTGGTGATAACGTCGTCTACTTGCTTGCGAACTACCTGGAAGCTGAGGGTGTCACGGCCTCGTATGCACAACGGCGCGAGAGTACGCTCACCGATTTTCAGGCAGGGACACTGACGAATGTGGTGGCGACCGACAACGTTGGTGATGGGGACCTGGAACTCTCGACGCAGGGGACGCCCGCAAGTACGACCTTTGGCAGTGGGTTCCGAGACTTTGTGACGGGCGCGACGCTCTCGAGTGTGGATTGCGCGGCAAGTGGGCAGCCCTTCTCGCAACTCAACCTGAAGGCATATAGCGCACTCAAGTATAGCGGGACCAATGGCTCATCAAGCGCGGGCAATCTCGGCAATACCTACGCCTATTGGGAAGTGTGCAACGACGGCGCCACCGTGATTGCCTCGGGCGATACACTGCAATACGACGTGTGGATTTCCTCAACCAGTCCACTCATTCAAGGGGCCGTCGATTTCACCACCACCGATGGTATTGGCCTACGTGACTTCCCCAATAACACGCAGGCAATGCATGACCAGAACTTTATCAAAGCGCATCCTGGCACCGATCTCTCCGGCTATGCCAACGATCAGTGGTATCACCGCACGATTGATTTGACGCTCATGGCAGGCAAAACTATCTCGCACGTTGATCTCGCCTTTGAGGGCGATACCGGCGGCACGTACCTCGCCTATTTTCGCAACATCTTCGTGTACAACAACAGTGGCGGCGTCAAGAAGACGGTCTTCGATAGCTCGCAACACGCCTATTCACCGCAACAACAGAGCATCAGTGGCAACTACCTGACGACTGATAATGGCTATACCAACCTCTCAGTGATGTTTGTGACGGTCTATGACCAAGTGGGGACCTGGATCAGTCCGGCTCTGAGTATTGATGCCGCCAAACTGGTGCGGGCAAGCCTGCTCAGTTGGACAACGAGCATGGCGGCGACCACAACTGCCGCGAGTCTTGCCAGTGGCATGGCTTCCCCCAATGTGCCTGCCGGTACTACGCTCACCTTGTACACGAGCATCGACAATAAGGCGACGTGGCAGGCAGCAACCTTTGAGTCTCCCATTCCAAATCTCTCTGGTGGCTTCAACGTGACCAATAGGAGTATGTACGTCAAGGCGGTATTCGCCATCGCCAACCCAAGTCCTGAACTCTCACCGATCCTCACCGCTTTGCAAGCGACCGTTTCGAGTTCCTGGTCGCAAGTGAAAACCGATAGCATCACGACCGCAGGAGTCCAGGGAGATTTCAACACCGGCAACTATACGAATACCGCCTGGTATAGTGACCCGGGTGGGGCAAATACGAACCTCTTTCCATCGACTGATGTGGGTGTCACGCTCTCCGGCTATTGGACGGGATGGGATCGGCCTGATGGCACGATTGGCAATGTGACGATCTATACGGCCCTTGCCACCACGAATGTCTATACGTGGTATCGGCAACTCAACATCTATGCGATATCCGGCGGGGATATCCGCGTGAAGCTCAACAATGCACCGAACCTGCAAAACTTTACGGCACAACTGAGTGTGGCTGTGCGTGAAGATGTGAGTCGGGAAAACGGCGTGGGTTTCGTGTATCGCACCACGAACTGGGCCAATGCCAACGAGACGTGGGCCTATACGGTGATGCTGGAATTTAACGCGGGGATGGGTTCCACCTTTTCAGCCACGCCCTTTGTGCATGTGCAACTTGGACGGGCGAATAATGCCGGGACGACCACCGGGACCTATGTCAGTATTGCCGATGTGCTCCTCCCCTTTGTACCCAAAATCAATACCGTCTATACACTCAAAGTCGTCGTGAATGGGAACTCCCATAAGGTCTACGTCGATGACGTGCTGTGGATCAACGCGACCGACAGCACCTGGACAGCCTCCGGCGGATTTGGCATTCGCTACTACAACGCCAGTGGGAATGGCTATACCGGCATCTATGACAACTTTGGGGTCGTGCAAAGTCTGTCCGGCCAATGGGATAACGGCTCAGGTATCGTCCTTGGCTCAGGCATTGGCACGGTCGGCAATTCCCTGGTTGCCTGGGATGCGGATGTACCGTCGGGTGGGACGCTCTCCGCGCTCACCAGCGTGGATGGTGGGGCTACCTGGCAATCGGCGACCAGTGGCAGCGCCATCCCCAACCTGGCACCAGGGACCAATACGGTGGGGAAATCCGTGCGGATCAAGTTCCTCCTTGGAGCCAACGCGCCCATTGTGACCCCCATTCTGAAGGGATGGACCATCTGGCTCACCAAACAAACCAACGCAGCAGGGAGCAGAGTCTCCCTTGGCCTTGACCTCTCAGCCGCCGGGCGTGCCGGGTCCACGCTCGTCAATTGGAATGGGGCAACCCCGCCTGGAACGAACATCTTCATCGATAGTGCGCCTGATAACACCACCTGGACGAACCTTGGCAGTGGCGCACAAGGCAACGCCCAAATCGCAGGCATACAGAGCCAACTCGACCCGATAGATGATACCTTTGACAGCAATACGAGTGGCTTCTATGTCTCGACCTTCCAGACCAATGGGACCACCGCCACCTGGGACTTCTCGACGGCGGTGCCTGCCACCTCATATATCAGTGCATCAGGTGGGACGAATGCGTTCCTCTTGTATAACAGCCTGGTTGCCGATGATATCGACCTGGTGACCGACATGGGGCTCTCCGATGCCGGGGGTCTCGTGTGGCGCTTCGTCGATAGCAACAATTTCTATGACCTGGTGATTGGCGATGCCAGTTCCCCGACACCGAACACCGCGACACTCTGCAAAGTGACCAACACTGTGCGTGCGACGCTCGCGACCGCGACGCTCTCATGGGTACGTGGCGTGCCGCACAGGATATGCGTGCTGATGCTCGGCGGGTCCATGACGGTTTCCTTCGATGGAGTACAACTGCTCACCTACACCGATCACTTCCCACTGGCAGTCGGGCAATGCGGACTGCGTACCAGTACGGTCTCCGGGGCATCGGCGGCGCTCTTCTATCATTTCCGCGTGACGGCCCTGGGCGATAGTGTGGAGGGACTTGTGGCCTGGACGCAGGTACGTCTCACCAGCACCGATCCGACTGCCACGCCGCAACTCTACGATATAACGACCTCGGTGCGTTCTCCCAACATCGGGACAGGGGCGCTCATTCCCAGCACCACGTATAGCGTGCTGAATGGCTCAACCAACACCATTGCCACCGATGTAGATGATATGGCCAAACAGAGCAATTCCTGGTGGAAATTACGGTATGATCCCCTCACCGGTGCATCTGCCTCGATGTTCTTCCAATCGCACACGGCACAACTGGCACCCTTCCTGATTACTGGTGCCGATATTCTGCTGTCAAATAGTCCGGTCACCGTCAATCGTTCCGGTTCGCTCTATCGCAATACGCCCTGGATACTCGGCGGCACGGATACGAGCCTCGTTGCGCCCGAAACCTTCAGGACGGATGGCTTTCGCCGCACGTTTACCTTGCAACATCCGGTCTCCTCACTGGTGGATATTACGGATGGCACGAAGGACTACACCTTTGGCGTGGCCGGTATCGATGTGGGCCGTGACTTCTACTACACCGTTGGCTCCTATGATGTCCCGCAAGATGCAAGTGCATTGACACTTGCCCCTGGTCTTCAGTTGACCTTCACCTATAACGGGCAAACCAATGTGGTCGCCACGGTGAGCAATGCCTCAGAGATTGCCGCACAGGCGCAAATTGAGGGATCAGGCACCGGCATTGTGGAGGTGGCAGAGACGGCGCAAGGACTGACCAGTGCCGCCGCCGCCGCACTTGCCGCTTCACGTGAAACCATGTACACCGCCAAGCCCACGACGATCAACTTCACGACTCCACGAGGAGGGCTGGCGGTGGGACAACTCACGAGTGTCTTCCTGCCTCAACATGCACTTGTCGATTTTGAGTGTCTCATTACAGATATAGTCGTGACGTGGCGCAAGGACAACGGGATACCGGATCGTGGTTTTATCGACGCAACCCCTTACTTTACGATCACGGCAAGCAGCGGCTATCTGATGAATTCGTGGCAAACGACCCTTGCAGGGCTCGGTAGATAGGAGAACACTATGTTTACAATTGCACGCTACGGTTGGCGTCCCGATGTGCCCGACCAAAGAGATCATCTCTACCGCGCCAAGCCACTGGTAGCACTCCCACCAAGCATCGATATGCGGGGGATGTGCCCGCCTGTCTACGATCAGGGGCAACTCGGCAGTTGCACGGCGAATGCCATCGCGGGGGCCATTGAGTTCAATCAGATCAAACAGAGCCTCCCGGAGTTTACCCCGTCACGCCTCTTCATCTACTTCAATGAGCGAGTGATTGAACATACGATCCACAGTGACGCGGGGGCCTCACTGCGGGATGGCATCAAGACGATTGCGAGTACGGGCGTGTGCGATGAGAAGGAGTGGCCCTATGTGATCCGTAAGTTTGCCAAACGCCCGATCCCTGTGTGCTACACGCTCGCCAAAACCGACCTCGTGACCGGCTACACGAGGCTCGACAATACGCAACTTGACCAACTCAAATCGTGCCTGGCTTCGGGCTTTTGCTTCGTATTTGGGTTCACGGTCTATGAGAGCTTTGAAAGTCAGGTAGTCGCGAGTTCCGGCATCGTGCCTCTCCCCGCGTCCCAGGAGACAGTACTTGGCGGGCATGCTTGTGTGGCGGTCGGCTATGACGATGCGACCGGTCGGTTTACCGTGCGCAACTCATGGGGCGCGAGTTGGGGCACGGCAGGCTACTTTACCATCCCGTATCAGTATCTGAGCAGTAGCACACTCGCTGCTGACTTTTGGCAAATAAGCAGCAGCTAGGAAGAGGAGGGGAACGCATGACTTCAGTCATACACGGCTGGCCAACAATTGACGATAATCCACTGGGGATCACCCACGGCGCATTTACGACGAAGCTGATTAATCCGCAACTGTTCACCGACGCGGTGGCACTCGGCGCGTCGCGTGTGCGGTTGCAGTTATCCATGATCCTGATCGAGCCGTCCAGTCTTAATTTCAATTGGGCCTATACCGATGATGCCTTCCAGAAGGCCAACGCCGCCGGGTTGCGGATTACCTTTCCCTTGCGTGAGTTGAATGTCAAAGGCCCGACCAGCCCATCGTGGGCGGATTATTCCTCTCCGTGCAATCCTGGGGTCTCGTACTGGTTTGGCAAGGAGAGTAATTGGGCCGACTTTGCTGCAAAGTTTTGCCGCCGCTATAGTGGTGACGGCAACCCAGAAAACGCGATAGCGAATGATGGAAGTAAGCGACCCATCTGGGTGGACAACATCGAAGTTGGGAATGAAGATTTCGATACCCACGGCGATCTGGTGAATTGCCGTAACCCCATGCGCTACGTGCTGATGGCGAGAACCGTTGTGCCACGCATGCGCCTGGCTGTCTCGGCGGGCGGCGGCGGTTGGACACGAAGAATTGGGACATGGGGATGCTTCTGGCAGGATCAGACGCACATCAAAAACGTGTATAACACCCTCGTCAATCCACCCACTGATGCCACCTACAATCCCGGCGGGGATCATACCGATGTACTCACCCTCTTTGATTATGTCAACTTCCACAATTATCAGGTACCGGCCTACGGGGGAGGCTCCGCCCCCTATCGCATCGATACGGAACTGGACGACATCCGCGCGATCCTGAACGCCAATGGGCATGCCCTCATGCCGATCTGGTGTACCGAGTTTGGGCAAACCGGCCCAGCCGGTGGGGCATCGCCGCAATCGCAGTCAGACTACTACAACACGAGCGGCGGCCTGGGCGCGCTCCGGACCCTCAAAAATCATGGTGCGCAGCACGCCGATCTCTACACATGCTCCTATGACGCGCCAAATGGTGGCTATCTCGGTGATACCAAAAGTATTGCCTGTCTCACCAGTGGCGGGACGCCCGTCCGTTTCCAGGCGTTCAGTACGGTGCAGACCTTCCTCAAAGTCGATAACGGCGCATGGGCCGCACGCGCCATTCCGCTCGGCTTTGGGAGTAGCGGCGGCGGCGGAACGGGCAGGTTTACCCTCACGCCCTCGACACTCTCCTTTGCCGCGACGGTCGGGGCGGGCAATCCCGCATCGCAACCCATCACCATCGATACTACTGGCACGCTCGACGGTACCTGGGGATTGGCAATCACCGGCGGCGCATGGCTCACGGCCTCCTCCTCGTCTGGTGCACTGAACGCGGGCGCAAGTACGAGCGTGAACCTCACCGCCGCAACAGGGAGCCTCACCGCCGCAACCTATACCGAGACGGTGACCGTGACCTTTACGCCAACGGGGCAGTCGCCGCTCACCGCGACCTGTACCGTCACCTTTGTGGTGTCGTCCTCCAGTGGCACGGTCTACTTTGCGAACCCGGGTGATAACCTCGTGACGAAGATCAACGCGCTAGTGCCTGGCGATACGCTCAACTTGAACGATGGAAGCTATACCGAAACACATTTGATGCTGATCTCTGGCGTGCATGGGACATCTGCACACCATATCACCATCCAAGCAACCAATGATGGGAAAGCCGTGGTTGACGGAAAGAACACCGGGTCGAATTATCCCTTGTATATGGCAGATAGTACCTATGTCGATGTGCAGAGCATTATCTTTCAAAATTCTGGACCTGGCTCCGTCTATGAGTTTTTCGGCGCGACAGGCGGCGGCGTGAGCAATGTCAACATCCGGCGCTGCTCCGGCTATCACGCGGCTGGTGGCAACGACCACATCTATAACTTACTTGGCCCTGGCCTCAGTAATATCCTGATAGAAGATGGGGTCGCAAGTGGCCCTGGTCGCTATATGTTTTCGACGTATCACAACTCGACCATCATCTTCAGGCGCTGCTTTGCCTACTGGAATAAAATTACCGATACCGCGCAAGAACCACGCTCGTGTTTTAATACCTATGGCAGCGATCATGTGACCTGGGAAAACTGTTATGGCATCAATGCCATCCCCTATCAAGCTGAAGCCCAACAAAATTATTACTCCGCGACCTTTCAAACATCGGATTCGACGAGCTTGCCAGATACAGCAACACAAGTGCTTGGCTGCATTTTCGTCAACAACTACGAAGGCTATTACTTGAACGATCTAGGCGTTGGCAGTACGACCTTCAAGGATTGTTACTTTGAAACGCCGCCACCGGCCAATACGAGCTTCACGAACAAAGTCTTCGGAGACGGTTTCTATGACAATGGCAACGCGGGTAGCCATACGATCACCAATTGCACGTTTCGCAACTGCGTCACCGGGCTCAATCTCGCCTCCGGCAGTCAAGCCATCCCAGTGCTGAACAGTGTGTTCGTCGGCAACAAGACGGCCATCACCAATGACAACAGTCATACCTTCTGCGATTTCTTCGATAACACGGCCAACGGTGTCGCGCTCGCTGCCTCTGACCTCTCCGTTGATCCTGGGTACAACATCACGCTCTATGGACGCGGCGGCGCACTCTTTATTCCGAGCAGTTCGGCACTGGAAGGCGCGGGATCGGGCGGCGCGGATATCGGCGCGAATATTCTCTACCAGTACGTGAATGGGACACTCACGACCACGCCACTCTGGCCGTGGCCAATGGAAGGCCGGATCATGGCGGAACTCGGGATCAGTCCGACGTTTGCCGCAAATGGGGGCCTCTTCCTCACACTGTCAGGGCTCTATACGGGGGGTAGCGGTGGAGGTGGAGGAGGGAGCGGAGGTACCCTGACTGGCGCATTCACCGCCCTTGGAGCCGGAACCAGTGTCAATCTGACGGCGCTTGGTACGGCTGATTGGATGCATACCGGACTCACGAGTGCGTCCAGTGTGGATCACAAGAGTACCGGCGGATCGCAGATTACCGCGCCATCCATCGTCGGGAGCGGCACGCCGGTGCAGAATACCATGGCCATCGTCTCGGCATCCTGGTCCGATGGCACACCTGATAGTAGCGCGGCCAGTACGACCACCGGGAGCAAAATGCTGCCAGGGCCTATTACGGGCTAGAGGGAGAGAACGATGCCGCCACATGTCATGATCTGCGCACTGGAAAACCACTCCTATACCCAGGTGATCGGGAACAGCAACTTTCCCCACATCACAGCGCTCGCTGCTGCCTATGGCAATTGCACCAATTACTTCGCGGTGACCCATCAATCACTGCCAAACTACATGGCGATCTGGTCGGGCGATGATCAGTGCGTGGAAGATTCCTTTGTCCCCGGTGCCGGACTCGCGGGCGCGACACTTGCCGATAGCCTGGACGCGGCGGGGATTGGGTGGAAACACTATGCGGAGAACTTACCGAGTGCCGGGTATATTGGCCCAGATAGCGGCGGATTTGTGCAGCATCACTGCCCCTCGGCCTATTTCAAGAGCTTTATTGGCAATACGACCGCCTATAAGCAGGCGCACCTCGTGAACTACACCAATCTTACCACCGATCTCACTGCCGGGACGGTGCCACCATTTGTCTTTATCCAGCCAAATAACGCGCACAACGGGCATACCGATCCGACCAACTCAAGCGACGGGTGGGTGCAAGGATTTGTGACGCTGGTGCAAGGCTCGTCCTGGTATGCAGCGGGTGGCATGATTATCCTCTGGTATGACGAGAGTCACCCGGATACTGACAATGCAGGCATCGGTGACAAGGGATGCGCAAGTGCCTATCCGGGTGGCGGGAAAACCGTGTGTATCGTCATTTCTGCTGCCAACGCCAGCATCGCCCCCATGACCTCCAATATCAATTCGTACGGCATCCTGCGCGGTATCGAAAAGCTCTATGGCCTGCCCTTCCTCTTGAAGAGTGCTCACACGATTGACGGCGATCTCTCACCACTACTTGGTGTGGGTGTGTCTCCACCTCCACCACCTCCACCCCCACCACCGCCAGCAGGCTTTACCGTGACCCCGACCGCGCTCAACTACACCGCGACCGTGGGTGGTGGCAATCCGGCCAACCAAAATCTGACACTGCACAATACGAGCAGTTCAGTGAGTGGCACGTGGGCACTTGTCTTCTCTGGCGGATCGTGGCTTTCTGCTGCAAGTACATCCGGCACGCTGAATGCGGGCATCTCGTTTGTGGATGCCGTGAGCGTGAGCATTACTGGTCTCACTGCCAACACCTACACCGAAACGGCGACCTTTACGTTTACACCGTCGTCTGGCGCACCCATTGTGGTCCCGGTGACCGTGACGCTGTTCCTCTCCACCACACCACCGCCGCCACCGCCGCCACCCCCACCGGCGACCGTTTCAAATCTTGGCAACGGCTTCACCTTGACCGCGCCCGCCGATACAACGCCTCGCACGCTCGAGGTGTACTGCGATGTCGATAGAGGCACGGCCACCTTTGCGGCCTCGCTTTCAGATGGAAGTGTGCCCGACTTTTATGATAGCTCGCTCTCCAATATGTCCGGTGTGTCCGCTGGCCAGTATGCGCTTTCCTACCAGGCGGGGAGTCCAGGGAAACTCCTCTCGGTGACCTACGTGCTGGAAAAAGGATTGACCACTGGTGTGGGAGTGTCCTCTGATACCTATAACCGAGCCAATCAAAGCGGACTCGGCACGGCGTCTGACGGCGAAACCTACAGCCTGGTGAGTGAAAACGGCACGCCCGCCTGGAGCATTGTGGGCAATGCGGGACAGATGGCAGGGAGCGCCGCCAGTAGCGGGATTGCACTGCTTGGCACGCACACCCTACAGGACGGCGAGGTGCTTGGTATCGTGAATCTTTCCAATCTCGCCAATTCTGGCGGCCTGGTGATGCGTGCGACGGCAGGTGCCGCTTCCTACTACGCTGCCGTACTGACAGGCTCGACGATACAACTCATCTATATGACCGGCGGCGATGCCATCGTGCTCACCAGCCAGCCAGCCACGCTCAAGGTGACCACGTCGTATCTGCTGCGGTTTCGCATTGCGAAAAACTGCCTGTGGGCCCGCTACTGGCCAAATGACGGGTCGTCCGAGCCAAAGAAGTGGTCGGCATTCAAGGTGGACAGCCATCTCACACAAGCCGGACTCTCCGGGCTACGTGGGAGTATCGCAACCAGTTCTGATACCGTGCTCTTCGATACCTATAGTACCCTTGACCTCTCGACTCCTGGCGATCCGTCGTCAGTCTCGCTCTACTCGGCGGCGCTTGCGGGTGCACCCATGAACTCGCCCGGGACGCTTCCGGGGCAAGTCTTTGTGAACGGGGTGTCGAACTACATCTTTGGCACCAATATGAGCACCGACTTTGCCGCCACTACCGTGCGCAATACGCCTGCCATTCAGAGTCAGATCAAGGCGGCAGGCTTCACGATCATGCGCTGCGCCATCCCCAACGGCTCAAGTAACGCCTATATCGACCTCACCGCAGCCGCGTGCAACGCCTGCGGGACGGTCATGCTGGTCATTCTCTCCGATACGGATAATGTGTGGAACCAGAGTCTCGTCACCTATCTTGGTAGTCGCTGCTTGTTGTATGAGTTTGGCAATGAGCCCGATCTTGCCATTGCCGGAGCCACCTACCTTGCGAACTGGAACAGTTTCATTCCGGTGTTACGAGCACTCAACACCGGTGCGGCCTTCATCGGACCTGCCCTTGGTGTCTTTGCCAACGTCAACACCTATCTTGTCCCCTGGCTCCAGGGGTGCGTCACCAGTGGGGTGATGCCATCGGCTATTTCCTACCACGTCTATCCCTGCACCAGTTCCACGTGCGATCAGACCTGCTGTACCCCGCTCTCCGGCAATTTTGCGCGTGATGCCGCGACGCTACGAGCGGCGATTGCGACGGTCACGCCACTCTCTCTCCCGATTTGCTTGACCGAGTGGAACATCGATGCCAGTAACCCGCAGAAAGCCTATACGCAGCAGAACCCCTTCAATACGACCTGGACGGAAGCGGCGATGGAGAGTATGGTCGCCGGGCACCTGGATATGGCCTGCCAGTGGGACGCGGCGGGCAACGCGGGCGGCGGCACCGATGACTTGATCTCGACGCAATCGCCCTACCCACAACAGGTGCAGTACGCGCCGATGGTGGTCGAAATCGCGAAATACCTGGGCAATAGTTCGCCCCCGCCCGCGAACGGTTCGCTTGCGGTCACCTCCACCACGCCCACCGGGTCGATCAATCTCACCCTTGAGACCGGTGATTGGGCCCACTGGGGCTATCCTGGCGCGTTTGCGTATGAGCATAAAGCGGGAGTCACCCCCACCATCAGCAATTTTACGGAAATCGGCAGCAGTGCCATGAGTCAGGATACCGCCACGCCGATCACCTATGTGTGGACGGATGGGACCCCGGACGGCAGTGTGACGACGACAACTGGGTGTACGGTCGTGGGCGTGGCGAACGGCTTCTACCTGACGGCGCCTGCAGATACCACCTCGCGCACCCTGGTGCTCTACGTGGAGGCAAAACTCGCACAAGGGCAACTCACCGCGACACTTTCCGATGGCAGTGCCGCTGCCTTCATCGACAGTTCGCTCAACGATACCGGTGGGGGTGGCTCTATGCTGCGGTACGTGATCGTCTACAATGCGGCAAGTCTCTCGCAAACGCTCACCGTGCAGTGGACGATGCTGATGGATTACGGCGTGGCAAGTGGACTCACGACCTATTCAAGCGATACGATGACCCGCGCCAATCAAACCAATTGGGGCACCTCGTCCGGCGGGGAAACCTGGACGAAGACCGATGTAGTGGGGACGACAGCAGCCTCCATTGTGAGCAACATGGGGCAAGTCACCGCCTCCTCCGGCAGCCCGTCAGAGGTCGCGCTGTTGGGGACACAAGTACAAGCGAATGCCGAGAGTTATGTCGAGTGGGAAGTCTCCAGCATCCTTGATCAGCCAAGCCTCGTGCTGCGTGCGACGGCGACGAACACCTTCTATCGCGCCTGTGTGACCGGCGGCAATACGCTGGAACTTGATCGCAATGTGGCGGGCGCGGTGAATATGCTCAAGAACACGGGTGTTGCCATCAGTCCGAATACGCTCTACGCCATGCGTTTTCGCATCAATGGCTCTAATTATTATGTCAAGCATTGGCTGAAAAGTGGGAGCGAACCGGCGGGTTGGTCAATCACCGGCACCGATAGCGGCGCGACTGCCATTACCGGCGCCGGGCAATGGGGCATCAGAACACGCGTCAACGCCCCATCCGATACGATCAAGTACCAGAATTTCAGTGTGACCAACTTTGGGACGGGTGGTGGTGGAAGTGCCGGAAGTATTGGATTGCATGCAGCGACAGCGCCAAGCGTCGTGGTGAGTCCTCCACCGCCTGGGCCACCTCCTCCACCTCCACCTCCACCGCTTCCCCCGCCGCCTGGACCACCTCCCGCGCCCGTGGTCGCGATTGTGGTGAATGCGACTGATGCCAGTTCGCAGCCGTTTAAGGGCTTTGGCGTGCAGCAGGATGCGTATAACGGGTCCTGGCTGCATGTGGCAAACGGGCAGATCGTCAACGATGCGGGAAAGCCTGTCTTCTTGCGCGGACTCAATACGGCAGGGTTGGAATATGGGAATGGGACGGCAGGTTTCACCCAGGCCCGCATCAACGCCTTTGCGAGCAATTTTTCGATGAACCTCTGGCGCGTGTGTATCAACGTCTCCTGGTGGAACAACAACGTGCTGATGCCTGATGGGATCACGCACTATAAGGATTGGATACAGACGGTCATTGGGTGGATGAAGGCGGCGGGGAACTACGTTGAGATTGACCCGACCAATTACTGTACCATTCCACCGCAACAGAGCGGGCAGCAGTGTAGTGATCTTGGCAATCCGCCTTATTCGACCTCCGATATGTTCAACCGCGCAAATGCTACAAGCACCTGGGGGACGGCTTCCAGCGGGAAGGTATGGGTACAGAAGGCTGGGCTCAGTAGCTATCTCTCTCTCAGTAGTGGAGAGGGGGTCATTTCGACTGGTGTGTTTGACTTTGTTGACATGATCCTGGGAACAGAGACGATTGCTGATACTGAAGCACTCGTGCGCCTGGCAATCAACGACCCGACGAATAACCCGTTCGCCGGTATTCTGCTCCGCTATACCGACGAGAATACCTACTACTGGGCACAGATCAATGGCGGTCATACGTGGCTAGGGAAGCTGGTAGCGGGAGCGAATACCACTCTGGCAAATTCGGCTCTTACACACACGAGCGGCCAATTCTACTGGATGCGTTTCAACGTCACGGGTACGACACTCAAGGTCAAGACCTGGCCCGACGATGGGAGCCCAGAGCCAGGAAGTTGGGAGATCACCGTGACGGACAGCGCACTCACATCGGGATATATGGGCCTTACTGCATCCTCGAGCGTTTCGCCCAATGGGGCGCAGTTTGATACCTTCACAGCAGGCACACCGGTCACTGCCTGTATTACGAGCCAGGATACACAGAATAATCCACCCTGGACGGATGCGCAAAAACTGACGGCAACTACTGCCTTCTTTAGCGACTTCATTGCGAACTATTACCCGAGTGATCCCGCCATTCTGTTTGACTCGCTCAACGAGCCGACCGGCTTTGCAGACCAATACAGTGCCAACGGGACGGTGATTGCTGCGATCAGGGCACTTCAGCCACATTCGCTCATCTTCATCTATTCGGCCTCCCTTGCCGGTATCTACGCCGGGGCAGAGCCAGATTACCCTGAGCCCGACCTGGTATGGGATTATCACCTCTATGACGATTACCCGTCAAATACCTGGCAGAACAAGATCATCAATAATGAAGCGAGTGGCTGGCCGTTTGCCCAGGCACACAATAGAGGCGTGAGTATCGGGGAATGGAATGCCAACATCACCAATGACCCGGGTGGGTTTGCGGCAGCCATTGCCAGCCTTGCCACCACCTCTGGCTTTGCGACGACGTACTACCAGGCGGGCAACGTCCTCTCTGGCGATAATGTGACCGTGACCGCCGAGGGCCTGCTTGTGCAAACACCGGCCTTTGGAGCTATTGCGACTGCCGAGGCGGAGGTGGCACCAGCATCCGGGACCGGCGTGTCGTCTGGTCCCGCGTCGCCGATTTCACCCACGCAGCGTGCCCTCATCAATAGCAGGCTGGCCTTTATGAACCCACCGATCATCAGGACAGCAGCCACCTCCGTCGCCTGGTGGTGCCCCACCGGCGTGGTCGGTACCTATGATTTCACGAATGCGCTGATGCAGGAATGGTATGCCGTCTTTGAGAATGCCCAGGCCCAAGGTATCGATGTGATCGTGAGCGTGAACTCGCCCGCGCCCTTCACGCTCTTATCAAGTGGCTGGTGTACGGCCTTTGCCGATTTGATCGATCACCTGGTCAACACGCGTGGCTACACCTGTATCACGTATGTGAGCGGGCTCTCTGAGCCGGATACGTTCTGAGAGAGAGGAAGAAAGGAGGAAGCAAACATGTCGTATACACTCTTACCAGGGCAGTCATTCTTGCCATCGGGCATTTCCAACTATGCGTTAGGCATGGTCACCACCGGCCCCTATCTCTCGCCGAACTTCCTGGACTCAAGCGCGATCCAAAGCCTGGTCAAGGCGGCAGGCACGACCGTGGTGCGTGTCTTCACCGATGACCTGGGCACAGACTCGGATGCGACACTCGACACCTACTACACCGCCATCACTAACGCGGGATGTGTGATGCTCGTGAACCTGCAACATCCGTGGGATGACGCCCGCTGCCAGCATATCGTCACCCACTACGGGTCGCGCTGCTTGTTGTATGAATTTGGCAATGAACCAAGTCTCTACACGTCCCCAACGGTCTCAACCACGCAGTATAACTCGTACTGGACTACCACCATCCCGCATTTACGTTCGATTAACGCGGCGGCAGCGTACATGGGTCCGGCCATCATCGTGGGGGACCCTGGTGGCTACCTGTCCAGTTGGCTGACTGCCGTCGTTTCTTCGGGTATCCTCCCTGATGCCGTCAGCTTCCATATGTACTGCTCAGATACCTCGGAAACAAAGGAGATGGCACTTGCCGCCTATTACTATGTCTATACCGAGGATATCCGGCAGCAGGTGACGACGGCACTTGGACACGAGGTAGCGATCTGCCTGACGGAATGGAACTTCGATAGCGGGTTTCCCCCTGGCGCATGGGGGACTGATCCCACGTTCATGATCCCTTTCACAACGAACGCCTGGGGGGCTATCACAGCGGCAGGCCCGGCCCTTGCCTGCATCTTCAATATCTGTAGCGGCGCGGGTGGAGGTGGTGGCCTGCTTGACCTGATTGACTCGGTGACCCAGGCCCCACGTCCCAATGGGCAATACAGCACGCTTGCTAGCCTGTTTGCCGCTGCCCAGCATGCGCCGGTGACGCCACCGCCCGTGCCGATCAGCGCCTACGCTTCCGTCATCCAGGCTGATACGCCGCTCTGGTACGGACGCGGGGATAGCCGTGATGTGAGCGGGAACGCGCATAACGGCACGATGGTCGGGTATGTCGAACTGGGGCAAGCCGGACTCCTGCCCTACGATCCGATGACGAGTATGAACTTCGGGGGCAGTGGCTATATCAGCGTGCCCACAGCTACCCTGCCAACGGGGGCGCATGCCTGGTCAATGGAATGCTGGTTCTTGTGGCCAACACTCGAGCTCACCAACTACGATGGCTTGATGGACATGGGAACACGCGTTTCTACAGAAGAGGTCTCCTTCTATTACGACCAGGTGAGCGGCAAGCTCTCCAATGGGACATTTGGGGACGTGGACGTAGAAGCAACGCCAGCAGTCGTCGCGAACCAGGTCTACTACGGGGTCATTACCTACGATGGAACGACGAGCACGATTGATCTGTACAGTTCGCTCGGGCGTGTGAGCACATCTGCTGCACGCACCATCAACCTGGTCCAGACCCATGCAGGCATCGGGGGGACGGCGAATGTGGCCGTGCCGTTTACCGGGCGCGGGCAGGAGTTCGCCTTCTATGGCTACGCGCTTTCGGGAACGCAGAAAGCGGCCCACTACGCGGCAGGCACGACACCGCCGCCGCCATCCTTTGGGTATGCGAACTACAAAAACATCATTGAACCCAACCTGGTGGCGGCACTTGCCGCGAAGAATCTCTTGAACGTGGTTTCCCTCATCGGGCCGGAAACGACGATGCAAAATGATGCCTGGCTCAGCAGTGCCGCCGCCGATCTCTCCGGCACGCTGGAAGGCTACATCCGGCATGCTTTCCCGACGGGTGCCACCGATATCAGCAGTGGGGGCATTGAGGTGGCAATGGATACTCTGGTTCCGACCATCTTAGCGCATGACCCAACAGGCATCGTCCTGCAGGGTGAGATGGGGTCGGGCTACTACGGGCCTGGGCCGCAAGTCGCGGGCTATCAGTACGGCGTCGAAATGACCGATTTCGCGGTGCAGTTGGCACGTGCGAAGATGAGTGCCTTCATCGCCTACCTCCTCGACGATGACATGACGGGCACCATGTGGGGCATGTGGAAGCTCACCGATCCACTGGGCGGCGCTCCACTGCGTCCCTGGTTCTTCCCATGGTCGCTCTTGTGCAAGAGCATTGCCGAGGGAAGCACGCTCTACGCGCCAGCACAGCCCTCGACCAATGATCTGCGGGTGCTGGCGGCAGAGAGCCCACAAGGGGCCTGGACGTTTGTGCTCGTCAATCGTGCTGGTGGCGCCCGTACTCTCCGGCTGTCCGTTCCATTCGCGCCACCAGCCACTCAGACCTTGCAGCAGTACATCTATGCAGAGGCCGTGCCACGCGTAGTGGATGGCAATGGCTTCCCGCTACCGGCAGGGACGATCACCGCGAACCTGGCGCGTGGGTTCAGCGTACCGATGGCGGGCAATTCCGTGCTCATTTTGACGCAGCAGACGGCGACGCAAACCACGATCTATAACGTGAAGCGTCCACCCCTTCAGAAACGGAGATAGTGACCACGTCAGAACAAGGCGAGAGGAGAGAGAGATGCCACCACAAGAAGAGTCGAGTCGAGTACTGGGTTCGCAAGACATCCGGCCAATCCCAGACCCGACCGTGCTCACAACGGCAGCGAGTCTGCGGTTGGAGGAGATGCTACGCAACTTGATACAAGTAGAGATAGCGCACCAGGCTGCCTTGTTTACTGAGAAACTAGCGACCATCGAGACAAAGTTTGAGACACGGTTTGCGATGCTTGATACCCGCACCGCCGAGCAGAAGAAAGACACGAAAGATGCTCTAGACGCGGCACTTTCCGCAGCCAAAGAAGCCGTCGCCTCGCAAACGGCTGCCAGCGAGAAGAGCATCACCAAATCAGAGACGGCGACGATTGAGCGGATTAAGGCAGTCGAAACACTGCTCGCTACCTCAACCAAGGCGTCAGACGATAAGAGCGATGACTTGAAAAGCCGCATCGTCGCCATTGAGGCGGTGAAACTCGGCAATATGGAACAGACCACCGCGCAACGTGAGCGAGGTCTGGAGACACGTGGCAGCATGGCCAGCGTCATGAGTATTGTGATGGCCGTGATCGCCGTTGCCAGCATTATTATTGCGATTATTGTTGTACTCAAACCATAAGAAAGGAGTCATTCTCATGCATCTTGACCTAGCTATCGCGTTCCAACTCGTGATCCTGGCATTCATCGCCTTATACTGCCTACTTGGTGCGGGCTACCCAGGCTACGTAGGGCGTGGAACAGGCGGGCATGGCTACATCCTGTGGTTCATCGTCGGGATTGCCGCCATTGTGACGGGCGTCTTGCTCGTCATCTGAGAGAGATTCCCTCTTTCCTTAGAAAGAGGAGAGGAAAGAAGTCAAGCAGTAAGGAGAAGAGGAAAAAAATGGCAGGTTTAACGACACAGGCACAAAACAACATTTTAAATTGGATGAAAGGCACCACGTGGCCAACATCAGCCGCATGGGGCGCGGCACCGACCACTGTCTACGTCGGATTGTTCACGACCGCACCGACCACTGATGCATCAGCCTCCTATACAGGAACGGAGGTATCGGGCAATAACTATTCGCGTGTGGCCGTGACCACATCCTCCGGCTGGTCAGCCATTAGCGGCGGCTCAACCACACCCTCGCAAATTAGCAATGCCGGTGTGATTACCTTCGCAACCCCATCAGGCTCATGGGGAACTATACTGGCAGTCGGTATATTCGATGCCGCAACGAATGGTAATTTATTGTGGTGGGCGACTATTACTTCACAAGCAATTGCATCAGGAGTCGTTGCCAGTTTCGCAATTGGTGCTTTAGTTTTGACAATGGATTAGTTGATAATTAGTAGAATACAGAAGGTGGTGCTAGAACAGTCTACCGCCTTCTGTCCACTCATCTAGGGGCTTGTTGCAAGTTCGTGAGGAAAAGAGTTTCCGTATGAGGAAGATGATGCCGGTGAGCGTACCCGCTAGCAGGCAGAGAATGGCGAGCCAGCCAACGAGCCAGATGCGGAAGAGTCGCGTGTCTTCGTCCATGTCAGTTCCCTTCTGTGCCGTGTGTCTCGTACAGTATAGCAGTAGTGGGAAGGGGCACCTATGACCGCGCTCACGACGAACGGTTCGGCACAAGCGGCAACCACGCTCGCTGCTGCTGGCAAGATGTTTGCGGCGACGGGTGGGACGGGTGGGAATACCTCAACCAAGGTCGCCAAGAACACGACCTATGTGCAGATATTTGCCATTGGTACGACGACGACACAAGCGGGGGTCGGGAGTATCCCTGCGCCGACGGATAGCAATTTCGCGGGTTGGATATGGGATGTGACGACCCTTGAAGGGCAGCGCATCGCGGCGGGGACCTGGACGCCGACCTTCCACATGCTGGCCTCCTCTGCCGGCACGATTACCCCGACCGTCCAATGGTTCAAACGGTCATCGGCGGGTGTGTATACCTCCATTGGATCGGTCACCGGGTCCTCGCTCGTGCTCACTTCTTCCGCACAGGCACTTACCTTCACGCCCCCGTCCCTGGCACTCATGGACTTTGCCGTGGGTGACAAGTTCTGCATGTGGTTATGGGTCGATATTACCGTGGCCGGTGGGAGTAACTCTGGCACGATGTCGGTCGTGGAGGCGATCAGTGGGAGCACCACGGGTACCGCATCAGAGGCTCAGGCCGTCACACCGGGGTACGCCCCATCGCCAGTAGCACTCACGGCCACGCTTGCAGGAGTAGGGACGCTCTCATCGTCGTGCTATCGCACCACGATCCTGGCCGATAACCCGCTGTACTACAACCGCGCTGGCACGGCTGACTTGGGAAGTCTGGGACATACCGCCACCATCCACGGCGGCGTCACGACCGGGCAGGCAGGCCTCCTGGTCAGCGATGTGCAGTCAAGCGACCTCTTTAATGGCTCGACCGGCTTTCTCACCGCGTCAGATACGGGGTTGCCGACAGGGGCCAGTCCGTGGAGTATCGAGATATGGATACAGTCTACCAATTTAACAGGTGACCATTCTATTCTCGACTTTGGGACAAGTTCGGGACTCAATTGGGCGGGTATCTATAGCGCCGCCGATCAATTCGTGGTGGGATCGTGGGCAAGCGGAGTCAATGCAAGTGCGCATGGCATCACGACTGGAACGACGTACTACGTCCTTGGCACATTCGATGGCACGAACACCTCCCTGTACGTGGGCAATCTCTCGACAGGGGCATTCAGTACCTACGGGCCTGTCGCCATCGCGTTCAGTGTCGTGCTCTCTGGTCTCACCATTGGCGCAGATTCCGGTGGCGCCTATATCAGCGGGAATGCGCAAGAACGCGCCATCTATGGCGCAGCACTCACCGTCACGCAGGCAACGGCACACTTCCTTGCTGGCATCCAGGCGTTCACCCTCTCAACTGCGCTCGCCGACACCCTTGCTGGCGTGGGGACACTCACCGGGACGCTGTCGTTGTTAGGAGTAGCACTCACAACGACAGCGGCCGGGACTAGTCTTCTGACCGTCTCTTCCCCAACGCTTGCCACCGCGCTCACGACGACAGAGGTCGGCAGTGGGACGCTTACCGGGACACTGTCGACCTCATTGACCCTGGGCGGTGCCACTGCCACCGGCGGTGGCACGCTTGCCGGCACGTGCTCGCTCTTCACGGCCCTCTCTATGACGATCATACCGGGTGCGGGCATCCTCACCCCAACGATGAAAGCCGCCTACACGCTGAGTGGGGGCACACTCACCGGGTCGGGAACGTTGTCGGTCTCCGCCCCGACTCTTGCGACAGCCCTCGCGGTCGAGTGCGATGGGGTGAGCAATCTTACCCCAACCATGATCGCGAGTTTTACCTTATCCGGTACCACGTTGCCAGGCATCGGTCAGCTTTCCATCTCCGCACCATCCCTTACCACTGTACTGGCAGGTGAATGTGACGGGAGTGGAGCACTGTCCGGGCAGCTTGACGCTACCTACATGATGAGCGGTGGCACGATGGATGGTATGGGGCAACTGTCCGTCACGGTCCCCACACTCACAACAGCACTCTCCGTTGAATACGATGGGGTTGGGATGCTCTCACCGACCATTTGGGCGAGTCTCTCGCTCGCTCTTACAGAGATAGATGGCATCGGTATGCTCTCTGTCGCTGCGCCTGCACTCACGCCGCCGCTCATGGTGGAATGTGATGGGATTGGAACGTTCTCCCCTACACTCTCGGCTTCGTACACACTCTCCGGTGCGGAAATGGATGGAGTTGGCACGCTCACGTGCATCACCAGCCTCTCGGCTGCACTGGCGGGTGAATGCGACGGCGTCGGGGCATTTCAGGCGACGCTGTCGGTCTCAGGGAGCAGTATCGCGCTGTCAGCTGAGTGTGACGGGGTTGGGACGCTTGTGGGCACGCTCTCCGCGACGGTTGCACTTGCGATTGAGTGTGACGGTAGCGGGACGCTTTCGGCCTCGCCTTCCCTCTCCACGGCACTCATGAGCGAATGTGGTGGGGTGGGTCGGCTTTTCGCCATAGTAGCAGTGACCACCGCACTTGCAGTCGAGTGTGATGGCATGGGGACCTTCACCCCGATACTCGAGGCATCCGTCCCGCTCAACCTGGCACTCACTGGAAGCAGTGCGCTCTTCCCCACGCTCTCACTGACGACCATTCTTTCCGTCAGTCTCGCGGGTGAGGGGATACTTGCCGGGACGCTCTCACTGCTGACCGCTCCACTGGGTATGACGCTTGCCGGGACTGGCACACTCGCAGCCACGCTTGAAGCATCAACCGCCCTGACCGCGCTCATTTCAGGCAGTGGGCAGCTTGCCGGAACGCTTGCACACATCACGGCACTCGCCTGTCTGTGCGCGGGAGTGGGCACACTTACCGGGACATACTCACTCTCGGTTGCACTGTTCCTCACGTGCGCCGCTCGCGGGACGTTCGCCTTCATGGTCATTTCCAGGACGGGTGTGCTTGCCCAAGGCAGGAGTGGAAGTGGAACAGCGACAGGTCAAAGTGGAGTGCCTGGCGTGAGCAGTATCGGTGGGAGTGCTACGGCTCGTGGGCGCGATGGGAGTGAAACCGCTCTCGGTCGTAATGGCATACTTCATTAGAGAGAAAGGAAAAAGAAAACCATGCCCATAAGTCCGTGGTATAAAACCACCCATGTCACCCAGACGGCTCCACTCTGGACAGAGAACATTGTCACTGATTCAGGAACCGAGAACCTGTTCGGTCTTGATGACGATGATCTCTCTCTCTTTTTTACCAATACCAGTAACGGAGTCGAGACGCAGGGCGCGGGTACCCTGCACATCACCCAGGCCAATCCTGGCATCGTCACCTACCAGGTGGCCAGTGCCGATGTCGTGGTCGGGATGTACCGCGTCACGCTCTGGATCACCTTTACGAATGGCCCCCAGCCTTTCCTATTGGGCATCTGGGATGTCATAGCATAGTGCTGTTATGAAAGTCAAATACCCCATGAATAAATTCAGGGGCTTGCAGCTAGGCGCGTCCTGCTACAGTAGGCACTTTGACGGGTGCCCGAGAGATATTGATGGCAGCATTGATGTCAGCGTTCATCGACATGCCGCACTTGACACAACAGAAGGAGACTTGACTCTTGCGGTTCTCTTTCGCACAGTGCCCACAAGCAGAGCACGTTCGAGACGTATTGCGGGGGTCTACCGTGTGTAACGACACACCAGCAAGAGCAGCCTTATACGAGAGGAATTGACGAAGTTAAGCAAAGGCCCAGGATGTAAAGCGATTGCGCTGAGAACGTCTAACCGTGCTATCGGTGCGTTTCCGAATGTGCCTGAGTTCTTCAATCGCTATTCCTTGTTTGTTGGCCTTTGCTTTCGCAATGATCCGTTTGGAGATCACATGATTGGTATTGCGCTTGAACCTGGCTTCTTTGCCAGAGAGCTTCTTGAGATGCCGTTTGGCGGATTTCGTGCCGCGCTTTTGCAAACGTTGACGCAAGGCGTGCATACGTGTACGCACCTTCTCAACCTGCTCACCGCTAAAGGTGTCCCCGTCACTGTCGGTCGCCAGGTTGACGATGCCAAGATCGATGCCAAGCGTCTCAGTCACTTCATCGGGCGTAGGTTCTGGAACATCAAGCGTGACAGCCAGGTAGAAGGTACCATCACGCCAAATCAAATCGGCCTGTCCTTTGATCTTGTCCATACGGGCTTGCTGATAGCCACCAATGCGGAAGGGCACAAGTACCCGTCCAGTGGTTGTCAAGAGGGAAACGGTAGTGAGTCCTTTGAAGGACATCACGCGGGGATCATAGACAATGGCACCTCTGGCATCAAACGTTGGCATGATACTCTTGTCGCGCTTGTAGGCTTCGGTCGCTTTGCTAATACAGCGGATGGCGAGTTGAGCAGGCAGATTGTACCACTTGCGCAAATAGCCATAGACCAGCTTTTGCAGTGCAAACTTATTGGCACTCTTCTCCAGAAAGGCGATTTGCGCCACATAGTTTGCCCCTGCATTGAAGCAATCCATCGTCAACAACAAGGCTTTGTATTGTTCTTCAGTTGGGGCAAGCTTCAAGAGCATCGTTTGTTTCATAGACATATTGTAGCATCATTGATGAAAGTTGTCAATAGGCGAGATGATACCCAACCCATCTTGCCCATAAGGAAGGGCTTGCTTACCCCATGCTTAAAAGACAGGGACTTCCGCAAGCCCGATTGGTGAGAGAGACCTCCCTTGACAACCACGTACAATGGGAAGAAGGAGAGAAGTATGCCTGATTACCCCCTGGCTGAGGAACACTTTGTACCTCGATCATATATGTTCGATAGCAATGCATGCAAAGTTTTGGTAATTCACAAGACGGGTGGAGACGCAACCCCTGCGGCGATCCTTCAAACGTTTCTCACGAACCCGGATCGACCATCGGTCCATTATGGCGTAGGCACAGATGGGAGTATCTGGCAGTACGTCCCTGAAGCACTCGGCGCGGGCGGGAACTGTTGCGTGGAACCGGGCTATGACCCATTCTGGGCACAATTTAACCCGATGGCTGTTGGGTCATCTTCTGGAACCAACCTGAATACAGTCACACTCTCTCTTGAGCATTGCGATGCGGCACTTGACAATAGTACGCCACTTACCCCAACTCAGCAAGATGCGAGCTTCAAACTCATTGCCTACCTGGTCGCCAAGTATAGCATCCCCCTTTCACACATCAAGGGCCACAATACAATTGACCCACAGAGTCGCGCCCGTTGCCCAGGTAACTACCCCTGGCCCGCGTTATTTGCCTATCTACAAAATGGAGGGAATATGGCAGGAGTACCAATCGGCTGGCAATACGACCAGGCGACGCAAACATTGACGGACCCCAACGGTGGGAAGGTAGGTCCACCCTATAGCGCACACGTGTTAGCAAGTAACTGGGACCCGCATAACTTTCTTTGGATCGCCGCCTACCATACCAATCAGCTGGAAGCAGCGAACCCTGGCCTGGGTGCGGGGACACAAATCATCTTCTATGAGTCCATGCTGTGCGTGCCTGATAATCCCCCAGACCCGAACCTTGCGAACCTGAAGGGAAAAGTGGTCACGGAATATGTCGGGATTGAAGCGGCCTATGCCCGTAGTCAGTGGACCCGCTATTCGGGAATAGCCCAACAGTTTCAAACACAATTCACAGAGGAGCAGACAAAAAATACGGCCCTGACTGCCCAAGTCGCACAACTGGAAGCACAGATCGCCGCGCTCTCCCAACCCACGGCGGATGCACAGGCGATTGTGCAGATCAAGCAGATTGTGGCGGCGCTATGAAGTGGTTTTTCAGATGGGTCCATCAAGTGATGTCTTTGTTACACAAGAGGCGCAGCTATAGCGAAACGATCCTGGCTGAGAAGCCGATCCGTTACTATCGACTCGATGGAAGTGACACAACACGTGAGCAATGAAGAGTGCAAACTGATTGCATACCAACTCTATGATGGTGATCTCCCCATGCAAATCGTTCCGGCACCGCGCAAACGGCAGTGGATGGATCAGACGCCACAGAGTTTTGCGAACCGTTGCCTCCCGCTCTTACTGGGAAATGCGAGCGGCTGGTGGCTCTTGAACACGCACGAGATACAGGTGACCTGGAACGGCGGCACTGATCTCTCCGCGCTCACCATCGCGGGTCGGGGTAGTTCGGAGACCGGCTATGCACTGAGCCATTTTGGTAACGGTCTCTTAACTTGGAATATTCCCCTGCTCTTTTCCACGCCCCCTGGATATAATTTGCTGGTACGTGGCCCTGCAAACTGGCCCAAAGACGGGGCATACGCACTGGACGGGCTTGTGGAGACAGATCACGCTGTGGCGACATGGACCATGAACTGGAAGATGACGCGGCCTGGCCTGACCGTCACCTTTGCCAAGGGCGAACCGATAGCACAAATCGTGCCACAGAAGCGTGGAGAACTAGAGACATTCACCCCGCAAGTACGGAACATCAGAGAGGCACCAGAGTTACAAGCTGCATACAATGCGTGGGCATCTAGTCGCTCAACATTCAATATGGAACTGAAGAGACCAGGGTCAGAGGCAGTGAAGCGGCAATGGCAAAAGGATTACTTCCAAGCATCCCATCAAACAAAGGTCGCATTGAAGGAGTTCACAACTCCATGACATCTCTCTCTCATTTCTTAGACAGTTGGAGGACATATGGCAACGACACCGACAAAAACCCCGAAGCAGCAAGCCTCACTCGCAGGCGTCTGGCAGGGCATTGAGGCACCAATCATCGGTATCCTCCTCTCCCTTGCCGTAGCTATTCAGCAGTATTTTAGTACCCATAGTGCCCCAAATTGGGGAGAACTGGGAATGATCCTGTTCCCGACCGTCATTGTTGGTATTGTGCAAGCACTCAAGCAGTTCAATGCAACACTCGGGCAGGCATCAGTTCCCATCGTCACCGTCCCGCCGCCCGCACCGGTTGTCTCACCATCCGACATTGCGGCAGCGATACGACAGCAGGTACCAGGACTGGTCATACAACAGCCACCGGCACCACCGTCGTTCATTGCGCCGTCAGTGCCACCAGGAGGATACGATACGACGCTGGTCCAACCCCTCTCATTCGCCCCTCTGACCACGCCTGCCCAGCCACAACAACCGTACACGTGGTCACAGCCAGAACCATCCCCGACACTCACGACACCTGCGCCAGTAATTACGCCGGTATTGTCACTGCCAAGTACGTTTCCGCAAACACTCGATTTACCAATCGTACGACCACAAATTGAGTAATAATAAAGGGTACTACATCTGCATGTAGTACCCTTTATTCATCCCATACCATACCGCATCCCGCCGGACTGCACCCCACCCAGCCTTGCCAGACATTACCCCGCATCGCCACGCCTTACCCCACCGAACTACACCTTACCAACCAGACCATGCCGAACCCGACCGGACCACGCTATACCGTACCTTACCTTACTGAACCCAGCCAAGCCGGACCTCACCATACCTACCGTGCCATTAAGCGTATCGTGTTTGGTCTGTCTCCCAGTTCACTAAACGTACAGGTGTCACATCTAAGTCTGTGATAGGAATGCCATACTTTTCTTCAGCTAAACTCAGTCCTTCCTGAGCATCACTAGCGGTTATCTCACCCACTATAGGCACCTGCTGCTTTCTTAGCTTGGCATGCACGGTAGTGTCATGTCCCTTATACCAAACATCGAACCTATGCAACATTACTTCACCTTTTCCCATGACACAAGAGCAAATCTCCCATACGGCCCTTTCTTTGCAGGACGGAAGTCACCAATGCCAACAAGTCGCCCTGCATCGGTGAGTATGTCACGGATAAGACGTTCACCAACTAGATCGGTATCAATCTGAACATCAAACTCCATATTCCACTCATCGAACATTGGCCTGTGGCGTAGAATACGCCCCCCAGTCGCTTTAATGACAACAGCCCGTGAGTCCACATGCCATTCCCCTACCAGAGGAATTTCAAATGGGCTAACATAGACCCCTGCCGCTACATCAGTTGTCGCAGCCCTCCGTCCAATTTTGTGTCGTGATGCTGCTGCAATCATTGACTGCCGAATATTCTCAGCCGGATAGAATGGGCTATGTTCATTGGTATACAGGCGACTTGCCGCATCTTCATGAGGAGCCGGATATTCTTTCCGACCATGTGTTCCTGAAGTTGCTTCCTCTGCCGCTGCCTCATGAAAACGATTCACGATGAGCGGCGTCAAACTCGTAATGTTGACCTTGTACGTTACAATCATGTGTGTTATCCTTTCTGTGTGAGTAACTTGTGTGGTGCCCTGCCCCAGTGGTAGGGCTACCACGCGAAACAAAATGAACAAAACCATACCAGACCGGACCTCGCCAAACCCGGCCTTGCCAGACCGGGCCTTGCCAGACCGGGCCAAACCCGACTACACTAGACCTCATCATGCCACACCTCCCATACCATACCCATCCTTACCGAACTGCGCCAGACCGCAACGTACCAGACCGCGGCAAGCCGGGCCGGACCCAACCTAACCTATTCCTCAGCAAACCATGCTATACCCCACCTGACCGTAGCACTCCTTCCAAACCGCACCATACCCAACCAAGCAGGACCCCGCGTCACCGCACCTGATCGGGCCATACCCCACCTGACCAAGCCGTGCCTACCTTGCCGCACCAAACCTCACCTCACTCAGTCTTGCCTCGCTGGACCTAGTCGCACCGAACCTGACCTTGCCGTGCCATAATCCTGCTATAGGCCAATTTCACGCAGAACTCAACGTCATTCCATACCTGGGAGCCAGTGAAGCGAAGAACGTACCAGCCTTGATCTTCAATCGTATGCTGTCGCATATAGTCTCTATTTCGGTCTCTCTTGTGACTATGGAACGCTTGCCCATCAAGTTCGATTACTATCTTTGCTTCAACATGGGCAAAGTCTACACGATACTTACTAATCCGATGCTGTCGCTCAAGAGGGATATCTGGATACAGCAGGCACCATGCTTCATAAAAGGCTTCCTCGATGGGACTTCCATTCTTGACGGATTGCTGAATTTCCCGTAAACGATTACGAGCCTCATTAAGTGCAGCCTCACGTTGTTGATTAGCAAGTCGCAAGGCTTCTACTCGCTCTGCTTCTAGTGCTTGACGACGTTCTAGGGCCTGCTCTCGCTTCTCCCGAATGGTTGCTACTTCAATCTCTCTCTGGACAGATTGCTGATGCTCATTCGCACGACGCTTCAACTCCCTAGCTTCCTGAATCATACTAGCTTTCTCTGCCGCAAGTTGACGTTGTATGGCAAGTTCATGCTCTCTGTCAGCTTGAAGTTTTCGTTGTTGTTCTTGATAGTCGTTGAATGCTTGCCAGTCCATCATGCTTATTGTTCTCGTTTTGTAGGCTTTTGCTGTTTCTGTTGTACTCGTTCTAATTCTTGGTTCGCTAAACGGTCAAGAAGACTCACGATACTCTCCCCTGTGATGGCATGAAGCATACGCAAGGTGGTAAGTGTCCTTGTCCAGATGCGAGTTGTTTTGTAGTCATCGGTAGCCATGAAGTTATTTTACTACAAACAAGTGTTCTTGTCAAGAGGAAAAGAAGACGCCCTTGACACAAGCATATACTAAGAGCAGAAGGGGGAATTTTTCTTTGGAACGCGGGTCCGTTATTCTTTTTGAGAAGGATGGCAGTCTCTTCAATTGGCTCATCACGAAAGCAACTCATGGTCCCTATGTCCATGTGGAAATTTGCCTGGGCGAGGAACGCCTGATCGGTGCTCACGGTAACCGTCGCGGCATCTATGAGCGTGATTGGGCCGATGCACCTTCGTTAGTGACGGAGGTCTCTCTCTCCCCCTATGCCGATGAAGAGCACATCGAGCAGGCCCTTACCTGGGCGCAAGAGCAACAGGGGCATCCCTATGGATGGTGGGATATCGCCAGTCAGTCCATCAAGTTCTTGTGGCCAACGACACCGCTCCGGTTCAGCAAGTCAGACGCATGGGGGTGTGCAGACTATGTGACCCGCTATCTGATACAAGCAGGGGTGGCCTTGCCAGAAGACTTCATGGACCCTGGGAAAAACTCGCCCAACGATATTGGACGGTTGTTCCATCTCGTTCCACAACGGCCACAACGCATCAGAAAACGGGAGAGAGAGTTGAGGAAAGGTCATGCCATTGCCGCATTTGCCGCCTCCAGACGAGGATGACATCTATCTCACATCGGCGGAACTCGAGCAATTACTGGCCACGACCAAAGAAGTGGAGCAATTGCAAGAGGGTAATCCGACCGTCACGCAGGCACTTGCCGCCGATAGACAGCGCCGCAAACTCTTACGTCGTCTGCTCCACGGTGTTGCCAGGCAATGGCGTCACACGCTATCAAGTACCGAGCCAGGAAAGGACTAACTCATGTACAATCTCTTTGCTCACATCAAGTCTTTGTTCGCACACACACCAGCATCCGTCGTCCCCATGCCTGCCACCCCCTCGACAGGAGCCCTGACCACTCCTGTCTCTTCCCCTGACCTCGTTTCTGATCCCACCCCTCCTTCGATGAGAGATGATTTGCACACACGTCCAGCAGCCTCCACTTCGGCAGCCTCGCCCTTGTCGTTACCGGAGACAGAGGCGTCTTCCGTGCAGGTACCTGCTGTTGTGTTGGATGAGCAGCAGGTGACGACGGCTCCCATACCAGAGACAGTCAAACCGAAACGAGCGAAACGACCACGCAAGCAGCAGATCGTTCCCATCATCGAGAGGGAAGAGTCGCCGCCGACTCGGCTAGGACTCTGATCTCTCTCTCCCTTTCTCGTTTGCCCGTCAGATTACTTGACAAGCGGGTGCAGAGCTGATAGAATAGCCGAGGTTCCCATCCATTACATACATGCCCAGCATCGCCTCGTCTTCACAAGGGTGCTGGGCATGGTTATGTTGGTGCCGGTGGCAGGAAATGAGCCTGCGCCTCCGGGTTTGTAGCCCGGCGCTCTCTGAGCTTCACCGGCATAGGCTCTCCTCACCCCAGGTACAGGTAGAGGAACGCGAGCACCGTGCGGAAGACGCCCCGCACAAACTCAGTAGGGATGCTATGCGGCCAGACGAGATACAGCAGAGTGAGAAGGATCAAGGTGATCCAGTACCAATAACGACGCAAAACTCCACGCATGGTTAGACTCCTTCCTGAGCAGGTGCTACTTCATCATTCAGTAGTTCAATACCTGCTTGTACGTATGCCTCTATCCAAGCAACTTCACGCCATCTAGGATTGACACCTTCATCGACAACTTCTAACGTTAACATCCAAGGAAGCATATGGGCATCTAAAATGGCTTGTATCCTAGCATGCTTGCGTTGATTATTATCAGAGAGCAAGAGGTGTTGCTTAAAACGAAGATAGAGGTTATTCGTCAATCCGATGTAGAAAACTTGATGGTCTCTTGGGTCAATGATCCCATAAATCACAGTGACATTTTCTTGGTAATATGCCCCTGTATTACCAGTAGATGCTATGCGACTATTGACACGATCCGATTTGTGACCATCATAGAAGGAAAGTTTTTTAATGGGGTGCTTGCCATCCTGGGCATGAGGTGATAGAGTTGTCACGATGCATCTCCGATCTTTAGTCAGATGTATCAACCGTCTTGAAGGCGTACTCTCGCCTTCAAGACATAACAATTTACCCTCTCATTCTATCACATCGATCAAGCTCCCTCGGCTTCTGAGGCGATTTCATTGGCAACCTCCGTTAATGGAAAATCAAAGCCTTCTGTAGAACAGAACTGCCAGAGAGTGTTGACAAAGTCCCGCCTCACTTCGAGAGGCCACACGGTAATATCTACGTCCTCTACCTCAGCCATTTCAGAGGCAAAGGCGTGAAACTGTTCAGGGGTACATGTCTCAACATCAAACGTTTGTTCCTGTCCTTCGAGACTGAAGGTCAATCGGTGCAGGTCCATGAGACTGAACTTTTTTATGTTTGCGGACTTTGCGGAAGTATTCTGGATATTCCCGTCGGTAGTATCGTCGCATTTGGTCTGAGACGTAGTTGTCATGAGGCCATACTCCATTTCTAGACTGAACGAACGTTAATAAATCGATCACTTCTGCCTCTGTACGCTGTCTCCCCTTCTTCCCTTTAAACTGCATTTTTTTTGGCAGTTTATTCGCAGTCGGCGCGGGTGAAAAAATTAACGAAAAATTATCATCTTGAGGCGGCGGTGTTAAATTCTCATTAATTTTTTCATTTTCAGGGTGTTTAACGAGCGTTAATTCTTTTTCATTAACAGGCGTTAAACTTTTTTCTTCTGGCAAGCGTGGAAGAATGAACGGGTGCCTGGAACGCCCAACTTCCGGTTTCGGTGCGGAAGCCTCGTGCGGAACTTCCGGTACAACCGAATGTACGATATGAATCTCACGTACCGGGTGCTGCTCCATAATATGTACAAGGTGAACAGGTTCCGTCTGTTGTTCCACTGGCCGGAATGGTGGTACGACCGGTCGAGGAGGGGGCAGAGGTTCCCGTTGCGGCCGTGGTGCTGGGTCGAACGTGCGCTCCTGGACCGGACGTGCGGGTGGGTGGGTCAGAATGTCCGGTCTGCGTTCGGGGCCTCGGCCTTCCTCTCTTTCCAGCGGTGTTAGTTCCGGTGGCCGTTCTGGTGGCTCAGTTGGTCGGCCTGGCTCAACTGAGCGTCCTGAAAATCCCGTTGTCCAGTCTCCCGTGTGCGTTTCCATGTCTCCGGCTTGAAGATGTTGTGTGCCATGCCTGTGGCGCGTTCATGCTGCTGCCGGGCTTCTTCATCAATGCGGCGGCGGACAAGTTCTTGTGTCGTTCTTTCCGCTTCCTCTTGTTCCTGGGCGCGGCGGCGTCGCTGCTCTTTCAGGTACTTTTCCTCCGCGACTTCCTCAACGGCGGAGGTATCACCGGCGACGAACCGTGCCTTTTGTTCGGGTGTCATATCATCCATGTAGTCAATCGCGTCTTTGACCAGGGAATGGCCAGCCCGATGCTGTGCGGCCATGAGGTCGTACTCAACCGGGCGATTGACACTGGCGTGGATTACCTTGGCCTGTGCATAGGCATACCAGAGGGCCAGACCACCGAAGACGCCGACGACGGTCGCTTGCAGATACTGCCCCTGGCCGATGACCACCAGGCAGCGGAAGGCGAGGGAGGAGACTTCCAGCCCACCGACAATCCACTGGATCGCCTTCCAATTGCGCAGATACGAACCATCACCCTTCGTGGTGGCCTCATAGGCGTTGACATGCTCCCGCATGTACTCCCCAAGCACAAAGGCTTGAAATGCCGCGCCAAAGATGAAGAGGGCCAGTATCCACGCGCCAATCGTCTGTCCACTTTTCCCGAGCACGATCTCGCCCAGGAACCCACCCAGCAGCAGCGCTCCGAAGGCAAACAGGCCGTGGACGACCAGTTCGACGATGATGGCCCATGCCAGGGAGACATGCTCATTGTGCAAAAGTTTCACGTTCATTTCCTTCCTGTACCGTGTGTCTGGTACACTTCCGAAGAGGGAGATGACCTTGACGCATCAAAAGTCGCAAGGTCACTCCCTTCTGTGCGTCTATGAATTGACAGACTACTTCAACACTGTTGGCGAGACTGCCAACAACAAGAGAATGACCACCGCGAGCAGCACAAGCAGGAGGACCATATTTCCGGCCTGCGTACTCTGCCGACTGCGGTGGGAACGATGCTTCCGGTATCTCGTTCCGAATGTATTCCAACTTCTGGGTGGGATATATGGCATACTCCTCCTCCTCCTTATGCCTGCCATTCTGCGTGGAAGGCGACGGCTGTGCGCCAGCCCGCGAGAAAGCCCTGGGCGAACTCCTCTTCTGGATCGAGATAGGCCCATCCCCGTGCGAGCAGTTCGTCACGAATGCGATGGGCTTCCGCCAGAATAGTGTCAGAATCGACTGCTTCCAGGGGGTTGCTCTGCTGGTTCGCCTGCTCCCCACCGGCGACGACCCCGCGATACTCCGCTGTCATGGCCATCTCTCCCTCCTTTCTTCTCTAGGAAAAGTAGAACAAACGGTCTATAAAATGTCCTTATTTACAGAGTTGCTTGACGTATGACAGTAGTACATGGTATAGTAGAAACGTAGACAGTGTATAGTGTAAGTGATACTCTGCCCTTTGTCAAGAGAAGAGGAAATCAGGTCTATCATTTCACAGAAGCGAATGAGGAATGTATGCCAGAACTGCATGGGCAACAGCGGTCTCGTGGTCATATCAAGACCGCTCCACCCGGATTTTATACAGCATCACAGGCGATGAAGTTACTCGGTCTGGATCGACGATCATTTTACAATTATGTCAATGCTGGGAAAATCAAGAAGCATATTCCCCCACTTAAAGTTGAGGGATTTTATTTAAAGAAGGAGATCGATCAATTGGCTGCTGAAATCGCTTTATTCTTTTCTACCCACGAGGAAGAGGAATCCCATACTGAAACACACATCGCAACCCCAGAAGATGCACAGGGTATTTATGACGTGCTCGAGAGCATGGGATGGAGGACAGCGAGTGTTGAGCAGCGCAAGAGGTGGTACCGAGCGAATCCACAGATCGACTATGTGGTCACTTCTAATGGGATCGTTCAAGGATACGCCGTGGCCATCCCTTACACTCCCTCTGCGCTCTTTGCCATTATGCATGGGGACAAACGAGCCTGGGATATGACCCCCGCTGATATTCTCCCCTACCAGGCTGGCCGAACCTATGACGTCTATACTGGTATTGCGACGAGGAAAGATAGCCCGCGCCGTACCTGGATCGGGTTCCGTTTGATCGCCGGGTTCCTCTCTTTCCTGGAAGAGTTGGCGACCCGGCAAGGAGTCTACATCCGACAACTGTGCGCCGTCAGCGCGGAGGAGGACGGCAAGAAACTGTGCCATGCTCTTGGCTTTGTCGAACAACCCGATGAACCAGAGGATGATCATTTTCCCGATACGACGTGGAAACGCTATATACTTAACCTGGAAACCTCTGATTCATCCTTTGCCCTGCGCTATCGGGAGGCCGTTCGTCAAGCAAACGGGTCGGCAGGAGCGTCGTAGGTCCGCCCTTCCTCCAAGACTCGCTTCACTCTCTCCCAAACCATATCACAAAACTCTTCCATTGAACTCTCTGGAAAGAGCACCGCCTTGTCATGGTCTACCAGGAAGTTCAACATCTGGGCAATGGACAAGAGTGGCAAGGACACCCGTACCCACGCGCCTTCTTCCAGCGTGACAAACTCTGCTGGTCCTTCCAGCAACCGCGTCGAGGACCATTCCGCCAACTGTAATCGTGCCGTATGCGAGAGACTTGCGACTTGCTCCTGGGTAATGTGTTGTTTCATGACTGTCTGTTCCTTCCTTGACCCGAAGGTCATCTTCTGTGTTCAAAATAAAAAGAGAGAGAGATTCTGGGTAGGGTGGCACGGCTGCTGGTCGCATGTGTAGCCTCTGAATGGCTATAGGCAATGTTGGGGTGTCCTGATGACCGCTCATGCTCTGCTCCTGTTCCATCTCCACCACAGTGTTCCGCTAATGACGAAGAGACAAAACAATGCCGCACCTATCGGCGGGAGACTCACCGCGAGGATGAAGGCCACCAGTACCAGCATAATGAGGAAGCCACCGGTGACGAGTTGGAGAAAAGCACACAGGTACTCTCTCATGGTGTGCTCTCCCCTTCGTCATGGGCAACCGCTTCCCGATAACAACGGTTGAGGTGTGCTATGCCACGCTCCTTCTCAGCATCAGACAATGCCGCATCTTCACGAATCAGCACCATATTCTCGATGGTGTCATCTATACGCCTGATGCGACTTTCTAGCACGCGTAACTGTTGAGAAAGCCGGAAGTAGCGCACTGCGTGGAAGATAAGCAAGGGGAGCGAGAGACTGATTTGCATACCAAAAGGAATGATCCATAACCACGGGAGATGATGCAGTTCTCCCTGCCATCCGAACAACGGAATGAGTGGCAGCATGGCAATGCATACCCACTGGAAGATGTCAGAGCGTTTGCGCTTCATAGCCGATATCTCTCTCACGAATGCCTCATTCCGTTCACTGCGGAGGCCATCACTTCTACCTGCGTGGTGAATTGTCTCTGTTGTTCCTCTTGGTACTGCCTCTCTTGTTCGGCTGCTGATGCATCAAGCAGAAATGTACCCTGCTCCCATTCCTCATGAAGTCTACGAAGGAACTTCCGTTCGTCATAACGCAAGCGACTAATATCATCGCGCTCCTTGACGGGTAAGGTGTGATCTCCAAGTGGAGTCATACACTGTGTCTCCCAGAGATATGGGGGCGTAGAGCGTGCCTGCCCCCGTAGACGTTCTTCAAGCAGAGCCATTTTTGTCTGTGGCCGGAGCGATGGGCTAGGTCCTTCTTGTAGGGGTGCCGGTTGCTTTACTACAGGCGTCACCGTGACATGCGGTTTATCGAGCCATCTCGTGATTTGTCCGACGCGAGCAATGGCAGTGATCCAGGTCTGTGGGTCGGTTAGATCAGATGCCTCATCTTCTTCGATGGCTCTAAGCAAGAGCCGACGGAAAATTTCAGCATCTACCTGAATAAGGAGTAATCCTTCGTACTTGCCCGTTGCCTGATTCAATGAGAGTATCGGGGGAGTTTCCTTGTGCTGACTACTCATGTGTTTTTCCTTTCCTGTTGTCCTGCTGTCGGTAGGATGTTCCCAAGATGTCCCCAGGATACTGCCGGAATGTCCCCGGAATGTTCGACCAGGGTCACCACGATAATCTCCCTTGACCCAGGAATAATCGCCACCGTCTCCGGGGTGATGACTTCCCGTACCCGTACCGGCGTGGGGTACGTCGCAATGGTGACCTGAACCTGCGAAAATGCCATACCGTCTCCTGTCTAAAAGAGCGAGTGTTCCCACGATTGTTTCTTCGTCCTTCTCTGTTGTAGGGGCTTCTTACATAGAAAACCAGTCAGATGTCCCACAAGATACCTCTCTTTGATTTTCTATGCATGACACACACTACACACGTCAAAAACGCTATGCGAGAAGATAGGCATCACTCTTCCCCAACGAACCGTTCCCGATTGGTTTCATGTGGGTGCTTTTTGCGCCATCGCCTCTGTGACTCGCCATCAATCACAGAGATTACTTGTAAGTCACGTACAGCATATTCTTGCGCGATCTTCCCGAGAGAGAATTTGCTCCCAAAGAACAGTTCCCAAATTCTCTCGACATCGGCCTGTGTCAGCGTTGGCTCAATACGTTGATGTCCTTTTTCAAATGCCATGATTGTCCTGCTTCTTGTCCTGTCATTTCCGTATCCAAAAGTCATGCAATGTTTCTCGCTTGGGTGGAATGACGGCCAGTACTTCTGGTTCCGTCACTGCATACCACGTCCAAAAGCAGGTACAGAGCCATCTCTCCCGATCCTCGCAAAAATCCCAATCTCTTCCATAACACCGAGCACAGGGTGGAAACTCATCAAGTCGTGCTGGCCACTTACCCGCCATAATCGTCTCCCTCATGGAGTAACGGATGATCGACGAGCCAGTACTGCCCTTCTAACTCCGTCTCACATTCATTGCACCGTTCCCCATCCGCGCTTTCCAACGAGAGATGCGTACAGGTATACGTCTGGCAATTCGGGCAATAGAACACTTGATCGGTCGTCTGTGTATAGGGGGTAGATTTGCTACAGAGCTCACACAGCGTGTCATGTCCTCTCATACTCTTTCCCTCCTCAATTCCAAGCAGGCCAGTACATTATCCAGCCGGGCACACCATCCCTGGCGCACCGATGCCGCAAGGTGAAACATCTCTGGGTTGAGTTGCAAGCAGAGTTGCAATTCCCGTACGGTGAGCAGTGCCATCGAGACATTGGGCACCGGAGCGAACCGCAGATGGTGCGCAGGGATAGGCATATATTTCTTGTGGTTCATATGGTCATCTTCACCCCTTCTCGGCTTGCCGTCCGTTTGATGCGGCGCTTCCATTTCCACCGTGCCCGTTCGATGAACTTCCCATCCTCGCACCAGGAAGCCGTGCTCTCATCGAGAACGCAACACACGGAACATCCCCATTGGTGTTCCCAGAGGTGATGCGTGTTCAATTCAAGCAAGCCAATCGCTTGCTTGAGTGTGTAGTCAGGGATGGACAGGTGCTTTGTGTTGCTCATAGGTCTCTCTCTCCTACAACTTTTCCCTGCATAAATTGTTGGGCAGCAGGTTTCATTTCCCGTGCTTCAACCCGACTAATATGGGCTTTTCCAAAGGCAGGGACACTATGAGAATAGAAGGTCAAGGCAAACAAGACGGCACTTTCACCATCATGCAACTCGACGATATACTCTTTCAGTCCATACTCACCTCGCTTGGTCACAGTCAGTATCTTTATTTCTGGCGCGTCCTGTCCGCTCATCATCTCTCTCCTTCTCCAAACAACGCAGGTTGGGAAATCGTTCCTACCTTCTTGAGTGGTTGTCCTTCAAGCACCCGCATGCCAACAACCGTTGGATGGAACTTCGCGACATGTACCCGCCAACACGTCCCACACATGACGCCCCGATGTTCCTGCCCGAGTGTACCACCACAGAAATTGCAGCACCTGGCCATGACATTCGAGGACGTGGCAGTATCCCGACAGGCAGAGCACACCAGTCCTTCGAGAAGGGTAGCCGCACAGTGGATACAAAAGTACTGCATCGTCTCTCTCCCTTGCTCATAGCAATGCTGATGCCAGCAGTTTCCTCGCATCAGCAGGCTTCGGCGGGGAGTACAACAACCACGCCTGCCCGTTCTCTGTCGTCGGCTCCATCACCGTCACCTCAACGCCCTCGCGTGCGAAGGTCTGCTGATACCCCGTCAGGTAGTGCTGTGTCTTAGTGACCAAGGTGAGGAACGGGACATGGAATGGCTCCACGTAATAGATACCACAGCCGCCATCGCCACGTGGTACAACCACGAAGCCACTTTGCTCCTGTCCACGGTCGGTCGTCATGCGTTCCTTCCAGCCATCACGGAACAGGGTATCGCGCAAAATCTCACACAATTCTTTCCATCGTTCATGCATCAGAGCGTTGTCTCTCCTTTCCCTAGATGCCAGGCCGGGGTATGTTCCTGCCTGTCCAGTGCGACAAACTGCTGCGGGGTCGTGATCTCTGGCTTAACCAGTGCGCATAGCCCCAACTCCGGGTTGGACAGGCGGTGCCACTGGATCAGCGTGTAGTCGCCGCGCCGCACTCCATCAAGGACAACCGCGAGTTCCTGCTTTTCTTTGGTGTTGAGGAACTGCGCGAGCCAGTAGAGTTGGTGTTCCTTGCATGAGTAATCAACCTGGTGGACGACGTAGTTCCCCACCATCTGTTCGCGCATAGTATGCTGCCAGATGGTGTCCTCAAGGGCGGTCATGTCGATAATACCCCCGCGCTCGAATGCCTCCTCGATCAGTCGCTTATCCTCGTACTCCTCGATCAGGAAGGCAGCAGGCCGCGTGCACTGGTGGCGTTTGCATCCCTGATGTGGGTCGGTGCAGGGTTTGATCCAGGCCAGGATGAGCGGCAAGTCCTCCTGGTGGGGGATGGTATGGGTCATAGGTCTCTCTCCCTCTCCTCTGGCTGCTTGCTCCAATCGTATGGCTCCCACGTACCGTTCCAATCGGGCAAGGTCTCGCGCGTTGGGTAGATCAGGCCAAGGGCGACCCCATTGCATGATTCCCACCGTGGGCTCCCACGCTCATTCAGCGCCTGTGCTACGCGAAGTGTCCGCAACTCTGCATCCTCCCCATAGTAGACGCCATCAACAATCCGTGAGAGCACGCGATCATAGACCACATAGCCATCCCCGCTATTGTGCAAGTGAAGGGCGGCGAAGCGGCAGAGGCTAACTGAAGGCTCTCTCTCGTGGGGCAATTCTAATTGTAACTCAACCTTTACCCATACGTCATGTCCTTTGTTAGGACGCTTGTAGAGTCGCAAGGACTCCTGGTAACGGGCAACACCATGCTCATCTGTAAGAATACCATCATGACTACTCATAGCTAGTCAACCTCTCTCTCTTCTTCAAAGTCATCTGCATAGGGTCGTGCTACATGCGGAGGTGGTGGGGCAATACCCATCACGGACAGTGGGAAGAACCGCGTTGTCTCCTCCTGGAAATAGAGGGAGAAGGTCTCCTGCGGTCCCATACGGAACTTGGCCACGATCAGTTCCGCGATGTGCGTTGGAGTATAATTCTGGCGTCCTTCCTGCCTGGCATAGTGATCCTCACGGTAGATAAACCACACGTTCGAGGCATCCTGCTCGATGGTACCGCTCTCTCTCAGGTCGGATAACTGCGGGCGCTTGTTGGAGCGCTTCTCGTTCTCCCGGTTCAGTTGCGCCAGCGCGAGCACGGGTCGGTCGAAGGTGCGGGCGAGAGCGAGCAACCCCCGGCTAATCGCGGAGACCTCCTGCACGCGGTTCTCATAGCGTTTGCCCTCCGTCTCAGGGGTACCAATGAGTGAGAGGTAGTCCACCACGATCAAATCGGGCATGTTCCCCTCACTGGCCATGCGCTGTAATTTCATCTGCATACTCACGAGGGGGCTCCCGGTCGTGTCATCGATCCAGAGGGGGAGGGAGGCCAGTTCCATCCGGGCCGCGATGATACGCTCCCACTCGTGATCCTCGATGTAGCCGTTGCGCAGCCGCACGGTATCTACCTTAGAGAGCATAGAAACAAGCTTCAGCCCAAGTGCCTCCGACCCCATCTCCAGACTGAAGATGATCACCTTGTTCCCGCGTTTGGCCGCGTTATAGGCCATGCATACCCCTAGGGAGGATTTACCGAGTCCAGGACGGGCTGCCAGGATCGTGACCTCTTTCTTCTGTAAGCCATTGGTAAGCGTGTCCAGGTCATCGAAGCCCGTCGGCACGCCCAGGATGGTACCCCGATGCTCGTGCGCGTAGTCCAGGTTGGCCATCACGCGGTCAAGGATGAGGTCAATATGCTCCGGCCCCTTAGCTGAACACCGTAGCCCGATATCGAGCACTAACTGGTTCGCCTTCATCAGTGCCGTATCGGCATCCCCCTCCTCGTAGGCAATGGCCGCGATCTGGCCTGCCGCCCAGATGAGCCTGCGTAGGATGGCCGTGCGCTCCACGATGCGCCCATAGTGCTCGACGTTTCCGCTCGTCGGAACGTGGTTGATCAATCCGGTGATGTAGGAGGCCCCACCTACGTCATCGAGCTTGCCGCGACGTTCCAATTCGTCACAGATCGTGATAAAGTCAGCAGACTCGTGTGCATTGAAGAGGGCGATGATCACCTCAAAGATGGCACGGTGGGCATCACGGTAGAAGTCCGCCGGGCGCAAGAAGTCACCCACCTGTAAGACGGCTTCCGGGTCAATGATGATGCTGCCAAGCACCCCTCGCTCAGCTTCGACATTCTGTGGGAGCATTTTTTCCATTAGCCGCCCCCTTCCGCTTTCGCGGTATAGTGCGCACGGAGGGCGGCCATGCGCTGCGATCCCTCGGTTGGCCCTATGAGTGGAGGCGCGTGCCTAATGCCCTGCACCTTCGCCTTCTCAATTTTCTCCAATTGCTCTTTGATGGCCCCGGCAACCTCACAGATATCAATGCTCCGCTGACACCAATACTCATCAATAGTCAACATGCGGGTACGGGCGGCAATCACCTCAGCCTGTGTATAGTTTTTCACCATGCGATAGGCACATGTATTCGCCTGGGCAATTTGCCGATCCGTCAGTAACTCCTTGCCCCCGCGCCACATCTGGAAGAGGTGCAGGCAGGCAGGAACATCCCACTTCACGGGTGATGGGGCAGTAACAGGTACCCCATCCCGCAGGACCGTGTGCTTGATACCCCCTGTCGGTTGCAAGGAAGCCGCGAGCGACACAGCTACCTGCTTGTCCGTCGGTGGCCCTTCGTCTTCTCGCTCCTCTTCGGTCTCAGGTACAGGGGATGTATCTTCAAGAGGTGAGAGAGGGAGAACAGGCTCAAGTTGTGAAAATGTTGGAACAACCGGAATCTCTCTCTCTAAGTCTAAAGAAGATTCTGTAATAGATTCTAATAAGAGGTTAGAATTTTCAACCTCCCCAGGTTCAAAATCTGAAGGTGGGATGTCCGAATTTTCAACCTCCCCACTTTCTAAATTAGAACCTGGGAGGTTCGGAATTAGAACCTCCCCCCCACCTTCGGAATTAGAACCTCCCTTGAGGAAGAAGCTAAATGTATCCTTGGGTAACTGGCTCATTGCCTCTTGAATGAGTGGACGGTTGAGGGTATAGAGCGGCGCACCAAATTCCTCCCCTGGTTTACTCCGTGTATAAATCAATGTCTTCTTAATGAGGGAGTTGATAGCCAGGCGGAGCGTCGTCTTCGAGAGAGAAAGGGGATGCTTTGCTCCTACTTTTTTAGAGTCGAATCGGTAGAGTCGGGCCAGGATTTGTGTATAGGAGAGACGTACCCAGTAGACCTTTGGTTCAGGTGGGGGAGTGCGTTTTTCTTCAACTGCCTTCGCTACGCGGGTTTGCCAGTTCTCTTTCTGCTTGACCATATCATATTCAATGATACGCATAATCTTGGCTTCCAGTTCGTCCTGGCAAATGAGGACGAACTCAAGTCGCTCCATAAGAAAAAGGTTAAAGGGAAATTCAAAGACCGTTGCTTCACTCATTTCACATCCTCCACCACAGTAAATGAAGTCATTTCTTCACTGAAACATTCTTGGAAAGTCTCTGTGTTCTCATAGAAAATCCCTTCCTCATAGACTTCTTGAAAATAGGTCTGATCGTCAATGCTTAATGCAGCTATGGCTGGTGGGAGAATTTGTTCAAGGTCTATCCATCCATGTGGTCTGTTAGATTGATACTCTGCTAATAGCGATTTATCCCAGTGATGAGTACCATTCTCAAACCAGCTCGAAAGGAGATAACGACAATAGGCATTAAGAACATGTTCATTGTTGAGGACAGCTAGGAAGAGGCGGTGTTGCCGCTCATTGTAGGTGTGCTCATCACTATCAGCGCCCGGTGGTATGGCATCTTCATCGATGGTGATAGTAAAGTCGAGGGTAACGCGAAAGCGTTTTGTTGTTTTGCTCATCCCGCTCCTCACTTTCCCATCCACAAAAGAGCATCGAACTCTAGTACACAATACGGGTACTGTAACGTTTTACTCATAGATACCCCTTCTACTCACCCACGCCCTTGACCATACCTGAAATTTCAGGTACACTTAGAGCAGAGTGAGACCGTAATAACGTCTCAATGACCGTGAGCAAAAGTTTTGCCGACCGTAGCTCGCGGTCAAACGCATTTTGGAGACATACTCTTTCTTGTCTCGTGTTTATAACCATTTTAGCACATAATTTCGCAAATTGCAAGCCATTGGTACAATTTGATACAGTAGTTATCTTGATATTATTTGCTTTTTGTTGTATGCTATGAAAAAGGCTGACAGGAAGGCGGAGCATTTTATGAAAACACGATTGGCATACTGGCGCAAGAAACGGGTACTCTCGATACAAATGTTGGCAGATCGAGCTGGGGTTTCCCCAGCTACTATCGTCAATATTGAAAAGCAGAAACACGATCCGAATCCCGAAACACTCCATAAACTGGCAAATGCCCTGAACATCACCATAGATGAACTGGTTGTGGATGAGAGCGAAGCGGTACCTGCCGCATGACGTATGATTGTTCATGAAGGATTGAGAGAGAGACCCCTGGCCCCGTGTGCTGGCGCCTGCCCCTGCAGGTGGTGTGGTCATGGTGTCTGCTCCTGTTCTGTGCTGTCCCTTCCTCCTACCCAGCGCTGCGGACTCGTCACCATTACCGTGACATCATCGGCCAGGAGAGGACATCCTACCTCATCGAGTGTCGCGTCCACTTCTGCCTCGCTGAGAGAGAAGGTGCGTGCAATATGCTGGACCATCCGTGTGCGCTGCTCCGGTGTGAGCGTGGTGAGATCGACCTGGTAAAACAGGCCAGCCTCGACACCAGGCGCCTGTGCCCATACTGGAATGGGTGAGAGGATCGGCACCATTCTCCCACCGAAGACGCGCATCCAAGCGACTGCTCGCTCGCTTGTCTCGCGGATGGTCGCTATATACTCATTACTCATGGTTCACCTCGCAAGAGTAAGGCATTGACATCGATGACGGCTGTTGGTCGCTTCCAACTGGCATCGAATGAAAATTCCGAGGCCGTCACCGGACGCCGGACGACCCACCAGTGCTCAGGTTGCCCGAATGCCTCAAGATCGGCAACGACCTCTTTAGGTGCCCTCTGTCGAATATCCCTCCACTGGACTACTGCCTTACACTGCACGCGATACCGATAGGTCAGGCGGTCGCATGTCACATACATGGATTGCAGTCCCACGCTCTCCGGTGTAGGTGGCTCCGCGAAATCAGTCAGCCAGAGCACGGGGCCGAGTGCAGGCATGAAGGGATGCAGGTTGGGCAGCAGTGTCCCTGTTCGCGTGATCCCGGTGTGTCCGTGGTCACAGGTAAAATGATAGAGCGTGGGTGGCACGTGTTTGCTGTTCATGGCATATCCTCTAGGCTTGTTTTGACTTCCCACAGTTCGGCCATGATTGCACGTGCCTCTGCTTCCTCCTCGGCCTCTGTTCGCTGTAATTCCCACAGCACCTCTTGTGGGGGAGCAGGCCAACCCCGTGCCTGTCTCACCGGATCAACATCTTCGGGTCGGTGGAAGGTGACGATGAGTTTGACCCGTTTCTTCTGCTTGCCAATGATCTCGAGTCGTTGGCTATAGAGCATGACCCCGATGCGACCAGGAACCTCTTGCTGTTTCTCATGACTGTAGGTGGCAGGCCACACTTGCCAGAGCCAGCCACGGGTTGGTTCCCAGATACGCGCTTGCCCATAGAGCGGGAGCGAGGGAATGACCTCGACTTCGCCGACCTCGTGGCCCAGATACCAGCTCTGGGTGCGGGCAGTAGAGGCATATCTCTGGACGGTGGCCTGCTGCCTTTCAAGTAATGTCAGGGGCATGGTGTCTCTCCCTCGCTTTCCTCTTCCGGTGTTGCGGGCAGGGGATGTTCGATGAAGTCACGTATGCGCAGCCAGGCACAGAAGACGGCTGGTTGAATGTGAAACCCACTCAACTCTGTGAGGAGATCGAAGAGAGGAGACAGATGAGGCAAGGCATGCCACTGCTCCTCGGCAATCTCAAGGAACGCGGTAAGGTGTCCATTGTGGACACCTAAGTCATACCAGATGAGAGCGAGAGAGAAATCATGGTCATCCTCCTCGCTCGTGATGAAGACCTTGTGCCGGATGTTCCCGACCGGCCAGGGGACGCTCGTGAAATACAAGTGGTCACTCATAAAGTCTCTCCTTTACGTGCTTTGGCCATGCCGACCAACGTCTCGTGTTCGCGTGCCAGCCACACGAGTGCGTGCAGTGCCTCTTCTGGCGAGAGGAAGAGATAGCCATACTCAACACTCTCGATGAGAATGCCGTCGCCACCTGGGGCGTAACGCAGGGTGTAACGGTTCTTGGGTACTGTGCGTTTGGGTGTGGTCATGGGAGTTGCCCATTCCAGGGTTCGTAGAGGAGCAGGTGACCGGGGAGGTACCACACGGCCCATGGCCCTACAATGATGTAATACATGAGAGTCACAGCGCAGACACCTCACTTTCTTTGGGGAGAGCGAGTGCATCGAGAAAGGCACGCAGTTGCACAAATGCCTCGTGCCGGATGGAATAGTAATGCTCGGAGCCTGATGATGTCTTGTGACGTTCATAGGTGACTAATCCCGCACGATATAAGTGCGAGAGATGGTACGAGAAGGTTGATTGTGCCATGAGTTCCTCGCTCCCGGCTTTCCAATAGGTCTGGAGATAGCGTTCGATCAATTTGTATTGCGAGAGCATTCCGTCACTCTGGTGAATCAGGGTGAGGATGCGGACGCGTTCGGGCGATCTGATCGCATCGAGCATGTGGGCAATGCGTGTCTCATCATCGGTCATCAGGCCGCCTCTCCTTCCGCAAAGTAGCGTTGTGCATCGTGCAGCCAGTAGTAGATTGTTTTGGGACTGACCCCAAAGGAAGGTGCAATCTCACGGGCGGTATACCCGGCGGCTCGTAACTCGATGACGTGTCGGTAGTGCCTCGGCATCTCTGCGAGAATGAGAGAGAGATCGTGCCGTGCCCCTGCTTCTTCTGGGGTACCGGAGAGAGCGACCTGTTCTTCAAGGACAGCGGTCCAGCCATCCTCTGTTAACTGGGGGCATAACTCATAGCCATAACTTGTCCCATGCCGTTTTGCATCGAGGGTGACGCGGATGGCGATGGTGAGGAGCCACTTGAAGAGTGTTCCCTGCTGCTTCACCGTCCCCCACCCTTTCCAGGCCCGCAGGTAGGTTTCCTGTGTCAGGTCACGCGCCTGCTCGCGGTCATGAGTCGTGCGGTAGAGGATCAGGTAGATTTGCCAGTAAAACCGCTCGACCAACTGGTCATAGGTGATATTCGTATAGCCACCAGGGACTACATCCTCAGTCCGTTCTTGTGTTGTCTGCATAGTAGTTTCTCCTCATCCTTCCCCCGCCTGGTGTCTCTGCTGTCCTGATGCTTGACATACCATGATACATCTGGTACAGTGGAGACAAAGAGGGGAGTTCCTTGAACAGCACTTCCTCTTTGGAAGCAGGTGTATGAGCGACCTTCTCTTCCCCGGAGGTCGCTCTTTGCTATAACTCGCCTCGTTGCTTCTTCCCATAACAGGATGGGCAATGCGTGCGGAGTGCGATACAGGGACTCATATACTCATGTGTATGCCTCTTACAAATAACCTTCTCGCATGCTTCACACTCGGTGTAATGCCGTCCGCCACAAATGTAGCAGGCTTCTTCCTCCGGGGCTTCTACCTGTTCGGGGAGTACCTCGACTTCGGGCAGAGCGATGACGGGTACTCTAGTAAGGGTTGCTGTTGTCAAAATAGGTTTCCTTTCTCTTTTAGAGTAGTGGTGTCGTCAACAGTTTCACGACCGTCGCGACATTCACCGTGTCCAGTTGATCTTCCCGTAGAACAACGGTGACTCCCGCGCACCAGAACACGTGGTCCACCCACTCCCACGGTCGTCGATAGGGAAATGCGGGTGTCCCGACCGCGACCGCGCTGACCATATTCACATCCCAGGTATGGGCTTCATGCGGGAAGGAGCGACCCAGGATCGGCGTCATGTCAAAGATACCCCACGCCGTTGTTGGTTCGCTGTCAAGCGAACGGTTCTCACGCGCCGCCTCGCGCACCAATGCACATAATGCCTCCTCCTCAGTGGGTAAGGTCATTGGCCCAGACTCAACACCGATCCCGCCAATCTTCTGCATCATGCATTCCTCGCTTTCTCTCCCGCACTTCCCTCTTGCATAAAACAAAATACTATGGTATCATTATACGGTAACAACGTGATAATGTCAAGATACTCCTGAATATTGACGAAAGGAAGGAAAGAAGGTACCATATGAACATGATAAGAACGCACCATATTTTTATTGGAGGTCTTATGAGTTCCGAAGACAGTATGGGTGGACAGGAAACAGCAGACTACCTCGGTGTCAGTTATGCCCGTTTGTATACCTTGATGCGAGAGGGAAAGCTGACCCGTTTGGATGAACCCGATGCACTCCACCGTAAGGCACCATTGCGTTTTCAACGTTCCGAGGTGGAGAAGTTGAAACGCAACGCTGGAAAAAAAAGTCCTGATGCGGCATAGTGAGAGCACATTTCTATGTACTTCATCTATGCACTTGCTGATCCTCGCACTGGCATCATCTGGTATATCGGTATTACGACGGACATGCATCGACGCTTTATGCAGCATGTGGGGTGTCAAGGGAATAATCTTGAGAAGAATACATGGATACGAGCATTGAGAAGTGAAACCTTGCTGCCTGCATTGAAGATTCTTGAGAGTGTCCCGACCAATCAACAAGCCAGGGAACGAGAAGACTATTGGATACAATGGTACCTGGGGGAAGGGATGCCTTTGACAAATATTCTGCAAGAAAAAGGCGAGCAGCAATCTTCCATGAAATCTTCCCCAAAGACTCCTAAAAAGCCAATCATGAAGTCGGTAGAAGAAGAGGATAGAAAGAAACCGGAACTCAAAGAGACGCAGCGACGGCTTCACTACTGGCGCACGAGGCGATTTTTTTCGATGGATGACCTGGCAGAACGTTCGGGAGTAGACAAGGGTACTATCTACAAGATTGAAACGAAGGGTGGTAGACCCAGATATGAGACGGCTGAGAAACTGGCGAAGGCATTGGGTATCACACTTGACGAATTGTACGGCGACGAGGGTCAGGAAACGAACAGCGCCTAAATTGTGAGAGAGATTCCTGTTGGGGCGCATCGAATGATGCCCCATGCTCTGTGCTTGTGTTCGCTGTCGTCTCTCTCTCAGTTGCTTCATGCGCTTTCCTCTGCTCGTTTTCTTCGTGTGGCACTGCCCTTTTTTCCGGCTGCCGAGGCTTCTTCTTTCGTCCAGCAATGCGCGGTACCAGCAGCATGTGAGGCTGCGCCGCCCATTGCCGCGATCCTCTTGCGCTGTTCGACGGAGAGTGCAGCAAAGCCCTTGTGCAGTTTTCCTTGTGCTGCCGATGGGGGGGAAAGCATCGGCACCGGAGGAATGTCCTGGGATGGGTCGTGTGGGCGTGCTTTCGTAAAAAATGGTAACTTCACGTGTTTCTCTGCTCCCTTGCCACATGGCTTGAATTGTCTCTAGGTGTCCTGTTGTAATTCGGTAAGTATCCCTTTGAGGAGTTCCAGTGCGAGTTTTCCTGCCTCTTCTTTGCTGAAGGTGAAGCGTGCGACGGCAGTAAACAGATCAAGGCTGGCATCCTCGACCAACGGGACACACGTCGGGAGTTCCGTGAGATCGATCAGTTTCCCAATCTCGCTCGCTGCCTCTTCAGCGATGAGGATATCCAGGCGTTTGCCTTGCTTCTTCAGCAGTGTGAGGTGATCGGGATGTAGAGCGATTTCCTGTGCCCAGAAGCCCCAACCCTTCAGAAAGAGACCAGAGAGACGTTGTACCTGCCGATACATACTGGTTTCGTCTTCTTTGTTGCGAAGGGTGAGGAGCAGCTCGTCTCCCGGCTCAATCGTGTATTTGTGTAAACACATCGCGACGAGTTGTGTATACGTGAGTTTTTGTCTCATTTACCTCAGATGGTTCCTTTCTTGTTGTTGTGTTGTTGAGAGGCAGTTCGTGCCTCCATCGGCGTCGCGTAGACCGTGAACTTGACCTCGTGCTCCGCGAGCAAGTTGAGGAGTGCCCATCGTTCTTCTTTGTGCCAGGTCGGACCCTGTTCCTGGATGTCCCACAGTGCCCGGAAGAGTGCAAGCTTTTCCTGGCCCGTTCCCCTGGAAGAGAAGAGTGCCTCCTCGACCAATGGTTGAGTAAAGCGAAGCCAGTCTCGTGGCAGTGGGGAATCATACATCTGGATATCCCACAGTGCCCGGAAGATGTCTACCCTGCCGTTCATGGTCAACTTGGAGAAGAACAGTGCCTTTTCCAAGAGTGGTTTCATCCAATTGAGCCAATCCGTACGCGTGCAATCACGCACGCGCCGAGGTGTCCCGTCTTCCCCCAAAAAATACCAGCGTAATTGTTCCTGTGGAAATGCAACGGTAATCCCTGATTCCTTGAAGTATCCACTCCTCGGTTGCTCAATTTTCGTAATCATCGTATCCTTCCCCCTTGTGATACACTAGCAGTCCCTTTGGCTTGTCAGGCCGCTTTACTCTTGACATGAACTCCACTATATGGTACAATAGTTCTATGAGAACGTATGAATACCGTCTCTATCCGAATAAAAAGCAGTACCACTTGCTCATGCAGTGTTTGATGGAGTCTCGCATGCTCTATAACGAGATGTTGAAGACAATCAAGGCACAGTATGAACAGGATGGTACATTTCCAAGTAAATATGATTTGGATAAACTGTTTCAAGGATGCAGTGGGGAGCATGTCCCTGCTAGTACGGTACAAATGCTTTCTGACCGACTCTCCAAGTCCCTTAAACGCTTTCTTAAAGCCCGTGAGTTGGGTATTCCTGATGTAGGCTTTCCGCGATTCAAGAAGCCGAATCGGTGGCATTCCATTCAATTGCGACAATACGGTGATAAACAAAGACATCGTAATGTTTGGCTGGATGAAGAGAAGAAACGCTTGTGGGTTCCTAAGAAATTGGGAACCTCTCTGAAAATTAAGTTGCACCGTAAGATCGAGGGGACCCCCAAAACTGTCCATCTCGTACTTCGTGCAGATGGGCACTGGTATGCCCTGATCGTCTGTGAAACAGAGCCACAAACAGACCGTCTTCCAAGCACGTGCGAGCATCCTGCTATTGGTATCGACGTGGGCTTGAAGTCTTTCTTGACTGATAGTGAAGGTCATACCATAGCAAATCCGCGCTATTATCGCAAAAGTCAATGCACGCTTCGACGCAAACAACGCACGATGTGCCGACGTAAGAAGGGTTCTCACCGCCGCCGCAAAGCTGCAAAGAGTACGGCACAAACCCATCTGAAGATTAAACGACAACGCCGTGACCATCATTTCAAGGTTGCCAAACAGTATGCAGAGTCCTACGGGCATATTGCCGTGGAAGACCTTCAGATTTTCACTATGGTGCAAAACCATACTCTTGCCAAGAGCATTATGGATGCTGGCTGGGGACAATTCCTTCGTATTCTTGAGGCCAAGGCTGTAAGTGCCGGACATCAAGTCATTCGAGTGAACCCCCGCTATACCACACAGGCATGCAGTAATTGTGGGGAACTTGTTCACAAGTCCCTCAGTGTTCGTACGCATATCTGTACCTCCTGTGGCTATATTGCTGACCGTGATGTCAATGCTGCACAAAACATTTTACAACGGGCCGGGCACGGCCTTCAGGGACGGTCTCCGTTGGGAGTCCGGTTGAACTGAGAAGCCCGTAAGGGAGTTGCCACCAGCGTAACCGCTCCTGTGGGAAGGCGACCGTGCTCCCGCCGTCCTTGAAATAGCCTGTTCGTGGTTGTTCGATGTCTCGTGATTCTGCTGCCATTGCTCTTCCCCCTTTTGGCAATGCTGACTGACAGAAGTTAGTGGTCCATGTGCTCCTCTACGGGTCCTCCGATTTCTGTAGCAAACACCACCCGCCGCTTTTCCGTTTGTTCCGGGTCAATCTCCTCCTCATAGACCTCCCAGGCGTCTAATTCCACGACCTCGACCTCCCCAGTATCACAGAGAAGAGAGAGAGATGCTGGTGTTGGGATAGGTACCACCACGGTCTCGGTCTCTGCCAGGTCGCCGCGCTGCTGGTGTTCCTGCCAATCGGTGATAGGATTGTCGGTCGTTGGCCCACCGGGGCGAAACCAGAGACGCTCGGCCATGCGCAGCGGGTCACTCGGCGCAAGCTCCTGTCTGCGTGGATAGAGGAACATCTCCCGGTGGATCGCTCGGTAGTAGTCGCCCGGGTTCTTGACGTAGTCCGGGAGTCCAAGTGTCTCTTGTATGGCACGCCAATGTGCGCGGCCTGATGCACTCTTCCAGTAGAGCGCACGGGTCTCTTCCGGCAACATGGCCGGATCAAGTGCATATCGTTGCATTACCTGTTGCCCGCAAGCGCGGGTTTCCCCTTTCTTCGTGAGTGTGGGCGAGCTACATCTGGGGGGAGAGGACGTAGCTCTAGGATGTAGAGAGTGATTTCAATGCGCGGATTGGCCTTGTCGATACGACGGTCAACATGCGCAGTTTCAAATTTATTATCATTGAATCCAAGAACCGTTGCGATCAAGTCAAGGGTCGCCTTCAGCCGATTGAGCACATCGCTTCTTCTTGAAGGCACATACACCCAGGCATCACATCCAAGCACGGAGGCCCGCGCCCAATCAGGATGGTATATCCCTTGACTGAGGAGAATGTAGCCAGCATCGTGTTGCCAATCGCGGAGCTTTCGGCTGCTAATGAAGCGGGTCCCCAGTGAGCCATCCTTTTTCCTGAAGGAGATAGGAGTGTACATCTCATTCTCGGAAGGCGGCAATGGGAGCTCGAAGGTTGCCTCCTTCAAACGAAATCGTGTGAGAGGTGCGTTTGGAAGAATGAGCTTCATTGGTTGAACTATGATGCGTACTCCCTTCTTTCCCTCGCCCGTCTCCGTTGTCGTGCCCGTACTCGCATGATGATCCAGGTGATCCACAGGAGGATCAGGATGATCCAACTTGACGCATACACGTACAGATAGCCAACATCGTCGTGCCATTTCATCGGACCGTCTCCTCCTCTCCCCTATCCATTGTTCCAGTATAGGCAGCCTGATAAATCTTGTGAGCAGCCGAGAGCGAAGGGGGCACAGAGAGGCCAAGATCATGGGAAAACAGCAGGCGATACTCGTCATACCACGCGAGAAAGTCCTCCGCTTCTTGCAGCTCTTCACTCACCGCTTGCCGCTCGCTTGCTTGCTGTGATGAAGCAGCAGAGGAGATAGGTATGCGCTTGCATGTGCTTTTGACAAGGGGAACGAGCCAATCGAACAGGAGCAGGAAGACAATACCCAGACCCAGGAGGAAGCCAAACATGAAGAGTATGAGAAGTCCACAGAGCGTCAGGAGCAGGCGCTTTGTCCTGTGAAGAGAAGATGAAACGCGGCGCGACCGACGTTCAAACGGTGTTCCATGGAAAACGTTCCACATTACCCCTCCCCCTCCCCTCATCGCTTTCTCGCTCACACCTCCTGCTCTGATGGCATACCCGTCGCGTTCTCGTGTAAATACGAACTCAACCATACCAGAAGAGCAACAGTGGAGTTACCCAAATTATAGAGAATACATCGTAAAATTACAAGCCTTTTTTCTGACAATTCTTTCATAATTTATACGGTGGAGTTCATATTGCTACTTCTCTCATATCACGTGCGTATTTACAGTAGAGTTCGTCTTGTACAACATGGACTCACTTCAATTACGAAAGCAATAGAGCAGAGATGGCATGACGGGCCAGGCATCAGCAAAAAGGTACAAAGGTTACTTATGTCACAAAAGGGTATGTTACACTGAAAAGAGAACAAAAGAAGTGTAACATATAGATGCTATTTTAGCATCTATTGTGGTAGAATAGGAAAGGAGTACTAATGGCTGATGTCGGTCGCAAACAAGAAAGGGAATTAATTTTGTTTGGGCGCTATATGCGAGTTGCCAGTAAACTCAAGGCCAGGAAACTAGGAGTCAGTCGCTATACCTGGGAACAGATCAGCCTAGAGACTGGAAAAGACCCTTCCTTGCTAGTAAAGGCAGTCAGCGGTGAAACAAAAAGACCGGCGGTTGAAAACGTCTGGGCATGGATCAGAGTCCTTGAACCTGGAGAGAGATTGGAACGGCTTATTTGTAGTAGTTTGAGGTACTCAACCGAGAAGGATTTCACTGATGCTGAGACCTCTATCGATGCTTTGGAACAGGAAGAAGATATCCAGTGAGAGAGACGAGATAAAATATCTATGAAAGTGTGTGAAATTATGTACAGAAGATATGTATCATAGCCTTGCATAGGGAAGAGCGAGATGGTATGCTTCCCCTTGTCCCCTCCAGGGGGAGACCGTCCAGGTGCGTAGGTACGCGAAAATGTATACACAACGGAGATGGTGCGTACTGAATGCCTGGATGCCGGGCTAGGGGTGGAAGTACCATTACCACACTCCTAGAGCTACCGGAGAGAAGGCTAGAAACGTAAGATCGACGTTTCTAGCCTGTATCATTTTTGGGGTATTTCTGCTACACTAGAAGTCCAGCACAACCGCCGCAGGAGGTTCACCAGAACCGTAAGTACGGCAAAGCCTCCTGCACCCACACATCTCATGACGCCTGTTCCCCCTGCAAGCATTCGAGCGTGATGCTCCGTAACTGATCGACTATGTGCGAGAGGCCGACGCGGTTGTTGCTATACTTGGTATACGGCTCGCTCACCTCTACGGCATAGAGTCCGATGTCTGCATTGAGTGAGGTGAGGGTGACGGTGATCCCCTGCGTGCCCAGGTAAGCAACCAGCCTCGTGATCTCGTTGAGCCAGCCTGTGAGCTCGGCGGTGCGTGCCTGCTGGCGAGGCGGATGGACGGGTGAAGGTGAGAGGGATCGGCGCGAATACTTCGATGGCATGATCTTTCTCTCTCTCAATGACACCACCCGTACAGAGATGCGCGTGCCTGCTCGATGGTTACACCACGCTCGCCTCTGCGTAATTGCGCCACATCCTCATCAGTTTCATCGGCCATCGGCTGACTCAGGATGCGGCAGGGACACCATGCCTCTGTGCAGATGTGCGTTCCACCGTAGACGGCCTCAAAGACTGGGCCTGTCAGGGTCCGCACGAGATCAGCGAACGTGCCAGCGCGGTCCGTGTACCATTCCTGGATCGGGAGATATACTGCTGTTTGTGATCCCTGTTGGCAGGATTCCGCGATGACAGAACAGATGAAACCCGTAAACACCGTTTGTCGGAGATCAAGCACCTCTACCAGTACATCAATTTGTGCCTTGATCTGGGCGCGATTGTCTCCTTCCGCATCATAGGGATAATTGGCGAGATAGCCTTCCGTGTTATCATAGGCTAGAAACAGTTCTCGCAACTTTGCCTCAATACGCTCTTCAATTGTCATGCTTGCTCCTTCTTTTCTGTAAAGTCTTGCGGGAACGTCACCCTGATAATGGCTTCAGATTCCTGCTCTAGCGCTGCATGGTACGCCTTGACTGCCGTAATCCGCTCGACGGGCCAGCAGCCATGTTTGTAACCAGGGAGGGCTTCAATCTCAGGAGGCAACGGGCGGGTTGTGAAGCTGCCGAGCCACTGTCCCTCATAGGTCGTCATGGTCGAGTGTCCTTGATAGGGCTCATAGACCTCGTAGGCCACGATGGGTGTCCCGATGATATCGAAACGGTGGGCGATCTTCCCATCTGGGAGCCTGACCCACTCGCTGATATCACTATGGGTCGGGTTGATGTTTCTCGTGAGGTTCATGCCACCTGGCTCCCTTCTCTCAAGGCGGGGACGAGCACTAGTGCCTCGGCATAGGTGCTGACTCGGTACAACGTGCGACTGACGATCCCTCGAAGGGTCGAGGTAAAGCGGACAACTTCAAACAACCCCGAACTTGGCTGATAAATAGTTTGGTATCTCATGCTTGTTTCCTTCCTCATAACGAACGCTCTTACTACTATCTAGTATAGTTCATTTAAAGAGCAAAGTCAAGAGGAAAAGGGGGCAAAACGTACGAGTTTTAGGCAGGTCCAGAAACTGCCTGTTGCTTTCGCTCTCGGTAGACTTTCTGGAGTGATTTGGCCCGTTTAGGAATAAGGCGTATGGTAAACGGTTCACGGTAGGGGAAGAGTGAGGTACGCAGGTGAGGTTTCCCATTCTTCGGGTTGACTGGGTGTCGAGCGTGTAGCAATTTCTCGTTGACATGGTGCTGCACGCTCTTATTGGTGTACTTTACATCAGGTACCTGGTACTCATGCTCTGCTCGCCAGGTATAGATAGCCGCAACGTCATGTACGGTAATCTCTCCGCCTACCGGCTCGATATGCAGATCAGCGAGAATACCCCGTATTTGCTTCTCGTCATAATAATGCATGGTGATCTCCCTCTTTCAAAAACGAGTATTGCTCCTTTATAGCACAAACTATGAATTTTCCGCAAGGGGTGAAATTTCCTACAAACTCATGGGAAAACACTTGACTTTGAGCCTTATATAAGCTATAATTGAACTTAGAAGATGAGAAAAGAAAGAGCGAGTCACAACGACCCGCTCAGACATCCAAAGCGAGAGGCACCGAAACCTTCACGTGTAAGTACCTCTCCACCTGAAAGGATTGTAACACAATGAAGACAACGATGACACAAGCCATCCGCACAGAGCAGACAGCGACCAGTGGGTATGTGGGTCGGTTCCTCCGTGAGCGGCAGGAGGCCGAACGATTAGAGCGCGAGTACGCCGTACAGTTGGCCTGGTACCAGAGCCTCTCGGAAGAGCAGCGCCGGGCGTACCATGTACAGTTAAATAGCATTTACTGTTAAGAGAGGGAGAGAAGCAATGTATCAATACAGTATCAGTGATCCACGCGGGTTAGAGGAGGAACAGATTCGGCGTATCGCTCCCTCGGTGTTTGCAGGGGCTGCGCATGAGAGCCGATCAACACGCTATGCCTACATCCCAACCAGCATGGTGTTGGCGGGATTGGCCCAAGAAGGATTTGTCCCGACCGCTGCGATGCAATCTCAGTCTCGCATTGAAGGAAAATCTGAGTTTACGAAACACCTCCTGCGGTTGCGACACCGCGATGACCTGGGCATGACCAAGCCTGATGTGCTTGAAGTCGTCCTCGTCAATGCTCACGATGGTTCATCGGCCTATAAGCTCTATCATGGTATCTTTCGCATGGTCTGTTCCAACGGCCTGATCGCCGGGGACTTCAGTGATACCATGAGCGTGCGCCATACGGGCAATGTGGTGGATGAGGTCATTGAGGGAACGTATAAACTGGTAGAAGAGGGTGAAAAGGTGATGGGTCACGTTGAGGAAATGAAGCAGATTGAACTCGACCGACCTGAACAGTTGCTTCTTGCTCAGTATACCCTGAAAGCCCGTTTTGACCTGGACGACTCCGAGGATGGTGAGCAAAAGAAAGAAGTCATCTATGAGCCATCCGACTTCCTGCGTCGCCGTCGATCAGCCGACGTGGGAGATGATCTTTACACCGTGACCAATGTGGTCCAAGAAGCCGCGATCCGGGGTGGGGTGAAACGTCTCGATGGTCAAGGTCATCGCCATAGTACTCGCACTATCCACGGAATTGATCAGACAGTTCGTCTCAATAAACTCGTCTGGCAGTTTGCTGAGGAGTTGCGGAAGTTCAAACATAGTCAGTAGTGCCATGTTTGACGAGGAGGATGAGTTGCTCCTGGTAGAAGATTACTTCTTATCAGGAGCAGCCTATGAAGACAGCGAGGCTGTGATGACGATATGGAGTACAATCATGCCAAGTGAGTGCTTAACACTCCTAGCATTCCTCAGAGAAGGGAGAAAACAGATGCATACCTATGACATCTATTACGAGCCAGCGGATACCGATGATCCGCGTATTCCCCTTGGTACCATACAGGCTGAGAGTATCAGTGATGCACTTGACAAGGCCGCACAATGGTTTGAATATGATTCTGCCGATTTAGTGGCTGTATTCGTTGTGAAAGAAGAGGAGTAAGTCATGAGTGCGCAACAGGAGACAGAAGAGAGAGCACGCCCACGTGCATTCAATCCACGAGAGCACCTCATCGAGATTAAGAATCGGGGTGGAAGTGCTGAATATCTTCCTGTCCAATACCGCCTAGTCTGGTTCCGAGAGCAGCATCCGCAGGGCACGATAGAGACTGAAATCGTGCAACTTGACCTTGACCGTGAGACTGAGGAGGAAGTCTTTGCCTGGAATAATGACACTCGCCGCAGTGAGAAAGTAGTGAAACGTGCCAATGGCTTTGTGATCTTCCGGGCAGTCGTCAAAGATGGCAAGGGTGGCATGGCAACCGGCACAAAATCAGAGAAGGCGGCAAGTTTTCCAGATTATCTCGAAAAGTGCGAATCGGGCGCGATAGGCAGAGCTTTAGCAGCACTTGGATACGGCACACAATTCGCCCCAGAGCTCAATGAGGAACATCGTATTGTGGACTCCCCGGTTGATCGGACTCCCTCGTTATCTGATGGGGTCCGTGCCTCCATTCACTCGACCTCCTCAACCGAGGATCGCAGCGCGGGTGGACCTACCCCTGATGGGAACGGTCGCAAGCCCCTGGTGAGTGTGAGCGTGACCCCACCTACCGAACAGAAATCCCCGGATGCCAGGGCGACTGAGCAGCAATTGACGAGTATTCGTAAACTTTGTCACAGTTTGGGCAAACCTGAGCCTGAGAACCAGGAAACCATGACGTATCAGAGTGCGCGTGAACTCATACAACGCCTGAGCATTGACTATCGGCAGTCCAGAAAAGCAAGTTGAGAGAGAGATGTACCATGCCACAACTGACCGGGGAACTTGTCTATCGTGCCTTCGTCTTTGGGGTGTCTCATCGCGTTCCTGCCACACCCACGAAACGCTGGCTGGAACTGACTGATGGGGGCCGCGCACTCTATGAGGGAATGGCCGCCTGGTTGAACTCTCTGCTCGAAGAGGCCGAGGGAATTGAACGTCTGGAGCAGATCACTGATAGTGAGGCAGAGCAGGTATCTTGATCTAAGCCCAATTGCTAGAAGTCAAAACAAGGAAGGAAAATACGGTGAATGACCATGAGGAGCCGAAGGAGCGAACCTTTACCTTTACGGGGACATCTGCTGAATTACAACGTCTCCAGGAACTGGTGTGGGAACTACGGGAAATCGAGACGATGCCTCTTGATGCTATTCCCCCACGTACCTTGTTCTATGATGCGTGGAGGAATGTCTATGTTCTCCTCAACGGGGAACAGTTGACCCCAGAGCAGGTACTACGAACAGGGATGTTCTTCGGCATGGTATCAAAGATGCTCAAGGAACAGAAAGAAGGGAGAGTATGACAAAGAAGCAGTTTATTGCAGAGGTGGCCTCTCTCTCAAAAGAGGTGGAGTATGTCGCAGCTGGTGGAGGTAGTCTCTTTGACCCTGGGGAGATTGCAGTCCGTGTTCTGCCCAACCTGCGCGGCGGACAACTGGTCGCTTACCTCTTCCGGCGCTTCGGGTATCCGAGTTGGAGATGGGATGAGTACAAGGAACTTACTCACTATCTCATTACGACGCCTATGAAAGATGTGTTTCTAGAAGTCCGTCCCTACATGGGCGGTGATTCTCCGCAACCATCTTCCTTTGACCATACCGTCCTTATGTTTGGCTATTGTGTGGATAAGGCTATCGAAGAGGAGAGTTACTACCCGCTTCTGATGGAGGGAAAGCGAAATGACTGGTATGAACATCCTCGCTACAAGGAGTGTAACCAGGCATTTGAAGCAGCGATGCGCGATCTCTTGCGCCCGGTCTACGTGCGTGATGTCCCTATCAATTGCTATGGGTTGGTTCTCGATGACGACTTGGGAACATGCCCATCGCACGTCGAGCCATATCATGCAGCGGGCTACCCTATTCCGCAAGCCTTTCTCAGGGATACTGATCGGTATGTACAATTCACCGATGCGCTCTCTACCCTAGGTGACGGTTCTATGGACAAGGGCATCGACCGCGTTATCAAGAATGCGGCGACGCTCAAACTGTACACGAGTGCGACGAGAGCAGAAATAGAGGCCGCCCTCGAACAGGAAGGAACGGAAGAACATGGATAAGCCATTACACTCCGTCCAAAGTACGCTTACCGACTCTGAGTGGGTGAGCCTGATAAACAAAGAGAGAGGGGGTTTACCTGAGTGCTGCGGGAATATCAGCGAACTCCGTGATCGCGTGATTGCTCTTGCTCGTGAAGGTGGATTGCTTCCTGCATGGGATAGTATGATGCTTCTACGTGCCTATCGGGTGGCACGTGATGGGCACGATTTTACTGAGGAGGAGCATCCTGCCTTGCTCAAGTTGGTACGGGAAGTAGCCGAAGCATCGGGGTACACCTTAGAGCAGATACACGAGTTCCCTCATGAAGGAAATGGAGAAGTATGAGTAGGGTAGAATTGTTATTGACCCGGCGACTCGCCGCCATGTGGGAACAGATTGAAACACTTGACCTGCTACGGAACCTTGAACCCACACCGACACAGGAAGCATTTGAGGAGCAACGGAAGCGTTGTCTGAAGGAGATACGTGCTGCCCGCTCTATTTTCAAGGATATTGAAGGGCAGGTCAAGTTCTTGCAACTTCCTGCAAAGTCGCCTGTCGAGCAGGAATTTACCATCGGTCAACAGGTACGCATTACCCGATCTGAGACCTGGCAGGGAGATATCTGTACCATCACCAAAAGGAGCAAGCGCGACCCGCATATGTACTGGCTCAAGGAACATGGGTGGCGAAGGTCAGATGAGATTGAGCCCGTCGAGCCTGTGTAGTTCTATGCTGATTGAGCAGTAAACTAAGGAAGGAAGCACGATGAAGAAGCTAGCAATAATCGATATGGATGGGATTGTGGCGAACCGTGATGCTCGTCTGGAAAAGGCACGGCAAGCCTATCTCGAACGCATGGAAGTAGAAGGAAAGACACCGGAACCTCTCTCGTACAGAGGGGGCTTTGAGTATGACGTGCTATTTGATCCGGTACTTGTGGAGTTGGATACATTGATTGACGGCGTGAAAGAGGCGCTAGAAACGCTACGCTATCAGTATGATTATGCTCTCCTGTTTTTGACGAGTAGGCCAGAACGAATGCGAGAGGCAACGATAGCATGGCTGTTTGCACACAACATTCTGTTTTATCAGTCGAATGGATTGCCCGCATTGGTGACAAAGCCACCTGCCTTCCAGTACATGAAGACGAGGGTATGGAAAGCTGGTATGGTGCAGACGTTGGCAAACTGGTATGGTGCAAGTATTGTTAAGTTCATTGACGACCAGGAAGAGAATTGGCAGGAACTCTTGAAGCACACACCCTATACAGCATACTCACTTGAGTGGTGCAGTTCACTGGCACAGACTGTTGATCGCCTGCGTGAGGGTGCTCAAGAGAGTCTGTAGAGTCAGTTTACCCATATGCGCGGAAACTAGTAGTTCAGAAAAAAGGGAGAGAGAAAAAATGGAACGTAACGTACTACTTCAGGGAGACGCTCTCTCTCTTTTGAAAACCTTGTCAGATGCAAGCATTCAGTGTTGTATTACCTCGCCTCCCTATTACGCGCTTCGTGATTATCAAACGGAGCCACTTCTCTGGGATGCCGATCCATCCTGTACTCATGAATGGGAGACCATTCTCCAGAAGGACGATCACGGTGATAACGGGATGAATGGTTCTGGTCTCAAGGGAGGATTGGAAACACAGGGGCAAACACGCTTTGAGAAGCGATCTGCTTTCTGTCTTCGGTGCGGTGCATGGCATGGTAGCTTAGGATTAGAACCTACCCCTGATCTCTATATCTCTCACCTCGTTCAGATTTTCAGGGAGGTCCATCGCGTGTTGCGTAAAGACGGAACGCTCTGGGTAGTCATCGCAGATAGTTACGCGGGATCGTGGGGGAACTATGCCCCCGGCGGTATTAAAGGGATACAACGAAAGCGAACAGAAGAGGGAGAGCGGTGGGATCGTCGAGCCTATAGTGATACGACTTTCTTACCTCCATCGGCAAAGAGCTCGAGTATGGGTCTAAAAGATAAGGATTTAATCGGGATTCCGTGGATGCTTGCTTTCGCTTTACGGGCTGATGGTTGGTACTTACGTCAAGACTTGATCTGGAATAAGCCCGCGTGTATGCCTGAGAGTGTTCTGGATCGATGTACAAAATCCCATGAATACATTTTCCTCCTGGCAAAGAGTGAGAGATACTATTATGACACTGAGACAATCAAGGAACCTGCACGCAATTGGGGTACCCGGGACCGCTCTCACTTCCGTAATGGCACAAACGATCCATTCCTCAAACATCACGGTTTAACCGATTCCAATAGTGAAGCGACAGGGAGAAATAAGCGGTCTGTTTGGACGGTGAATCCGCATCCATACAAGGAGGCTCACTTTGCTACATTTCCTCCTAAGCTAGTGGAGCCGATGATACTTGCAGGAAGTTCACCTCGAGCGTGTGAACAGTGTGGTGCTCCGTGGAAACGGGTGATAGAACCTACTGGACATATGAATCACCGTGAAGCAGCTCACGTCCCGAACAATACGCCAACGAAGGTAGATAGTACAGGATGGGCACCAACACGAATAGCCACGGCTAACTTTCAACCGACCTGCTCCTGCAAGATGAATACAGGGACGGGAAAATGTGTGGTTCTTGACCCATTTGCAGGAGCAGGAACAACCTTACTTGGTGCCTCACAGTTTGAGAGAGATTGGGTAGGGATTGAATTGAACCCGACCTATGTGAAACTGATCCAGAAACGTATTGCTGAGGTGCAGCCCGTACTCTGGTTAGAATAAAGCTCGAGCTGTGAGAGTGAGAGAGATAGGCTTCGCCCCTCTCCCCAGGTGGCTTTATCTATCTTATGATATCGGTGCTTCTGATTACTTAGAATACCTGAGCTAGAACGTAAATGAGTTTTCATGAGTTGCTGAAAACTGGTGTCAAAATGGCTAAAATCACTTGACATTATTATGGATATACATTATAATTAAGTATAAGAACAAAACAAATATGAAGGAGATCAAAGAGATGACAAAGCGACAGATGGAAGCACTTGATAGGCGTGAAGAGCAGATCGCAGCAAAGAGCAATCGCACAAACTATAGTCAGGGTATTATCGGCGGACACTATGCAGGGTGCAAGGCTGCTGCCTACATCAAAACGCATACCCGTTGCACAAAGGGGCATGGCTGGACCGTTCGTAGTGAGTTTGGCGGCTGCGCAATCTGCGAACAGGAGGAGGAATAAATGCAGCAAACGACTTCTCTCATTATCCGCAATATCCCGTCCATTGATGAACTCAGAACGGACATCAATGGACTCATCGGGCGGGGTATCGCCCATTGGACTGAGCCAAATATGGTTATTTATGACGTGCGCTCGGTCGCAGTAGTTCCGCATAAGTCTGATGATGCATTTGATGTCCTGGTTCTCGTTTCTTTGGAGCCAGAAAGCGAGGAATAAATGCCAGAACAGCAAGCAAAGCGATCTGTAGGACGCCCTCCAATTGAGGGCAAGGAACCGATGCAGGATATACACTTGCGTATTCCAGTCAAACTTGTAGAGGCTATTGATGGGTCGAGAGGGAAGAAAAGCCGCACAGAACTGATTAGGGAGGCAATTGAGTTACACGGTGATATCTCTCTCTGGATACGCTATTATGGAAAGAAGCAGGCGAATGGTTAGGTACGTCTAACCGCTCTACAGGCTTGAGTAGACATATTCGACGTTATCATGAGTAACACAGCCTGGGGAGCAGAGCGAGGACAGTCTCTTTCACTCTCCAAAGAAGGAAGGAACACGACAATGACACAGGGAACAATGAAAGCCGTTGTTGATTTTGGCTATGGAACCGGAGCACCGAAAGAGGTCGAACTCTACAATTTGCAACCCACCGGCATCCCAGGGACACAGTTTGCCCAGATTGTAGGGATGCCCTCCTTACGAGCAGTGCAGCAGGAAAGTGGAAAGTGGGTAGCACAAAGAATCCCAGATCACAGACCACATACGAAGTGGTCCCATCGTGATATCGACTATTAGTAGCGAGAATGACCAGGCCCTTTACCTGGTCATTCTCCTGATATGGTTCTTGTGGGTAGTTTACAAAAGGAAGGAAGCACAACTATGGCAAATATGATAAGAACGTCATGGACATCACTGAGCGCAATCCCAGAGGAGCATCAATTTCTGATGCATCGTATGTATGAAGATAGCGATCTTGAAGGTGCAGGAGCCGCTGAGGCAACGTTTGACTTCATCGAGCAAGAAGACCCAGGACGTTTTGTTGTTATCCTGGCAAATGATAGCGTGACGCCTCCCTGCTGCACGAGTGAGGGACACTATCGGTGTGATTATTATGCTGAATACTGGTATACCGTACTTGTCAAGAAAGCTACTTGGAACCTCTACAAAGAGCGAGTGATGGCAGCAGATCAGGAACATAAGGCTGCTCACCAGTGCAAGCTAGTCACGAAAGGAGCAGGAGTATGAGCCATTGGAAACTACAGCACGATGCATCAGGAGCATATTGGCAGTATGATACTCCCTATCCAGGAACACAGATTGAAATGCGACAGGTGCTCCGAGATGAGGATGCCTGGTCTGCCTGGCTTACGAATATCCAGACGGGTAAACAGATTGCTCTTGAGAGTTTTGGGACACGGGCGAAGGTGAAGCGAGAAGTGGAACAAAAGGTGACTGATCCTTTCGCGCCATTCTATAACGAGAAGCTACGCAAGATTGGTATCGTTCCACATGTTTCTTTCGACGCACTTCATAAACAGGGAGCAGATCACTATAAGGAGACATGGCTCAGTGCGAACCTTGTTATCTCTGAAGTGGCACAGGACTACGGACTTGATACCTTTGCTCATCGCGAGATGTTGTCTGCCATTGCGTGGCGGGTTTGCCGACTGCTTGCGGAGCCTGTTGGGGAGCCGTCTGAACTATAATCAATGTATCTTCTGATTACTTAGAAAGCAAGAGATCATATGCAAGAGCAGGAGCAGGGACAATGGGAGTATATATGTGCCTTCTGTAAGAGAGCACAGTCACTCAGAGAAACGAGGCAACGTGTCCTCCGTTTGGGGACAGAACCGATTTGCACCACCTGTTGTGACAAAGCATTACGTGCCATAACGGCTGATATCATACGTGAGCGCGGTGCTTCTTCCATCTCTGAGGAGTCCTTATTTGATATCGATGAGCAATCGCGGCCATTGTCTGATGGCTGATATCCCGGCATATATCTACTCTATAAAACCCAACAATAAAGAGAGAGAAGAGAGGCATCGTTGACAAGAAGAGTACAATAACACGTGAGATGAGCCGAAGATTTGCGTTATCGCTTTTGGAGCCGGCGTCGAAAGACATGTGAGTTCGAGCCTCACTACTCCGCAATCGCGGGGTATGGCGGAATGGTAGACGCACCGTAACAATGCAGATCGTCCCTTGCCCATCTCACGCACTTATTGAAGCGAGCCGAATGAGATGGGTTATCATGGAAGTTCGATTCTTTCTCCCTCCGTCTGCTATTGCCAACATGGAGGGATAGCCTAATGGCAAGGCAACGCACTATCAATGCGTCTACCCAGATCAGTCCCTTGCCCGCTTCATCGCACTTATTGTCCTGAGCCGAAGTTTGTGGGTTATCGCTTCACTGATGTACCCATGGACACTCACTTGCCCAGGACATCGGTCTTATTGCAGCGATGCGAGCCGCAGCTTAAGGGTTATCGTTTGGATCGAAAGCAGGAGTAACCCTCTTGCCTAGCACGTTCAAATCGTGCAATCCCTTGGCAATCCTTGCCCGCATCGCTTGCTTTTCAGGGAGGGAAGTCAGTGCATACCTATTCTAACTTGGGACCTCGTACAACTGTAACCCCACAGACTGAGGCTATTCCAGGAACAATGCAGACACCGAATAATGCCGGGGGCTTTTCATGGTCAGTTGATGACTGGACACGATTGTCACGCTTTCTTTGCCTGGGCAGTATTGGAGGGACCTATTACGTCGGAGAGCGACAACTTTCCAAGCAGAATTTAGATGTGGTAGAACGTCTCCTCAAAGCTGGTGAAGGGACGAAGGTCGTTGAGAAGATCGTAGAGATTTCTGATGCTGGTCGCGCCGTCTCTAATGATCCAGCCTTGTTTGCATTGGCTAGGTGCACTTCAGCCGATGACGTAGCTGTACGTCGTTTGGCACTTGCTGCATTGCCGAAGGTTGCCAGAACAGGGACCCATCTACTGCACTTTGTGCATTTTTGTAAGCAGTTTCGCGGTTGGGGTCCGGTCTATAAGCGAGCGGTTGCTGACTGGTTTCAATCGAAAGATGCAAGTCAACTCGCATATCAGGTAGTCAAATACCAGCAACGGGACGGCTATGCACAGCGTGACCTCTTGCGACTTTCACATCCCAAAGCGATTGACCAGGAACACCAGGCACTCTACCATTGGATGACGAAAGGGTGGGATGCTTTACCTGATAGCGTGCCTGCTGAAGCAGCGATGCGGTTGGTTTGGGCATTTGAGCGAGCCAAGCGCAAGGAAGATGCAGAGGAAATTGCAGAGCTCATTCACCTCTACCGTATGCCGCGTGAAGCCGTCCCAACGACGGCTTTGCACTCTATCAAGGTATGGGAAGCCCTGCTTGAAGAGATGCCTATGGAGGCTATGACCCGTAACCTGGCAACGATGACCAAACATGGGGTACTTGTTCCGATGGGAGCAATGACCACAAAGGTAATAGGGCGTCTGCGTTCGCAAGAGGCCATTCAGAAAGCACGCTTGCACCCGATTAAGCTCCTTGCCGCTCTGACGACCTATAGTAGTGGGAAGAGCGTACGAGGGGATTCCACCTGGACGCCGCTGCGAGAAATCATTGATGCCTTGAATGATGCCTTCTACCTGGCCTTTGCCAATGTTATACCGACAGGGAAGCGCATCCTTATTGCAGTGGATGTCTCAGGCAGTATGCATAATACGCTGCTCAATGGTATTCCTGGCATGCAGTGCCACACGGCAGCGGGCGCACTCGCTATGGTGATCGCACGAACAGAGCAAAACTGGCATGTCATGGCTTTTGACGAGAGGCCGCATGCACTCACCATTTCACCCACACAACGGCTGGATGACGTGGTGAGGACGATCACCTCTGCTGGCAACGGTGGAACGGATTGCGCGGTTCCATTTGCCTATGCTATACAACAGAACCTGGACGTAGACGCTATTCTCACGATAAGCGACTCTGAGTCATGGTTCGGCAAGGGCGGCCATCCTACCCAGATACTTACCCAGTATCGCCAGAAAGTAGGGCATACGGTGAGGGCAATCAATATCCAGATGACTGCGACCCATGTCACCAACAATGACCCGAACGATGCTGATGCGCTTGAGTGTATTGGCTTTGATACCAATGTTCCTGATGTGATCCATAGTTTCCTGGTAGGGAACATTTAGGGACAACTAATAGAATACAAAGCCGCCTGGGAAGACTACTCAGGCGGCTTTGTATTGACTTTGTAGTTTGCAGAAATATCTCAAGACTCCAGACTTTGCCTTTCTTCATAATCCCCCACTAACTACTCATATCCCATGCCTTTAGCCCCCTAAAACGTGTTATCCCCCTTCACGAGCCATATGAGGCAACTACTCATATTATGAGTTATAATCACTTTCTATTTTTAATTGACTCCATTATAATATAGATGCATCAGAAAACGAAACGAGCGCGGTATCGCTTCTTATACCCGCGCTCATAACGTAGAAATGGAGTCAGCATCTCATGGAAGATAGTATACCACAAGAACCGTTCCCTGGCTTTTCCTATCCAGATGACAACGGGTTTACTCGTTTCCCGAACGATTGGTTTAATGTCTGTGCGAGTGTAATGAATATGGCAGAACTCAAGATACTGCTCTATCTTGCCCGTCATACCTGGGGCTTTCAAGAGTATGGCAAGTGGAAGCGCATTTCTATCAATGAGTTCGTGAAAGGAAGAAAGCGCAAAGATGGGTCACGTATGGATGACGGTACAGGAATGAGTGAGATGTCTGTCCGTCACGGGTTAAAGTCTGCGATGAAACATGGATATGTAATCTGTGGGGAAGATCGCCGTGATTTGGCACGCATTGAAAGATATTACTACTTGAAGATGCGATACCGTCAAGAACCTGAAGAGTCAAAGGAAGAGGCAGAGGTCTAAAGTTTAGACCCTCTAAACTTTAGGGGGTGAGGTCTAGGATATATGGGCAGTTCATAGATGTTAGACCCCACATTATAGAGAGTAGACCTCGTACATAGAAGAAACTCCTTGAAAGAAACCTGGGGAAAGAAACTGAGAGGGAGAAACGCTCCCTCTCTCACCTCTTCTTTTCATTTGCTTGTTTCATTGTGATTATAGCCAATTTTTGCTCGTGGAGACTCTTGTTATGTGATGCATTTCCTGGTAAAATGAATGCAACAGAAGTATCGTTCTGTTGCATTGGAGAAGAGGAATGACAAGGCTATGAAACTTATCCCCTGGTCAAAAAAGCGCGAAAATACGACCTTACCGGAAAATGCGACCGATGATATGGTCATTGCTTCCTGGTTAGATGGCAGACCCCCTTCCACGCAACAAACCTACCAGATTGATATAGCTATGATGCGAGCGTACCTACAGAAGCCTCTCCAACAGATCACCCTCATTGATTTGCAGCACTATATGCATAGTTTAGAGAGAGATCACGCTCCCACCTCCATCGCCCGTAAGCTCTATGCTGTCAAGTCCCTGCTGACCTTTTGCCATGAAGCAGGGTATACCATTGTCAATGTTGGGGTAGCATTGCGTGTACCCAAGACCCAGGAGCATCTTGCGGAGCGGATTGTACCAGAAGCAGCCATTCAGCGTCTCCTGGCCTTAGAGACGGGTCAACGCAATCATGCTATGTTACGACTGCTCTATAATGCCGGTGTGCGAGTCTCTGAGCTTGTTCAATTGACTTGGAAAGATATACAGGAGAATAGCCAGGGTGGACAAATCTATGTCATTGGCAAGGGTGGCAAGGAGCGTTATATTGTTATCTCAGCAGAGACATACCAGGAACTTCTGGCTATGCGTCAGGGTGCTATCGAGGATGCTCCTGTATTCCCATCACGTTCTCACGGTGGCTTTCTTAATAGAAGCCAAGTTAATCGTATTGTAAAGCGAGCAGCAAAGCGAGCTGGTGTGACTGAGAAAATGTCACCTCACTGGTTTCGACATGCCCATGCCTCCCATGCTATTGTACGTGGTGCTCCTGTAACACTGGTGCGAGATACATTAGGGCATGCTTCTATAGCAGTGACAAATAAGTATAGTCATGCTCATCCTGATGATTCATCGGGTCGATTTCTACCAATTTGAACTACAAATATGTTTTTGGAATAGGAGAGTAAGATGATCGTTGGAATGATCTTTGAAGAGCAAAAAGAGCAACTTCTTGCAGACCCGCACTACCTGGCATTAGAGCAGAAACTCCTGTCCCTCGGTGGCCGTGAGATGGTCTACATGCCTGTCATGCCAGAACTGCTGGACTACATTCGGGTACGAGGACAGTCCTTTGATGCCGCTACTCTGAGACAGGTGAAGGGCCAGCCAAGCAACTGCCATGAGAATGTGGCGAAACGGTATAAGCAACGGAAAGGCAAGGAGCGTATGGTACATGGCTATGGACTCTCCGATGATGGATTGTGGCGGTTACATAGCTGGCTGATTGATGGATCAGATGGGGTAATAGAGACAACTGTTTCCCGTATAGCGTACTATGGTATTGTGCTTGAAGGGCCGCTTGTAGAATGGTTTCTGGGATAAGCATATGAGAGAAGTATTGAAAGAGCAAGAAGGTATTCGTTCCACCTTTAGGGGCACCGTGGCACGCTTTGGCACGAAGCCAGCCTATAGAGGCTATCCCATTCCCACGGTCATGCTCAGTGATGTGAAGGATAAGACGGGCAAGGTTGTTGCAGATCACATTTGGTTCGTGATCGGGGTTCAAATGCAACGGCTCAACTTGCAAGTAGGGGATGAGGTGATATTCGATGCCCGTGTCACTGAGTACGAGAAGGGGTACAAGGGGTATCGAGAGGATGTGTATGATGCCCCGATTGAGGTAGACTATAGATTGAGCAACCCGACAAAGGTGCGTAAGGTGACGGAGGTAGATCGTGAATACTGGACAGCTTGAGATTGAACGAAGAGAGGGATGCCATGAGTGACATCACTGAACTTTTCCCGATCACGGAAGGCGATACCTTCGTGATAGGCCCAGATCACTTTGTTTGCATAGGATGGGAAAATGGACGTATCAAGGCGATGACACATGACCGGCATGGATTGTACACGTATGCTTTCAGCCCAGATTTTCTCCTTAGTCCGGGGTTTCGGATGCTGAATACCTACTATCCCAAAGAATTGCTTGCACTGGCAAAGGCCAGAGGCGTCGATGAAGAACAACTCATTCGAGATATAGAGTGTAATGCCGCTATTCAGCATTGTCATCCTAGCGAGGTGGCTCGAGCTCTCCTTGAGGTGCTACAAGCGGACTGGGGAGAGAGTACCTTTCCAGGTGAGAGTATCCCATGAGTGAGCAGAGATATCGAGCATACCATAAGAAATACGGCATGATTCACCCAGATGAATACTTTACCTTGGAAGATGCCATCAATGGTGATCTTACCTTCTTTGGGAGTCCTGCCAAGGATTACGATACACGCGATTTTGTCTTTATGCAGTCCACTGACCTGAAAGACAAAAATAAGCACGAGGTCTATAATGGGGATATTCTTCAGGAAACCTTTATGGAGAAAGTGCTTGAATGGTCGCTCTGGCAAGTGACCTATGAGCAGGGTGCATTTGGCGTCCGTCCACTCGCTTCAACAGGGGAAGAGCCTACTTTTCGCGTTTTTCACGATGGCACTGAGGAAGTATTCGATCTTGACAGGTATTCAGTTATTGGGAACATGTATGAGAATCACTCTCTAGTAAAAGGTGGGGAGCTTCCCAATGAGTAAGACTGAACGTATCGGGGAGTTACACACGGGTATATCTGCTATCCGTCTCTTTAGCGGTGAGAAGGGTGTTCATGTCGAAGTGAAAACCGCAGGTATCTGGTATGAGGTACTTTTTGAGCGGGATAGACAAGGGACATTCGATCAAACGGTTGGAGCGGAAGAAATTAGGCGGCTCTATCTCGAAGAGAAAGGCATCAAAGACTTTAATGGATAGAGACATGCTAGGCCGAATTGTGAGGGAGGCATGGGTAGCATGGGCAAGTGAGCAACCTGAGCCAAAACCCTCCTGGCTGGTACCCTGGGACGAGTTAAGCGAATCAGATAAAGAAGCAGATCGGCGTATCGGGGAAGCAGTCGCTCTCTCGGTGAGGCGAGACTTTGATTCCCTGAAAATGAGCGGAACGTTAACGCTGAATGTCGCGCGATTAATGCCCTTGCCGTAAAGACAAAGTCACAACGGAGTCGCCCAATGAATGACCAGTTCCCACTTTGGAGAAGTCTGTACTCACTCGTCGGAATTCAGGTCATCCCTTCCGAAGATATTCCAAATGGATTCAGGCACACTGTAGGGGATACTATTTTTGTGAGTCCCCAAAACTATGAATATATGAGACCGCTCAGCGCGAAGGAAACTATTATCATGCTAGGGTTTTTGGCTGAAATGGTTCCAAAGGAGTCGCCCAATGAATAAGTTCCCTTATCTCTGGATTACTCTAGCACGAGATGGTGAGTGGCAAGCTATTCCCATAACCGAAGAGCAACGGTGGCTACTAGTACAACTCAGGCTTGATCTTGTTCAGTTAGACATCCATGCTCCAACGGGGTTGCCTGACGGGTTCTCTATGACCGATGAAATCAACACAATGAGACCTAACCTACCCAGAGCGTTTGATATACTAGAAAATGCCAGGAAGTTTCCAACGGAGAAACAGGGAGAGAAGAATGATTAAAGCACTGCGACGGTTATACCGCTTAGCAACCTGTACCCATATCAACCGGCAAAAGTATCTGGGTTCACTCCCAGTAGTCGGGCCTATGGCACGCCCCATTGGTATGCGGTTTCGGCCTCATAGCAGTGTAGCTCATCGGGAGAAACTGTACCGATGAGAAACGTGAAGAAAGACTATCCAGCGAGTGTCATCCGCAATAGTGGGAAGCCGCTGGATTTTCAATCCAAGCGGAGTGTCACTGACGAGGGCACCCGCCGACACAATCCGCATACGTTGGGAGATGGATTGGATAGTTAAAAAATGAGCAAGGTCATCTGGGTACAAGACGAAGATTGTTGTGAAATGTGTAACGAACTACTCGACTACTTTGGGCAATGCCCGCATTGCGGGTGGGATAGCGTCTATGGCTTTGATTGGGATGACTCTGACGAGGAAGACTGGTATCCTGGTTGGGGAAGTGATTGGGATGTGCCAGAAGAAGAGAGAGGGCAGGTATGAAGTGGAGACGTTATCGATTTTATACGAAGTCTGTGGATGACGTACGACCACTTGTCTTCAATCCTGCCTATCCCTGGTGGCATAGCGGAACTGCCGGGGATGACAGTTTTGCCATCATCGTGGCATACTTACCTCCTGATGAGCCACTCTTGCGATACTGGGATGATGCTTACGAGATCGAGTACACGGAAGAAGAAGCGATCACGTTTTCATCACGATTCCCAAAGCCAGCCTATTATCACGAAAAGGGGGTTGAGGATGAGTGAGCACTACCCAACACCGGCAGAGACGAAGGCGTGGCTCGATGAAATCTGGTCAACTGACCCCGACTTGTGGGAATATCTGATGTTTTACGAGGATGAAGAGCCTGCTTTACTCGATGCACTTGAGGAACAGATGTATCTGATGGGAGAAATCGATGCGCCAGAGAACGTAGCAGATTCCCCCGACCACGATAGGAGAGAGTGAATACGATGGATGAAGCAATGGCCCGTGACCTTGCGCGGCAACTGAGAGATCACCTGCGAGCAAAAGATGTTATTCAGTTGACGAGTGAGGAACAATTCGATGTGGAAGTGCTTGCCCTTATCAAAGTGGTGGAAGATCAGTGTGCGAAGGTCGTTCTTCAAACGCCAACACAACTCTTCCTGGTATCGAAGCCAGAAAGTCTCCTGGGTCTCATTGCCGCATCAGTACGAGGAACGATATGAGTGAGAATGAACGTGATAGTCACTTTGTCGGCTGGGCTTCATCCCTGTGGGGTGAGATCGAAGATAAGATTATTGTCGTCGATGACAGTATGGCAAGACACTATCACCCATTAGCATCACAGGTAGCTAAAGAGATACAACTGCTCATTGCCCGCCGTGCTTATGACCTGGCTCTCCATATCACAGGGCATGTCGCCGCAACAATGATGGATGAGGCCCTTGTTCTAAGATATGTACCTGATCTCGCTACAGGTGAAGTGACTCAGACTTTGTTGAGTGAACCGTACAAAGAGGATGGGGATCAGCAAATCACCGTCGAGTGGCGCACCGGAGCCTATAGCGGTGAACGCTTCGTCCATCTTGAGAATACGGAGCGCGGCCCCTACAAGAATTTTGTCGGCTTGTCACCGCGTGAGGCAATCAGGCTCCTGGAATGGTTAGAACACAACCGCTCCCAACTCATGGGTTTGATACGAGAAGAGAAGGATGTGAAGCAAGATTGAGGATGAAAACCATTCTATTTCTTGATGTAGATGGAGTGTTCTCCATTCCAAATACCGCAGATAAAGATGAGCGTCTTGAGCGTATCCCGCTCGGCGATGGACACCATATCGTTTGCTGGCCTATCCCGATGTACAAGCGGCTCTTATATGCCATTGGCATGGAGAAACGTCTTCATCCCGTCTGGTTAACTGCCTGGGGAGACGCTGCGCACGTACTGACCAATCGGGCTATGACTCAAGCCTTTCCGGTGGCCTATCCGCTTTCAAGGCAGCAGACCCGCTATGCCCATATGCGCTTTTCACACCCTGAGCAGAGTGACCGGAAACTTATTGCGGCGGTCTATTATCTTGTGAAACACCACGGCCCAGGTCAGGTGATTTGGGTGGAAGACGGCTTTGCGGAGGAAACGAAGGAATGGGCGGCGGCGGTAGATGTACGGTTGATTGATACAACAGATGAGACTATCCGCGAGTTACTGCTTTCTCGTGAGGAGCAGGCCGTGCAGAAATTTATGGAGTTGTTGGTATGAGGCCGCTCCCCAGGCTAGTCTACTGGCAAGGGCGGTTACACAAAGTTAGAACAAACCTGGAACGCCGTATCACAAATATGTGAGTTTTCCCCACTTTCCTAAAATTGCCTCTGAAAATGTCCTTTCCCACTTGTATTATCATCTACCATAGTGTATAATTAACTCAGATGAAGAAACAAGTGAGAAGTACAAAGGAGACAAGACAATGGCATTATCATCCGCACAGCAAAAATGGCTAGAAGAGATGAAGCAAGTAGAAAGGGCACAAGAAGCAAAGCGTTTAGCATCTCTAGCAAATCGCACACCCGAAGAGGTAGCACGTGATGAAGTCACTCGACAAATCCAGATTGAAACGGCACAGCGTCGTTCGCGTCCGGTACCTCTAGAGAAGCAAGCAGACCCAAACCGTATTGCCAGATTGAATGCGGAAGAAGAGTGGGATGCCTAGTCTACGAACAGGAAGGGAATGATCCATGAACGATCACGAAAAGTATGCATTGTCCAGACAAGCGCAAAAAGATGGTGGCCCGTGCCCCATCTGTGACTGGGAGGATGGAGATGGAGTACGTACCTGCTTCTATTCCAGTGAAGTGGGGATCGTGACTCACCAGAATAGTGAAAAGGGTATCATGGCAGAAATGACGCCCGCACAAAGGCACCTCTACCAATTACGACAGGAGCTCGTCTATATTAGCGAGGAGATGCGAGAGAAGGCAATCGAACTCGCCGCCTATGACCACCATAACTACGTCGAGCGTATGTTGACACAGAACCCCAACCGTTACCCGACCCAGGATGAGCATGGTAATCCAATCAGTGAAGAAGCCTGGATCGCACGTAATCGGGCACGCCAAGAAGAAAAGCCGCTTGCCACTGATCCACAATACTATGGATGGCTTCAAGAGTATTGGTGGGTACCCGTTGAACGCCCAGGCTCCGGGCCTATTCCACTTGAATTGCGTGGCCCTACGAAGGGCACTGGCACTTGGGATGACATTCTGTTTACCGCCTATATGACCCATATCTATGAGCCGCATTCTTGCGGGAAGGGGCATCAATACCAGAAAGAGCCGTATCACCTCGCTTGTACGGGATGCCGTACGGAGATCAAGTTGTGGGAGCATGGCGTCGATTATGATATGGGTTAGTCTTGGAGGAGAAGTATGCTTACAACAGTTGAAGCCTCCGTCATTCTAGGTCTTCAACCCAAGACGGTTACCCGCTATATCGGGCATGGGTTGATTGCCGCTGAAAAGAAAGGCCGTGACTACCTCATTGCATCCGATGAACTTGAACGGTTCCAGCGAGAGCGAAGGAAGGCTGGCAGGCCAAGAAAGAAAACGAGTTTTCCACGAGTTCCTAAAACTGCCTCGAAAAGCGGCTAAAACACTTGCAATATTATCTACCATAGTGTATAATATAAGAGTAGTAAGAAAGAAAAGGAAACGAAAATGCTAACCATTGCCATTATTGCACTCATGATTTTTGTGATTGGACAAGTGACTTTCTGGTACAACTGGTAGCAGCGAAGGCATCAAAGTTAACTACTCAGAACGCGACTTTCAAGTAGTTAGAAACATAATAGTGAGAGAGAAAAGACCATGATAGAGCAAAAAGAGCGAGTAGAAACGGCCACTTGCCAGGTGTGCGGGCGTGCAATTAAAGCAAGCACCGGACTCATTGCCCATCATGGCTACAGGCGTCCATATGAGGGGTGGCAAACTGCTTCATGCGAAGGGGCGAGATATGTCCCGTATGAGGTCTCGTGTGATCGTCTCCATGAAGTAACGGAAATGGTAAGAGGCTTCATTGCCTCTCAGGAAAAGATGTTGGCAGACTTCCTGGCAATGCCTCCGCAAACGCTTATTGTGTATGAGCGGCGTTCGGCATGGGGCAATGAGGAGAGGGTAGAATATACGCGCCCCGATGATTTTAAGATTGACGGCGGCTACCTCCGCTTTAGAACCTATGAAAATGCCTATAGTAACCGGAAATACAACTACGAACAAACAATCAAAATGGCAAAGGCAGATGTATCAAGCATGGAGAGACGCCTGAATGAGTGGAAGCCAGCATTGGAAGGAGCACGATCATGTTAAAGAGCAATGTGTTTACAGAGGCAACCGTCCTTGAGTTGGCACAATTCCTGTTCAATTGCGGGTATGAGGAGTTAACTGCGACTGACCCCCGCAATCAAGAGCCTGGCTGTTATGCATGCTTCTGGCGGCAAGATGATATGCAGGTCTGTCACAATCTGGAAGAGGTACGCACGTTGGCGGAGGCAATCTATGATGGGTCGCATGTCAAGCACCTCTTCTTCCCTCTCTCTCAAGAGAAGGTCCATCCTGAGTGGTGTCTGTGTGATCGGTGTGCATCTGAACGCTTTGCGTTTTGCGGCTATGAAGACTGAAGGAGCACGATCATGCCACGTGAAACGACGCATGTCCTCTATGAGTGGGAGCCAACTGTTGAGGTTGAGATCATGGGTCAGCTTCGTCACTACCCTGGTGAGTATCATTCCCTGATTGTGCATCGGCTGGATGACCTTCCCTCCTTTCCACAGATACCGACGACTGCACTGAAGACGCCAGTCTGGTATAGCGGCTATCTTGAAGCATGGTATCTGGCTAATGGGCAACCGTTACAGTTGCCTTACAAACTGAGATAGGAGTACGATCATGCCAGAAGTAATCAAAAAGTGGATTGTAAGTTGGATTGTCGATTTCTATCTAGCAGACGAGGAAGGCAAGCCGGTCGGAGCAAAGATTGATACGCAAGAGATAGAGCGGGCGAATGCTCCGACACGTTGGGCTGCTAATCATGCCTTTTCATTAAAGCGCAAATACCAGGGCGCGAAGATCACTTATAGTATAGAGCGTATGGGCTGAGGAGCACGATCATGAACCAGACCTGGGAGACACGAGAAGTGGTGCAAGAGAGCGAAGAGGCACGTGCATTAGAGAGCGAAGGATGGAAGTATTATCGTACCTTTCACAACTCAGATAAGCGTTCTGTCACCTATGGCAAGCGGATCGATATCTACCGGAAGGAGCACGATCATGACGGAGCGAAGAACATTTACCTACACCCAGATTGATGTGGAAGAACTTGTTGCTACTGATTTGCGACAGGAAGTCATACAAGCGAATGATAATGACCACGTCTCAGCCTATTCTATCCGTATCGGTGACATGGCAGAAAAGGCAGAGGCCCTCTATTTTCCCATGCAGCATCGCCTGGGTATTGCCTGGGGTGCAGATGCGACCTGGGCCGATGTAGAGACGCTGGAGTCGGGGATTGAGATGTATGTCAATGATGGCGAAGCCTGGAATGCTCGCAACTAAGCTGTGAGAGAGAGAGAGAGAGAGAGAGAGAGAGAGAGAGAGAGAAAAGATCATGGCAACTGATGGTCAAATGCCACCTCCATGTGATGGAGACATTTTTCGTGAAGGCAAGCCTGTTGCTTTTATCAATGGACGTTCTAACGCAGTTGAGACCTGGGTGAAGGCTGTGGCTACTGCTCGTATAGACTGGCATTATAGCAGTGGAGTGGCACAGGTCTTGTACCTGGGGGATGAGAGTGACAAGACGCGGATTATACTCGCAATGAGGAAACTAGC